AATGCTTTATGTTTATAATTCCAATGGGAACCAAACGTACCAACGGTTAATGATATAATATTTTTTAAATACGGTATTTCTATAATTAACCCGATAATATCACTGTTGCTAGAAGAGGTATTTTCAAAATCACATTGTTGCAAAATTAAAGGACCGTCAATTTCTTTATAATAGATAACAGCCGACGCTCTATAATAATAATCTATTATAGCTATGTTTTGAACAGTAATAGATATAATATTACTTTTACCGTCGTGATAATTTAATTGAATGGGTTGTTCTACCGATAATATTTTAACGGTTTCGATCGAGAGATTAAAATGTCTAATACCCGCCGTCATTTCAGCTTCTTTTAAAGCGCATGTTAATTGACAGATGATATTAATCAATTCTGTTTTAGAAAACTTAGGACTGTTTAACCATTCTTTAAGTGTAGGTGCCTCTATATATTCTAAATAAACACTTTTAGGATCCATAGGTAAAATACCATAAACATATGTAAAATTTGGTATTTTACTGCAACATTTATTAATTGCGTGTATACCAATATATGCTTCATAATGTGTTAACGCAATGTTATAATAAGTTCTTTTTACACATTTAATATTATTAAATGAATAGAGTGTTTCCGTCATAAAGTTAGTTTGTGTTAATAATTTTAAACGCTTCATTTTAGGACAACCTTCAAAAATTAAACGTGTACCATCTAAGTAACCAGCTGTTCTAAACATAGCTGGTATATTATACGGAAAGTCTTTCACGATAAACGATAAACTTTCAAAATAATTTTTTGTAATCCTATCAACATACATGATAGGATTAAAATATTGATAATGACCGGTAATTTGATTAAATACAGATTTTAAATATTTAAATGTTTCTTTCACGTTTAAATTTTGTGCCACAAAATTTAAAGCGTTTTCCATAATGATTTTACATTTGTTATCGTGCTTAATACACCATGTAATCTTTTCGATTAAATCAGAACAATCATGTTTTATAGGTACATAATGAATCCATGGCTTTAAATATGTCATGAACCATAAATCATAAGCTGTTTCAGGTAATAATACAACGGCGCCGTATGTTAATTCTCTAGATAATCGGAATGCTGCTACATGCCCTTCTAAACATAAAATATATTTATAATTGTCTGCTTGTTGTTGAGGCGTTAAAAAGTTAGCTAGGTTGTAAGCATCTAACTCAATTGTTTCTAAATATTTTGAACCTTTGTATTTACGAGGTCGTAAATTCCATTTTGTAATACCGGCGTCAATTAAATCTGGTCGTTCTTGTGCTAATTTTAAACAAACTTTTAAACGTTGATTTGTTTCGATCGTTACACCTGCCCCAGTAGATGAACCTCGAAAGACTGCTTTTGATAATTTACTATCCCAAGGTGTTTGTAATTTGATTGGTTCCATAAATGGTTGACTATCAACGGCTGTTTCAGTTTCAGTACACCACGCTCTGATCCAACACTCGTACGTTGGTATAGGTATATCAGTATATTTATAGGATGTAACCATTGATAAAATCGGACAATAAGAGGAATAATTATGCGATATTAATGGATGTCTGGAAGTACCTAATATATGTTGATACGGTTCAGTGTCATCTTCTTTTAGCAAAGGAAAATCTCGATTATTAATAAAAAAATCAACGTCGGGTACATCGGTTTCTTGTTCACATAATTTTTCTAACATATGTTTTATCGTTAAGACATGGTGACCTAACACAATTTTTTTAGGTGTATCATATCTAACTAAAGGATCGTTCATCGTCCATTTATTTATTGGTTTAAGTTTTAAAATAGGTTTATAATTTTTTAAAACTTGTATTTTATTAATTAATTCTAATATATTTTTATATTTTTTAGTATCCACCTTTATTTTAAAACTTAATTCATTTACATAATTTTCATTTGAAAAAGGTAAAAACGTTACAACGTTATTATTTCTAATCTGTACAAAAATACCTTTTTTAAATTTATAAAATATATATTTAAACGTATTTTCTACAGATTTGGCTGATAAATTTTTATATTTGGACCATTTTTCAAACTCAACTGTTTGATCAAAGTTTTGAACCGGCCTAATAGGATCAACAACAAGCTGAGCTAAAAATTGATCGTATGACCCAGCCATATAAATAGGCACATCAAAATAAGGAAATCTATCGTTCATTTTAAAATTATTAAAAAAATGAAAATTTGTTAAATCAACTTTTTATTTTATGTATACGTACGTTACTTGCCGGACAAGTAACTACTATTGAATACTTTGCCGGCAAAGTATTCAATAGTTAATTATTATATTTACTAATAATACCTGATTCTGAAAAATGAGATGCTTTAGAATAAGAATTAAGTAATGTATCTAATTCGCAATTTCGTTTTAAATCAATTAAATGATGTAACGCACCCTTTCTCAATGTTAGAACAGGATTAGCTGCTGTAGCAAACCAATCACCTGTATTAGGTGTTATAGCCAAGTCGCCTCTAATTGGATCACCTTGACCATAATTACGATTATATAATGTAATATCTAACTGTCTATCGATTATAATAGGAGGTTCTTTTAGTTTAGGCTCTTTTTTGGTAACAATAGGTTTAATTTTAATTTTTGGTGTGTCCGATTTTTTTGTCATTAAACTGTAATACAATAACACAAATACCGTCATTATTATAAATAAAGAGTTTATCATTTTAAATATATTTAAAATTATTTCCTTTTTAAGTTGTGAGGGTTTTAAAATAATGACTTTGTCTTGTAAGCATGAGAAACATAATTAAAATATTTTACCAGATATATAAAAAAATGGATTCTTGGAAAAATTTAATCGAAGTATTTAATCATCCTACAGTTCGGCGAAAATATCCAGTTATAAATGTTTTAAATAACGAGTTAACAATATTAACGCCTCAGGAAGAACTTCTTGAGATTGAAAATTTAAAAAAATTTTTTATAGAAAATAATTTATTTCCAGATAACGTCTTTAAAAAACCATATTTTAATTCACAAACTGGTATAACACTTTATTTCCCTAACGTTATTTCTTTTCATCCTAATAAACTAGCACTTTATGATTCTCTGCAAAAGACAGTGTCGGCATTATTGCCTGACGGACTCCCAGAGCACGTTGAACGTGTTAATTATATTGATAATCTTTTAAAAGAAATAAATGGAATTTTTGATGACAATTGCGACGTAACGGATATCTATAGTTTGCATAAATTATTTGAAAATGATAAAATTAAAACGTTAACGCTTAAAGTTAAAACTGATTTAACAAACGGTGTTGTCAGTTCAACCGAATTACTGGATGATTTACTTATTTTAATTGAACCGTTGTTATTACAAGAAACAAAGGATCAAGAAGTGTTACGCATTGTACATAGTATGCTATTGAAATTAAAAAACAATGAAACATTTGATCTAAACTGTATAACACCTGTTATTTGTAAGTTTCAAAAATTATTAACTTTTAAATAAATAACTTTGAATTGATTTCAAAGTACCAAGCCAGTAGAATTTTAGGCAAGATATTATCTAAAATTAAATTCTACTGGCCTAGAACTTTGAAATCAATTCAAAGTTATTATGCACCAAGTATTATTCACAACCTATCAAATATTTGTACGCATTTTATAAAAGAAAATTCTGTTAAATTTGGAACGTGATATAATAAATTAGAATTAAATTTTGTAAACGGTGGTATGAGTGGAAGTTTATTGACATCTTTAAAGATATCACGTATATGATTAAAATTAAAATGTGATAAATCATAGATTACAGCCATATTTTCTAATGTTTTATACGTTTTAATTGCTTCATATGCTTTAATAGGTCCAAGTTTAGGTATACCTGTATTAAAATCAGTGCCGCATAAAATGCAAAAATCTAAAAATTGTTCATGTGTTAAACCTAAAATATCTAATGTTAAATCAATGTTAAGTTCAATAATGGCTGAAGAACTTATATTTGTATACACAGACGAAACACGATGATATGCAGCAGCTGCAATAATATCAGAATCAAATGATACAATAGCATCTGCAAAACCAGTTGCTACTAATTTAACACCGCATAATTCAGCTTCTCCAGGAGCCATAACATATACAAAACCAACAGCTGTAATTAGCTGCTTAAAAATATCAATATCATGAACAGTGACGTCGCTATTCAAAGAATTCTTTAAAACATATTGTTCTACCACATTAATATTTATTTGCTGCTGTTTAATCGGATTTAATCTTGACCAAGTTTTTAATAATATTTCTCCCGTGTTACCTTTTGATTTAAATATTTCTAATTCTGTTTTTAACTGGTTCATTCGATTAAATAGTCGTTTTCGTTTTAATCGTCTAGTAAGTTTTTCAGCGAGTTTTTCAGGCGGTGAACAACCGTCAAAAATAAAGATTGCTTTTATGTTATGACTTGCCAGATAATTTATACACACGGCTAAAATATCCACCCAATTTTCACTGCAATTTTTAGCTCGATGAATTAAAAATGGCGCATCTAATATTAATTTTTTATTTGCAAAAAGTTTTAACGATTTTATCTGTTCGGTGACACCTTTATTTAGTAAGAATAATTTTAATCCTTTAATACCCATTTTAATTTGTTATTTGTAGTTTATAAACAAACGTACATGAACGTATTATCAAATTGTTTTTAATTTATTTTTTAGTTAAAAATAAAATGACGTACGATTTTCGTATTATTCCTGAAAATGCTTTTTTATGGCATAAATTAAATACCGGTGATATTTTAAACAGACTTACAATTTTAGAAAAACCCAGCGCACCTAATAATTGTTGTAAAGCATTAAACGTTAAATTTGATGCGATTCTAAAAGAATTTAAACTTATTAAAAGTCGTGTAGAAGAAGTAGCTCAAGTAGCTCATGCATCGCTTGACCAAACAGATGCGATTGAAGAAAAAGTTAAACTTTTAATTAATATTAACTCTGACTTACCAGGCAGTAATAACAATAGTGTTCAAGCAATAGATGCTCGTTTAACTGAACTAGTTAAAAAAGTTACGCTTGTTAAATCGTTAGCGGATCAAAATAAAGAACAGTGTACAGCTGTGCAAAATGAATTATCAACTTTAAACACAACCATTAATAGTTCTGTTAAAAATGTATTGAACAATGAAATTAATAATCTTAAAGATGATGTCGATCATATTAAAGAAAATATGGATACAGAATTTACTGATTTTAAAAATGAAATTGTGACGCTTGTTGGTACAAGAACAGATTTAACAGAACTCACAAATCAAATTAACAATGTTCGTACTATTGCCAACACAGCATTAAATAAAATTACAACCGACTGTGTTACTATGAGTGATCTTGACGTTATTAAAACAACTGCCGCTGCCGATCGTGAAATCTGTACAACGGTTAAAAATAGAGTAAAAGAAAATGAAAATACCTTAACTAATGTTAAAACTAGAGTAACCGCGTTAGAAAAAAATCTTACTAAAATTAAAACTAAAGTAACGGCGGTAGAAAATGACATCACTAAAATCAATCTTACAGCACCTGGTACTACAACAACAACGGCAGAAATTACTAAACTACTCACACGAATTAATGAAGTTGCTGAAGTTGCACATGAAGCAACTGCTACCTGTTTAGATGTAAAAACTAATGTGACTACGCTAGAAAATGATATTAAAACTACTGTAGATGATGTAAAAACTAATGTGACCACGCTAGAAAATGATATTAATGATGTAAAAACTAACGTGACCACTCTTGACGATAGTATAAATAACATTATTACCAGAGTTACACCGCTTGAAGATGAAATCACTAAAATCAAACTTTTAAAACCTGGCGCTACCACAAAAGACGTTACAAAATTGCTCACGCGCATTAATGAAATAGCCGACGTTGCACATGAAGCAACCACTACCTGCTTAGCTGTAAAAGATGAATTAGCACTTATCACAAAGACATGTACTACTAAGCTACAAGAGTTAGAGGCTAATCATACTACCACCGCTAACACGCTTACAGAATTTAAACAATCATTAACCACTCTAACAAATCAATATATATCAGTGACTCAAGCAATCCAAAACTATTCAAGTCAATTTGATGCCCTAAATCAACAGCTTAAATTAATAAGTACATTAACCAATGAACTAAATATGTTAAAAGCAGAAGTTGCTACGCTTGGCACCGATGGCACCGGTTCCGCGTTAACGATTACGGTAATTAAAAATGCATTAAATTGGAATAATTTTGAAGATCGTATGGCATTTATAGAAAATGAAGTGAACGTTAATATGAAAATATTATTTGAGCAGCTGACCGATAGAATCATGCAATTGCAGTCTATTGCTACAGAGGCGCATGATTTTGCTACGCTATTACAGCAAACGCTTAAAAATGTACCGGCCGACATAACATACTTAAAAAATATTACTAAAAATTTATAATGTTACCTTCAATCAGGTTGAGGTAAACCTATTTAGTAATTTATTAATAAATTACTAAATTGTTTTAACACATCAAATTAAGCCTCTATCTTTTGCATACATTAAAAAATGATACGCTGTTGGATGATCTTCAATTTGATCTCGATTAATTAATATAGCATCTGCAACTACTTTAATATATTTATCAGCTACTTTAGCTAATCCATCAACTTTTGTAAAGCTTGTAAATAATGACTTTTTAATAATAGTCCATTGTTCTACAGGCGTTAACAGATCTGCAAATGTTAAAGATGCTAATTCTTTAGCAGAATAATCTTTTAAAAATAAGTATATATTTGTTTTATCTTCTGTCACATTGAGTTTTGCAGCTTCCAGTTCAACGTCCTCATCGGTAGATTCTTCAAATACAACATTGCCTTCTTCAGTAATTTCATCACCGTAATCAAAAGTTTCCTCTACATCACTAGGCTCTTCTATATCATCAATATAATCTTTAGTTTCTGGTGCTAAATAACCAAAAGCATATGGTTCAACAACATTAATGGGTTCAGGTTGAGGCATTTCACGTTTTGATTCCGGTAATACTGTCGGAATCAAATTTGTATATTGTTGTTGATACAGTGTAGGATACATTAGTTTTATTTTTAAAGGGTAAATAAAATGAGTGAGACTATTATTCCAAATGCGTCTTTGGTGAAACAATTGGCGCATGGTGTTAATCTAACATTTCAAAATTACGGTAAAGCAAAAATAGGATCTGATTGTTCAACTATTATATATCCGTGTTTAAATAAATATATGGAAGATGTTACAACTTTAATTCAATGTGTTATGAAATTTTCAGATAAAACCACAATTGATTCTAAAGTATTGGCCATCTTTGGGATGGAATATGTTTTAAATAATAAAAAAAAGAAACTTTTGATTAATTCTAAGAAAAATTCTATACTGCCAAAAAATATGAGCACGTCAGATTTTTTTGGTATATCTCGAGAAGCGTGTTTTCGCGTGTTTAAACATTTTGTATTACATAATTATCGTTATACAATTGAGGCAAAAGAAATGATTGCGTTTGCAGTCTGTAATTTTGTAACAACGGTTGGAAAAACAGCTGCCATCAAAACAATGAATGACAAGCGAAAAATTGTTACGATGGATGATATTAAATACGCTATTCAACGTAATAAATAAGCGGTTGAAACTTAAGTCATTACTTAAGTTTCAGTGTACCTTACACTACTGTAAATTATTTATAATATACCGCTAATATTTAGCGGCACTAGATTGTAACGCGAGATGAATATAAAGGATTTCTTTTATACCTCGGGTTTATATTATTTATTTTTATAAAAGTTTAGCGGCTGGATTTAATGATTTTAAATATGTTTTAATGTTTGCAATGTTACTAGATTCTATAAATTGTTTATTAATCAAAAAAGTACATTCAACAGCTGGTTTACTGTTAAAAATTTGGTCTAGATCATCTAGACCATCATCGTTCATATATATTTTATATTTCTTTTTAGGTACTGGTATTTGAGAATTTGTAACAGGTATACTAACGTTAGTTAATGTCCCTGTATAAAATAATTCTAATAGTGTTTTAGTTGAAGAATCTATTAAAATATAATCTTTAATTAAAGGATAACTAATTAATGAAATACGTTCTTCAATTAATAATAGCGGATGTTTATCATTGACTAATAATTGAAACGTTGGTATGTTTTGTAATTTGATACATCTAATTATTTTAAAACTATTTAACCATGTTTGAACGTTATAATATCGCATTTAAATTTGTTTAACGTTAATATAAACATTAAACAAATTTTCAGAATAAATTATTCATCGTCGCCGTCTGATTCGTCGCTGTCTGATTCGTATTCAGATTCAGAATCAAAATAAACGTCCGGTTCAGCGTCATCAGCATAAGGTGATTCGTTATTAGCAGCAGGTACTACGTCTTGTAAGGCGTCTAATGATAAGGAACCTAATGTATGTTTTAAAATTTGTGTTTTTGGTGTAATGATACTAAGTTGTTGTACAGGTTTAAACAAATTTAACGGTTCCTTTTCATTAAACTCTTTTATAAGAGAGGCAGATTGTGTATACATAATCTTATATTTTGGTGAGTAGGTAATTGGAAGATCAACTTCCTCATTGTCATCTACAAAATGGAAACTGTTACAATTCATTTTATAATTTTAATAACGAGAAATTAAATTTTAATAATTCAATTATATTAAATCTGTAAGCGCCGTTCTTTATAAAATTTTTTTAAACTAAAATAACTATGTTTTATTTTTGTGAACGCTATAACTTTAAAACAACTCAAATTCCTTACAAAACCACTTTTGATTTATATGCAAAATTAGGTTTTACAACATATCGTTGGCCATTAGTACCGATAGTAACTGCGAAACGCTATTTAATCAATTTTAAGCCCGGCGCAATTATAATTCTACCTTCTTTTATTCGTAACAATGAATTAACAATTCTGATCAAAAAATCAGATTGCTATATTATTATATTAGAAGTTATATTTTTTATTAATAAATATACGGTGGTTTATGCCACAAAACAAAACGACCCAATTTTAGAGGGTTGGATAACATCGTTTACAAAAACGATTCATATGATTATTAATTTCATAACCATAAAACATAACGGCTTTTTAATCCCACCGCCAACTGATCTTGTACTTTATAAACAAGACATAGTTAATAATGTCAAAGTATTAGATGCAACTTGGAGTAAATTTTTAAGTGATTTTGGCTCTAAATATTGGGGTTATGTTGATTTTACTGAAATTTATAATCATTTACGTCATTATCCTGATAATACCGCCATTGTTTATAGTTCTACAACACCGTATAATTACGACGGCGTACTCATCATTGAATTAAAACATCGGCAATCAAATGAGTATCGCTTAAAAATTAAACTTATAGGTGGTATATATGTAGCGTATTCTTTAATTTGTCGTCGTAATTATTGGAACGCCGAGTCACCGATTCCTATTATTAACGATTATATAAAATTTCACGGCGCTCTTTTAGCTGAAAAACCAACGTCTCTACTTCAAAATTCTACTATTTTAACGCTTACAACTGCATTAATAGAACTAAATGAACTTTTTTCCCAGTGTTTTTGGGGTAATATTATTGAACACGCAAATATAGTGAATACGTTAGACCGTGATATATGGCAGAAAATTAATCATCGAAACTTAATGGTTGTTGTCTATCATACAGAAACATTAAGTTCTGAATATTTATTTACTTTATTTACCAAAGATTCAAAGTACATTGTGCTATATCGCTGTACAGGATTTCAAATTCAACGCACGGGCTTTAGGGATTCAAACGGAACTATGTTTAAAATTATGACAAATTTAGTCACCATTAAATCATTACATCTTTTAAAGAATTATTTTAAACCGTTACAAAAAATTCCGCCTATGTTACAGCAATTATGTCGTATGTATGTTACAAATCAACCCATTCCTACTGGATTACAAGATTATGTAAATAACGTAGATCAAGAAAACTATACAGAACTTAAAAGTAAACGTAGTCGTGTTTACAGTATTACCGAACTTTTACAGCCTATCCCTGATAATATCCCTGAATATATTGTAATAGATTCTATTACGGCTAAACAAGTATATTTTAATACGGTTACATTTTAATATACCAAAGTTGTTTAAAATGTGTAATATCATTAAATATTATTAATAAAATGTCAAAATGTGCGTTTGATACACCTGATTGTCTTGTTATATGTAAATATTGTGTTTATAAACATGACGATCAACAAATTATTTCTATCACAGAAAATGCAATAAAGATTATACGAGAACTTATGTTTGTAAAATATAGTAATTTTAATGCTGTAAGTATTTATACTTCGTCATTTGTACGAACGTATTTAGCTTATTTATTAAATCGAATCGCTGTTGTAAGATTATATATAAATAAATATTCAACTGAACTTTGTCATCAAGAATATATCAGTATTACTGATCCACCAGCGCATAAAACACATAACTTGTTAAATTTATTAAAAAGTATAAGTTTAACGTTGTTGGCGATATGGGCTAAAAAAAAATATATTATTTTAAATTTAACACAATTATATAGTTTAAAAGTAGATTTAGATATTGTGTTCCATAATTTAAATAAACCTATAAAAATATCATTCCGTAGTCTAGTTGTACAAGATAACATTAATACACTGATTACATTAGTAATAAAATATAATGAAAACCAACACCCTAACTGGTTACGAGAATTATTAATGTACACAACCGGTTCTAAAGAAGAAGATTATATATTATACCTTTATAATATATTACCATATAGTGGCTCAAAACCTCAAACTGCTGTACTTATTGAAAAGGATTTATACGATGCATCTATTGATGTAAACGAGTTACAATTATAAAACATAAAATAAAATGGTTGAATTAAGTACTCAAGCACGTGCGTTATTAAATACATTTTATCTAAAAAATTGTACCTACGGTAATTTATTGTTAAAACTAGCTAAAAAATATTCTGGCGGCGATGAAATCCTCGAAACAAAATTATATCTTTATGCTACAAAAGAATGGTTCATTTATTCATCACCTATCTTAAGTGATTCAGATGATGGGTTACCAATCGCCTGTTTTGTGATGGATGTACAAAATAATATAAAAGATATTATACAACATAGCGTTGAAACAAAATGGCTTTCTATTAATGGAGGTGGTTGTGCTGGTTATTGGGGTCAACTTAAATCGCCTTCCGATACATCATGCGGTCCTATACCATTTCTACATACAATAGATGCTGATGTATTAGCATATAAACAAGGATCTACTAGAAAAGGCTCTTATGCTGCATATCTGGATATTTCACATCCAGATATATTAGAATTTATAAATATGAGAACACCGACGGGTGATTTAAATCGAAAAAATCTAAATTTACACCACGGTGTTAATTTAACAGATGCGTTCATGATAGCTGTGGAACAAAATTTAAATTGGAATTTAATAGAACCGCATACAAACCAAATTAAAGAAACTGTTCCAGCGGTACAGTTATGGCGCCTTCTATTAGAAACTAGATTTAGAACGGGTGAACCATATTTAAATTTTATAGATACAGCCAATAGAGCTTTACACCCTGGCTTAAAAGCAAAAAATTTAAAAATAAAAAGCAGTAATTTATGTAACGAAATTCATTTGGCATCTGATGAACAACGAACAGCCGTATGTTGTTTAGCATCTTTAAATTTAGAAAAATACGAAGAATGGTGCGATACTGATTTAGTAGAATGTTGTATTAAAATGTTGAATAACGTATTAGATTATTTTATTTTTAAAGCGCCGATTGAATTGTCAAAAGCTGTATATTCAGCAACGTGTGAAAGATCTATTGGTTTAGGCGCAACAGGCTGGGCTTATTATTTAATGAAAAATGATATCCCGTTTGACTCGCCGAAAGCTTTATTTTTAACAAAATTAATTTTTGGTAATATTAAAATTAAAGCCGTTAAAACAACTTGTCTGTTAGCACAACGATTTGGACCAGCCCCTGATTTAAAAGCGTATAATGTTAGAAACGCTCATTTATTAGCCATAGCACCTAATTCTAACACGTCTTGTATTTTAAATACCTCACCGTCAATAGAACCTATTGCCGGTAATGCGTATGTTCATAAAACTAGAGCGGGTACACATTTAATCATTAATCCGTATTTAAAACAAAAACTCAGAAATTATAATCAAGATACAGAAGAAACATGGAATTCTATTATTTTAAAAGATGGTTCTGTTCAGCATTTAACTTTTTTATCTCACGAAGAGAAGGCGGTTTTTAAAACAGCGTATGAAATTAATGCGTTAGTATTAGTTGAACAAGCTGCCGTCAGGCAAAAATATATTTGTCAAGGTCAATCTTTAAATTTATTTTTTCCTCTTAATACACAACGAAAATTACTACACACCGTTCATTTTAATGCATGGAAATTAGGTTGTAAAGGTTTATACTATTTAAGAACATCTGCTAGTAAAAGTAGCGAAAATATTTTTTGTGATAATTGTCATTCATAAAGCCTTCTAAAACTAACTAAAATGAATTTACATCATGATGAAACCGAAAATTTTAAATATTTAACGGTTTTATATAAATCTAATTTATGGATACCTGTTTTATCTTATATATTAGCACAATGTCTTCCAATTCCTACTACAATAGATCAAACTAGAGGAAAAGCTGCAAGACTTGGTATTTTTATTGGTTGTTTATGTGGGTTTTATGCTTTAACGATTTAAAATAACAGCTATTTTATCCATTTATAACCACATGAATAACACATTGCAATTAATGACATGGGTTCATCTGCCGAACGTGTTTGAACGTGTGTAGAAAATATTTTTGTTTTTTTACATTTTCGGCATTTCAATATACCCTTTTCAACTTCAATCGGATTTAAAAAGTAGTTATCTTCATGTTCCTCTATTAATCTATTTTTATTAAAAACAGGATGTTTAAACCCAAATATACTAGACCACATTTTATTAACGTAACACAATTGAATAAACGGATTCATTTATTTAAAAAGAATAAATGAATCTGTTTGAAACACTTAAGACAAATGGTATACCATTTTTCAAAAAAAATGGTTATATTGTGAAAGAAACAGTTTATTCTACTGATTTAACCGTTATTATCATAGATTATCCAGAAAAAAATCAGTTCCATGCATTACTTTGGGCCAAAGAAGCTCGTGGTAGAGCATATGCTGTCTTTAAAAGTAAAATTTATGAATTGAAAGTTAGTTTAATTAGAGGTATTGAATTACCCACAAAGTATCACGAGTCTTTTATAGATACGTCACAGCTTGACCCCCATCAAAAACAACTTATAAAATTATTTAAAATAGGTTCACCGTTAACAGAATCATATCTTACAGAAAAAATTGACGGTTGTTTATTGGTTGTAAATGTTTATCAAAAGGATACTATTAAACACAATATTATAGCATTAATTTTAAAAAATAACTGGTTTGTAGAAACAGACACATTGTTGTTTGTGCCTAGTACCAGAAATACTTTATTTTTAAGCAATGATATGAAACACTATTTTTTAACGGCGTTAAATTGTAAAATCAATGAATCGGTTGAAGATGCATGGGTCAAAAATAAAAATATATTTCTAACCCTAGTGCTGAACGTTTATCAAAAATGTATTTTTGAATCATACAATTCATTAAGTTTCATTTTTGAAATGGTTTGTAAAGATAAGCGTGGTAAACCTGACTTAGCAGTATCATATGCACTAAATCAACTGTTTTATTTAGGGTTTTGTACTCATAAAACATTTGTACCCCATTACAAATGTGATCAAGAGTTACTGCAACCTATTTGGTTTAAAGTCAATTCAACCGCTGAAATTAATTCGATTGTAGATGAGCTAGAAACAACCGGCTATTATAAAAATAATCCTTATCCTGAAGGATTTGTTTATTTAGACCATTTTCAATGCGATGATACACCTACTTATTGTAAAATAAAACCGTCAATTTATTATAAATGTCATAAATTAAAGCCTATACATATACCATATCTACTAACGGTAGACGATGTATTTAATTGTTTTTATCCGATTATAAAAGAAATAAAATTTATACATTCTACACAATTAATAACACAAACAGAACGTTATAAATTAAAATTAAAAACATTAATAGAACCCAAAATGACACTATTTACAAATGATTATGCTAGATCAATTAAAGCGTTCTTTAAAACAAATAAAACGCTTGATTTAACATGTTTTACTGATTTTTATCCTTTAAATTTGACGGAGAAGGAAATTTTAAGTTTTTCACGCGCGTTATTGTTAACAACAGATTTAACCGATGTAACTTTATATAAAATTTTTTATAAACGTATCGGCGGTTGAATTAGTTTTAAAAATTTAACTTTTTAAAACTAATTATTTAATAGGGTGGTTCTTCTTCAACCACAGGCTGTTCCAACGTATCAAAAATTTTTCCCACATCTTCTACGGGAGTAGAATTCAATTTCATTTCTAATAAATGAAGTTTATCAGTCAGTTTTTCTGTAGATTTCCAGCAGTAATACCCAATTAACAGTATTGCAATTGTGAGTAGTATACTCACAACTATTTGATGAAGTTTCATATTTTTAAAGTAAATCAATTAACTTTTTTTTTACAACGGTATGATTCCAAACTAACCTGATATACTCATTTAATCGATTATCTTTTATATGAATATACTCACCTATTGAAACAGCAATTAATACGAGAAACGTTTGACATACTATAAAAATTTTGTAGGCTCCGCTAGCGTCTTTATATTGTACAAATATATGATTTCCAGCTAAAAATGTTCTGACGGGAATTCCAACAAAATTAAATTTTGTCATTAATTCTGCACCAAAAGATGCATCTAATCTAATTTTCCAGTCACTTTTTTTAGGTAATTCATGATCGGCGCACAAACACGTTGATAATTTATCCATGTTAAAATAAATTTTTAAATATTAAATCGACAATCAATTTTTATTCTAAAATATACTTTTCTTTTAGAATAAAATGATGCAAGGTTATTCACAAAACTGTAAAGATCTTACAACAAAATGGGACCCTGACTTGTCTAGGTGTATTCCATGTGACATACCGCCTGCTGGACGAAATTTAAATCCAAATTGTGGTTATGATGATGATGGCGGTCGTCACGATGTACGGTCAGCCCCATGTGCAAAAGGGACGTATAATACAGGCCACTACTATTATTGTAAACCGTGTACAACGTGTCCTCAAGGTGATCAACAGATTGCGTGTTCTAGTAGTGCAAATACACAGTGTTCACCACCAACCACTGTTGCCGCGGCAACAACAACGACCACTGCGCTTACAACCTATACACCAGCCATGAATCATTCTATGAATGCTAACTATTCATTGGGCTTTAATGTACCTATAGAATTAAATGCTTTATGGGGTTTAGCAACGCTATTTACATTGTTAAGATTTCCAACCAACCGTACTACTTACAAGGAACAATTCCATTGTGGTGGAGATACCGGTTCTATAAATGGCGATTTCACATTAAACAGCAATTTTGAAGAGTACAACTGTAATTGTTCCTATACAGTCACATTAAAAAATACATCTGCGATGATCACATTTTTATTCTATACTATAGATTTGGTCAATAATTGTACGGAAGAATATGTTGAATTAGTGGATGGGACGACTCAAAGTTCATTAGGAAAATTTTGCGGCGACAAATTACCCGGACCTATTGATACAACGGGTCCAGAATTACTTGTAAACTTTATTTCAAAGAAGAGTTCAAATTCGACAGGCTTTTTAGGCGGGATTTATGAATTATAATTTCATTAACGCTGCGTATGCTAACTCATTATAATCTTTATGAATTAATACTAATGAATCGTTTATAGTTTTATTGTCTAAAGATACCATCGGTTTATTTTTACTCCATAAAACTATATCTATTTCAACAGGAATACCTATATTTACATATGATTTAAGTTCGGGGTTGTAACCCTCTTTTTTCCAAATTGTTATAATATAACATGCTAATTCAATTGTAGCACAATTTTGGACTAAATAAACAATCTCAGCGTTAATAAATAGATAAGGTTTTGTATGTGTCAAAGGTAAAATAATATCATAAAGTTCGTATTCAATAAAGTTACCCGTTGATTCAACGGGTATCACAAAATAATTATCTGATAATATAAAGTCGGTCGGTGTAATAAAAAAATTTGGAATCGATGTGGCATCGTGATATTTTTCAAACGTTAATTTATTATAAGAATATTCTAGAAATAAATAATAAATTAATCTTTTTGTTGTTTCTTCATCCGGTAAAATCACAGACTTTTCGGCCGTAAAATTATTTTCTTTAAATTTAGATTTAAACGGTGTGTTATATTTATAGTCGGGTATGATTGTAATATGTTGTACTGCAAAATCACTAAAATCTTTAAATTGTAATTCTTTTGTTAGATCATAATGAGTCACAAATACTTTTTTAACATACTCTTTTAATAAACGAGCTGTTTTTTCTGCAATGGTGAGGTCTTGTAAAAAATAAGTTTCTATTTTAACTTCTTCTAATAATACAGAACATTTACAACAGTCATCTAAAAGCCCAGTTACTCGTTGTTCATCAATAGCTTGAATTTTAAAGCGAGTACCAAAAACTTGGTTTATTTTAGCTAAAGAACCTATTTTTGGTAATTCTACTTTATCATATAGTGGGACATAAAATGGTGGTAAAGGTTCTGTTTCAATTGTAAATTCTTCTAACACTAGAATTTGTGTCTTGCCATAAAAATCTAATTTCTGAGCAACAATGTTTAAATTTTTTAAATATAACTTGGGTACTAACGACCCTGTTACATAGATTTTTGTTAAATCAGACACAAAGTTATATAATTTAGTGATAAACGGATCCAACGGTGAAAAGGAAGTAATACTATTTTTAATAGGACCTTTTCGATCTGGTTCGGTTAACGCAGCAATTAAATCATATTGAACACCTTTAAACGTTTGTGATTTATAAATCAGTATCACTTGTTTATTTTTAGGCTTAAATCTGTAATGCGCTTTAAGCGCCGGCCAAGAAATAAAGCCTTCGTTATCAAAACAGTAGATATAAACATTAAATATTTCTTCTAAAAGTCTAAAGTAGTGTTCTAAAATAAACGCTTCTTCTACTAAAAATTGCGCTCTTAATTTATTTAAAGAGCGCTCGTCTGAAACAGCATATAATTCTTGTAAACATATGATCACATTAAGTTCATTTGCAGCAAATGATCGCCTTAGTTGCATTGCGTGTTTAGGTGTCATTTCTGTTTTATATGCCCATTTACACGCAATTAATGCTGATTCTGCAGAATAAGAACCGGCGATGCGAATTAAATTTAAGGTGGTCATGGTTTTAAAAAAATCTACTAGCGACAAAGGTAAAACATCAATATAATAATCGTTTCGAGTTTGATAAATTTCTTTATTAATTTTTACTTTATTAAAATATAATTGCCATTTGCTGTCTTTTCGTTGTGATTGATCTTTTGAATAACAACACGGGATGTAAGGAAATTTAATTTTATTATTTAAATTATTAATTCTTAAGCCGGGATAAGGATGTGTTTTATATGGGCAAATGTAATAGCGTGGTTCACTTTCACCGTAAACAGGAAATTTCATATACGGTGTATTTTCTATATCGTCGATCGAAGAAATTGTTTCTGGAATATTTAAACATTGTCGACTGTACGTTGGTATAAATATATCAGGTGCAACGTCTTTTAAAGCTATTTTTTTTGTTTTGAACTGTGGTTTTTTGGATTCTCTTTTTGCAAATGTAGGGATGTAGTTTCTATAAAACTCAATAATATTATTTTTTTCTCGATTATAGATGGTTATAATTTTAGCTAAAATTTCTCTTATTTTAATAGCTTGTTTTTGATCTACTGTTTTGATGCGAATAAGAAGTATAAAATCACCTTCTTTTGTATTAGGATATTGATTAAATCGTTCTACTGTTTTTTCTTGAAGGCTCGCTGTTTGATCTGTATCTGGAAAATGTAAATATGCCGTAGGTTTCTTTTTATGTGAGCGTACAGATTCATCAATACAAACAATTTGTGATACTAACGGATGAGTTAATACTAAATCTGCTATAATAGGTATGTTAATTGTTTGATTTAACAAGGCAAATACAGCAACGTAGCCGACATCTATAAATTCAGGTTCGCCGAGCGGTAATTTTAACGTCGATAACGTTCGTTTTGTAAATTCCTGTCGTGAAATAAATCGTTTACCAACCGGTAAATCAAACGTGCCATACAATATATTTTGATTTATCATAAATGCAACGTTAGAATATTTTTTAAACGGATCTTTTAAAGACTTTAAATTTAATTTTTCAGCGTTTACTTTTAATAAAATAGCATTATCTAAAAATTCATTATCAAACACCGTAAATCCTCTTAATACTTTAACAAATTTATTAGAAAGTATTAAAGGAGTTGTGTCATTTGGGATCAACGCATTAAACAATTCATCGTGTGTTAGATCATAATAACCTAATTTTAAAGTATATCGTATTTTAGATGGTTCTAAATCTGTATAGGCTACTAAATCATTACGCATAAATTGTTCGTTATCTAAATTAATTTGTGCTACAGCTCTACTTAAATTAAATTTTTCAGTTTGATGTTTTAAACGAATTGTTTCGGCGTTGTTTAAGACATCAATTACATTTATTTCTTTTAAAACTTGTTTAGTTTTAAGTAATATTTTAAAAGACGGATCTGCTTGTAAAGTATGAAACACTGTAAATAGTGTTTCACATTCTACTAAAGAGGCATCAATTTGAGCATAAGCGGTATGCTCAAAATTTAAAGCGGAAGCGTTGATCAGCGATGGTAAAACATTTTCAACTTCATAATTGTAACCCGGTATTAATAAATCTTTTAAAGTAACAGGTTTTTTAGGTAACCATCTAATAAATTTTGGTAACGACGCCATATCAAACGCTACTAATTTAAAAAATTTCTCTAGGGTTATAATATGCGGTAATTCTACCACTTTATTCGCAATTTTAGCCATTTTATTATAGTTTTATAAATGAAATTGCATCGTGATATAACACGCACAGAAAAGATTAAAGGTTAAACAATTAAAATGTATACTATTAAACATCATAATATTATAATAAACAGATATAATGAACTTATTAAGCAGTTAACGCAGTTAAATTGTGATTCTCTAGAAACTGTTATATTAAATAAAAATTTGTATTTAGTAGAAATAATTTCTACCAAAAATTATTCAGACGTGATAAAACAAATTATTATTAAAGAAAACTGGTTTGATATTGAATCGGATGCTAAACCTAAACTTAAACGTTGCGAAGAGCATAAAAAAGTTTATGGAGGGCATTCATTATATAAATTTAAAGAATGTTTAAAAAAATTTCAAGGTCGTCAAACGTGCAAAATACCCGAAATAATTTATAGCGAATTGGATAAAAAATTTAACTCTTATAAACTATTAATACCTGGTATTGAAGGCTTTGTTAAATACTCTAAAATTACTAAAAATCACGTTTTAATTTTTTTAAAAGAACTTAAATATGCAAAACAGTATGAGAATATTAATCTTATTTATTATGTGTTAACAAATAAAAAAGAAAATATTTCTCATCTGGAACCTGTTTTAATTGAAGATTTTATTAAAATTTTAAATGCTTATGAAACAATGGTAGAACTAGAAAATTTAGATGTTAATTATATTTTAATCCATTTACTTAAACGGCATAAATATAATTTTGAAAACGATTCTTTTCATTTAAATAAGTCTAATCGTAAATTAAGAATACATAATAATTTATGTATTCGATTGTTTAAATTATTAAACTGGAATTTTAACCCGCTTTGAGATTAATTAAGTAAGCCTAATGCGTTAAATACAATTTTTTGTACTTTTACCAAATCTGTAGTGGTTGTCTGAGCAGATTGAAGCTCTGTTAATAAACGATCGACTGAATTTACATCTATTTGGCGAGTAGACCAATTTAAAATAGTTTTTTTCATCTCAAACGCTTTTTCTTCTTGTATAGTTGTATCTTGAGCTACATCAAAAACAGCTAAATCAGAATTTAACTCTTCAACATCATCTTCATCAGGTAACGGACTTGTTAAATTAACAGAATCCATCATGGCTTGTAATATTTTATCCATAATATCATCCTTTGAATTATATTTAGTCACTTGCAAGTTAAACTGTTTTTTGGCATAATCAATCAGTTGTTGATGAGTCGATGATTGTATAACAGTTTTAATCGTTATGGTTTTGTAAATTTTGTGATCGTTTGTTTCAAGTAAAAAATTTACCATTGTTTTAAACAACCGTTCAAATCGCGGATCAGTATTTATTCTAATATTTACTTCGTCATCTGTTAGTTTTTCAGGTCGTTTACGATCTTTTTTAAGTTGTTCCAAAACAGTCGTTTTAGTAGTTTTTTCTACTTCTTTTAATTTAGTTAAACCCGTTAAATATTTTTCTTTTATCGCTTGCGCTTTTTCAGTTTCAGTTTTAACCGTTTGTCTTAAAGCAAGTTCACGTTTAATCCGAGCATCTTCAGTCTCTTTAATTAATTCTGCTTGTTTTAATAAGACTTCTTCTGCTTCTTTAAACTGTTCTTCGATAATTTCAGATTTAGCTTGAACTTTCAGGTGCTCAATTGTTAAATCTTTTTGTTTAAGTATTTTAATAAAGTTTTCTGATTGTCGTTGATTATCTTCTTCTACTTGTGAAAGTAAACTTTTTTTAAAATCACGTTGTTCTTTTTCTAACGAAAGTTCTTTATCCATTAAAACACGTTCTCTATTACTTAATGATTTTTCTTTCTCTTCTACTACTTTTTGTAAGGTTTCCAATTGATCAAGTTTAAGTTGATATTCAGCTTCCAAGACATTTTGAATAGATTTTTCTACTTCAGTTTTTTTATTTTTTACTTTTACTTTAAATGCCTGTTTTTCTTCTAATTCTAAACATAATTCGTATTTAGTTTTAGCTTTTCCAGTGGATTTATAAGGTGTAATTGACGCAGCTTGCGCCATCTCAAGTAAGTCAGATTTTAATACTAACTTACAATTACTAGTTGCTTTTTTAGCATTTTTTATAAACACTTTTAAAGCAGTTTCTGTTAATGTCTCTGCAGCTGAACAACCTAACTTTAACGCTTCTTTTTGTAGTTCTGTAAAATTCATTTTAAATCTTTTTAAAAAGATTTAAATTTATTTTCAAAAGTGACAATTAACTTTCATTAATATTAATACCATAACTTTAGTATTAATATTGTTTCAATAATAACTTATAAACACTTTTCTATAGGTTACAGATGTGAAATTTAAATTACTATTTTAATTTAAAATGTCAAATATTATTACCGGTCAAACGTTACAGAAAAATAAATCTAAAGTGAAGATTGTTGGTGCGTGTACATGTGGGTCTTGTTCTGCATTTACAGCTCGAAAAACTTGTTCTGAAAACGAGTTTTTAATGGATTATGTTTCATGTTGTAAAGGCTTTTGTACTTCACAACCAAAATGTTTAGAAATTTCAGAGCAGGATTGTGATATAGGTAATTCGATGGAAGGGAAAACACCGTTACTGTCTGTAGCAAGAGTTCAAGCAACAAATAATATTCAATGTAAATATGACTTAACAAAAATAAATACTTTAAATCAAGTCATGCGATATACTGAAAAATTTGGTAAATCTGACATTTTAGCAGAACGTTATTGTATGCAACGAACAAAAAATAATATGTCAAGAACTTCTGAAACAGATAATAATTGGTGTTCTATATGGTTAAATAATGCGTCAACTACAGTTAAAGATTTAGCAGTTAAGAATTATTGTAAGAAAAATAGTGATTCAACAGATTGTCAATGCATCAATAGATATTTAGACCCGGCGTATCAAAAATTAAAAATGATTAAAAATTTTTCTGACGCCTGCTGGTATGTACCATGTAGTTCAAATCCATTACAATTGAAACCGTCAAATTTAGAAAATCCTGTTTGTCCTACATCTTACTGTCAATCAATAGTGCAAGTACTACAAGCAAACAACGTTTCAATTAAAGATGTGTCTGAAAAAATTAATTGTAGCTTTACAGCGGTCCCCGCTGTAAAGCCAGGCGCCGTTGTCAAACCGAACCCCGCTGTTAAGCCAGGCGCCGTTGTCAAACCGAACCCCGCTGTTAAGCCAGGCGCCGTTGTCAAACCGAACCCCGCTGTTAAGCCAGGCGCCGTTGTCAAACCGAACCTTATTGTAACACGTTCTAAAATTAGTTTAAAAGCATATGATTCTAAATCGATATTTTTAATATTAAGTTTGGGGTTGCTAATTTTAATTTATATTATTACCGTTAATGCAGAACGCTTTGGTATTGTGAATTAAAATAAACTATATAACGGTTTTATGTTATGACGACATAGATATATCCATACAACAACTAATGTACCTAAAATTCCTACTAAAACATATGTTTTTGTATTTATATTAATATTTTTATAATAAGTCATATTTTTATATATATTTAAAAACTAATGAAATACGAAGATTTTATAAAAAAATGCAACGATCCTCAGAATATATGTCAAGCGTTCGAAGCAAATTCAACGATTAATCCGTTAACATCACGAAAAATAAATAAAACAGGTGCAATTTATAAAAATTTAACAAAGTTATGCACCACAATCAAAAAAATAAAATTACATGATGCACCTATTACGCATCAAGATAGTTATGACCGTATTACATATATGAATAAGGTCAAAAAAACATTAGCGTCTTTAAATTTAAATCGATGGAACTATTGTATATCACAACCCACGTCTGAATTAAATAAAATTTTTGAAAAAGTTTCTTTAATTAACGTAGGCGGTTTTGGAAAAATTTATCGTGTGACGCATGATAATTTAACGTTTATTCTTAAAGAAACATTATTAGAAGACGAAGACCGATCCGTCATTAGAGAAAAACATTTTGACGATATTGCATGGGATCAATGGTATAAAGCATATCCGTTAGAAATTTATGCTTTTAAATTGACAAACCGATTAATAGAAAACAATGAATCCCCTCATTTTATTTACAGCGCTGGTGGTGGGTTATGTAAAGATTGCGCGTTAACAACGTTAAATTATTCAAATAAAACAGGTCATTGTTATGTTGCCGCACTTGAATTAGCTAGATTTACATTATCAGATATTCTTAATGATTTACCGGTAGACTTTATTAAAGTCGCAATCCAGCAATTACTTTTAGGTTTAGCTGTATTACATGCTAAATACGGATTAGTGCACGGTGATTTAAAGGGTGATAATATATTAGTCACTAAAATACAACCGGGCGGTTACATTAAATATAATTTGTTTGGGCGATCGTTTTATGTAAGAAATATTGGGTTATTATTTCTGATCACCGATTATAGCGTTTCAAAAATTTATCATGAGGCATTTTCATTAACAAAATACAGAGGTAATAAATATTTTAATGCTGTTGCCACCGATCTGCCAAGTGGGTGGGGTGAAAAAGCGGGTCAAGAATACAGATTAACACCGTTTTCAACAAAAAAATTTTTAAGTTTTGATAAAAAGCATAAACTTTCTGTCGTTAATAATACGTATTTAAGAACTTGGTATAATGAAAAGAATGCTAAAATAGGGCGTTTTACTATAAATCGGTTTTCAAAAGGTATAAACGTTGAACCTTCAATGAAGGTATCATATCATGATATGAGAGCATTCCCTGAATTTACATTTTATGCTGATATACAAGATATATTATTAACGTTTAAAGGTGGAAATGCAATTTCGCAATCATTTTATCATCATCCTTATGGAAAACCACTTCCTTTTTTAACAGATGATGCGTTTATAACACAACGTAATAAATGGATTTATAAAACTACAAATGCAAAATACTTTTTTGCTGATGTCATGGCAGCATATTTGTTTCCTGAATGCCAAATACAGCAACCTTATAAAGTAAAATATGTTTATGCTCATTAAGACGGTGTAAAATTGAAATATTTTATTAATGTAAAATGAGTAGTTAACCATGTATAATAATATAGTTACTCAACTTCCGCTTGAACTAAAATATAAGATATTAAGTTTCTTACCTTTTAGAACGTTACTTGGATTACAATTTAACAATAAACTTTACTGGGAAATAACACGATTTATTCATAAAAAATACTGGAATCCGTGCATTGACTGGCTATTATTAGATAAGCCGTCGTCTATCTACATAAAAGGCAAATTATATGCCTATAATTTACTTGAAAATTTAGAAAATTTTTGTTTAAGCGACCATTTAAAAGGGTTTGTTGGTGTAATGACGATTGAAAAATATCGCCAACGGCGCAATTATTATAAAGTTAAGTTTACATCCGCTGTGCTACAAACAACATTTAAATTTAGACCTGATGCACTGGGGTTTCGTAAAATTATGCCATTTTTTGTAAATCATCCTGCTGCCCATCGAATGTACAAATTGTACACTATATTAGCGCAAGAACAGTTTGGGCATATTGATTTAAAAAAATTACGACACTATAAATTTCATTGTAACGATCCAACTTATTATGCTCAAACAAGATGGAATTTAATTGAATTATATCAATATAAAAAACAATTGTCAAAATGTAAAAAATGCGAATTTTATGGTACACAATTGTATAATGTTTATCCATTTATGATGTTTACCACCCAACCTATAAATGTAGAAACAGATGACATAATATTAAGTTCTAGGCATGTACTAGCTAATACTACAATTACGTGGATTATTATTTTAAATAATAGTATTGTTGGTTTGGCGGTATTTTGTCACGTAAAATAAATGTTAAAATGTGTCAACATCAGAAATAGGAAGAAATTTTATTGTTTATTCATATTTCCAATGTTGGCTCATTTTAACATTTACAATGTAGTCGTCTATTCAAAAATAAGTTGATACATTAAACAGCGTAATAATGTTTTATCATGTAGAAAATAATATCCTTCTACTTTAGAATTGACTAAACAAACCTTAAACGTGCAAAGTTGTCCATTATAAATATACGTCGCCGTTAGAAATTTATTCCATTCTGTTAAATCGGTAGGTGTTTTTACAAAATTACATTTATTATTTTGTATTTTAATAACAGAACCATCTGTTTTAATACAATCGTCCATAATTTGCTGACTAGCTAAAATTTTATATAACACAAATGGCATTTTATGTAAAACTAATGAGCCGAAAGCCGTACAAAAATTAGTTTTTGTAACATGAACGGTAAATTTTCTGGTCATTTCAAGCCATACTGTTTTAAATGATTTTTTATAATATTTGCAATAATGCATAATATATAAGCCAACATCCAACGGTATATTAAAATTATTATTTAATTCAATGACGATTGGTTCGTACAATATGGTATGATTAAAACTATAATTGGGAATTCTAGTTTTTAAAAACTCTAACGCTATATTAATTTTCTTAATCGTTAACTTAAAAAACTTTATTAAAGCTTCAGATTCTTTATAAGATAGTTTATAATTGCATAGCAAAGTACAAGCATATAAAATTGCCGTTCTCATATTTGGTTTTACATCTTTTATGACTAATGTATACAATTGATCCACTTCTATTACAGTTTGTAAAGGAATCCAATCTGGTAATTTAATAATTTTAGTTGTGCGTATAGAACAATCCTTTCGCTGATGATTTAATACTAAATAACAAATAGAACAAACTTTATGATGTCTAATTGTATGATGAATAAAATGAGAACATGTGTCAAACGATTCATTTTTATAAGTTTCGCTGTTTAAATTAATAATAATTTTTAAATATGTTTCCATTTATACGTTACATCAAGTTACAATTTTCAGCAACTTAAATTTAAATTTTAAATCTAAGTGATTATGCTGTTTAAATTAATAGTTTATTATTAAAAAGTTTTGGATGAACTAGCGCATATCGTTATAATAATATAACAATATCAGTACCATTGTCTACAGACAAATTTAAAATTTAAATTTTAAAAAACGATCTTCTGTTATTCATTATAGTAGAAATGGTAATACAATGATTACATTCATGGTTATTGGTGGATACGGATTTTTAGGAAGACGAATTGTACAACATTTACTTTCAAAATGTACCAGAGTAAAATCCATTATAATTTACGACATAAAGTGCACCAATGTAAATTGGGATGATTCACGAGTTACGTTTATAAATGGAAGTATAACAGATCGAAGCACTTTAATAGCTTCAATGTTTAACGTTGACGTGGTATTTCATTGTGCCGAAGTAAAATACAAATCAGATTTAGACCTTGAACTTGTAAACTATACCGGTACATTAAACATTATAAACGCATGTTTATTAAATAACGTTCGATGTTTAATCTACAACGGTAAATTTTGTTTTAATCGTTTCAACGATTATTTTTACAATGGCGATGAATACACTGATTATTACCCAACATTTAGTGATACTTATGCAAAAACAAAATATTTAGCAGAAGTAAATATATGTAAAGCAGACAAATCTAAAACTATTTTAGGAACAATATTAAGAACATGTTCGATTAAATCATTTGGCATCTACGGTGAAAACAATACTCAATTTAAACAATTATTTTTAAATGCCTTTAGCAAAAAAACAGCGTTTAATTGGTGTTACAATCATGCAGCATTTCAATCTAAAACGTATGTCGGTAATGTAGCGTGGATGCATATATTAGCATATAAAACATTGTATAATAGTACTAAAGCAGATAGAGCAGGTGGTGAAATATATTTTTGTTATGATAATTCACCTTGTTTATCGACCGACGAGTTTAATAAAATATTTTTAGCAGAATTCAATATTACAACTAAATCATTTTCAAAACCTGTGTTAAAAACAATTGCGCGATTTAACGATTTTTTATTAAAATGGAAACAAGATGTGATTGTAACCAGCGACTATTTAAAATTAATTAATACGTATTGTGTTTTTGATACAACCAAAGCAGCTAATGAGTTAGATTATGCGCCGTTGTACAGTTGGTCAGATAGTAAATATAATGTATTAAGTTGGTTATTAACGTTAGTTTAAGATAAATTTATGCTTTTAAAACATTATTGTTTTAAAAGGAGCTACTATTTTATAAATCTACTTCTGGTTCAGAAAGTTGGATGGTAAATGGATAATCAATTAAATCATAGAGTTGATTACAACGCAATGTGATAATATAAAGTTCATTTAAGACATCGTCAAAAATATCAACGGTACAGTATTGTAAAATATACCTTATAAAATCAACGTACTCTACTACTTTGAAGATAGCACTCTTATTATAAGGCATAAGATTTTTTTCATAGACGTATGTTTTTGTATAGGGTACAGAAGTGGTAGTAGTGGCGATTATTCTATACAACAGTAGTGTGATCAAATCAAAATTAAACTTAAATATTACGTTATTAGTTAGAATTAAGTTATCTAATATACCCAATGTAGTAACTGTATTAAAATAAATCATTGTTTTCACAACGGGTATATTTTTTTGTACTTTATATAACCACGTTAAACAAATTTCACAAACTTCTAATAATTCACAATTACATAGCACAACGTTTGCTTCAGGCATCTTTATAATATGTAAATCGATTTATTATAAAGAAATTCATATTGAATAATATAATGTTACGTTTAAAAATTTTAGCACGACAATTTGATCAAGATACTCGCTTATCAGATCATAACAAATTTAATTTATATTTAGAAATGTATTATGAAGTCACTCTTTAAACCATTCGCTATTACGGCGTTAAAAAATTTTTTAAAATTACTTCCGGCACAAGATAAATCTAAATACAACCAATTATTATTATCCGAAGGAATATACTTAGAAAAAATAACATTATTCAATGATGTTGAAGGAGTTCATCGTTTAGTTTCCATTTGCCATGAATTACTTAATCGGCTGATTACAAAAGGCTATGGATTAAAGTATATTCCGTATAAATTTTTTAAACAGCCTACAATTTATAAAATATTAAAAGCAGAAATAAATGGTTTTAAAGGTGAAAAATTAATATCTATTTTCATAGAAATATGTTTAAAAAATAAATGGAACGCCTATACTTATTTACTTGATATATTAAATGAAGATTATAATTCTTGTATCACAGGACAATTTGTTAGAATTACAACTGCGTTAATACCATTTACTAACATTAAACAAAATATCTATGAGTATGAAAAAGCTAAATTTTTTCATCGTTTAAACGAACGCGCCGATTCAATTCGTTTAATCGAAAGCGTTCAATCTATTTTAAATTCTAATGTAATTACGTTACCGCCGAAAAAATACATAAAACAGTTGTTAAAAGAATATACAGGTGTTGAATGGTGTTATCATAAAAATAAACTCGTGCCGATGTAGTTATTTTTTAAACTTTATGGTTTAAAGAATAATGTTAATGGTGATCATGAACCACCAGTGCAAAATACATAAAAATTAAACTTTTTATATGTATAAGAAACAACCCTAAACTATAAAAATGATCATCAAAAAATAATAAAATATTATATTGATTGAATAGCCTAAGTAATTGGTTGGCATAATTTGAGTTTAACAATACTATTAACCGGTTTACTGTGTTCATCAGATGGGTGGTTGTGAGATGCTGTACAACAATGTCGGGAAAATGTTGTCTAAATATTTTTTTATGAACGGTTAAAAAAGTATCTGTAATTAACACTTTAAAGTTATTAAACTCATTTAATAACTTTATTTTTAATTTTTCAGATGCTTTATAAATTAATAAAATTTCTGATCGCCATCGCGTCCGTAAAGGCCAAAGAAGTTGTTGTGTTGTAGGCGTTGTTGTAAGTTTAATTGAAAATAACTGTTTAACAACGCATGAAAAGTTTTTGTCTTGAATTTGTTCAAAAACTTCAAATATTTTTTTTATTTTACCCACTTCAACCATGTTATCATAAATTCTAGTAACTTAGACAAGACTTCAAATCTGAAGATTGAAAATAACTTGTGTATTTCAGTATAAAATACTGGTACATCAAATGAGGTTAAAATGTTTATTTTGCAACGGTGGAAATTGGTATCAATGTCCCGATTGCATCCTCTATTTATCATTAAATAATAAGAAATTATTATGTTATAATGCGTACAAAAAATTAATTTATCAGTTTATTGCACAATCACGAAAATATAGACCGTTTTCGTTTCATACACAAATAAGAGAGAAAATGGGAATTTTAAGAACATTAATTGGACCAATTAAAAATTTTAAAAAGTATAAATATGATCCGATCGTTGTGGAAAAATTCACTATGTTAAAATTTTCAATTTTGTTAGAACGTATAAAAAAAGTAACTGAATGTTACGTCTATGCAGACGTTATAGAAATATTTCATAATAATCTTTTAAAATTGTTATGGCGTGAAACATATACCTCAATGTATAAATTAAATAAACGAACCGATCAATACACCGTTATTACAAATGAACTTGTTAATAGAAGAAATCATATTACAGCATGGGCTGGCGCACGTATTGATTTAATAGAATGCAGTAACGATCTATAATACAACGTAACAATTTAAATTTATTACACAAGCGTTCAGCTTTAAAAATTTAAATTTTTAACCTAATATAATTAATTTACACCAAAATTAAGTGTGTAAAAAAGTAAATTAATCATGTTCAAGAAGTAAAGAGTTTAAAAAGTTATGTAAACGAGTAAATAATTACTGATACAATATAAAATAGAATATGACTTCTGTAGCAGGTTCAAGCGTCACAAGCGCTTTTATAGATTTAGCTACTTATGATACAATTGAAAAACATTTATATGGTGGCGATTCTGCCGTTGCATATTTTGTCAGAGAAACAAAAAAATGTACTTGGTTCAGTAAATTACCGGTTCTTTTAACACGCTGTTCTGGATCACCTAATTTTGATCAAGAGTTTTCTGTTAATGTTTCACGAGGAGGCGATTATGTCCTTAATTCCTGGATGACGGTTCGTATACCTGCCATTAAATTGAAAGCTGATAATAGAATGAATAATAACGGCACCATTCGATGGTGCAAAAACTTATTTCATAATCTAATTAAACAAACGTCGGTTCAGTTTAATGATTTAGTAGCACAAAAATTTGAAAGTTATTTCTTAGATTATTGGGCAGCGTTCAGTATGTGTGGCTCTAAAAGAGCAGGTTATAATAATATGATCGGTAATACAATTGATATGATACAACCGGTTGACCATACAGGAATGTTACCTGAAAAAGTTTTAGTGTTACCATTACCGTATTTCTTTTCTAGGGACAGCGGTGTTGCATTGCCTAGTGCAGCACTTCCTTATAACGAAATAAGATTAACGTTTCATCTTAGAGATTATACGGAATTACTTATTTTTCAGCATAAACAAGATTGTACCATTATACCAATTACAGCTGCTGATTTAGAATATGGAAAACCTGATTTAAAAGACGTTCAAGTATGGATTACTAATGCAGTGGTTACAAATGAAGAACGGCGACTTATGGGTACAACTCCTCGAGATATATTAGTGGAACAAGTTCAAACTGCGCCAAAACATGTATTTCAACCGTTAACTATTCCAAGCCCTAATTTTGATATTCGGTTTTCACACGCTATTAAATTGTTATTTTTTGGTGTAAGAAATACAACTCATGCAGCTGTTCAATCTAATTATACTACAGCTTCTCCTGTTATTTTAGAAGAAGCCTATGCAAGCGATCTATCTTTAGTGGCAGCAGATCCAATTGCAAATGTAACGCTTGTTTATGAAAATAGTGCACGGCTTAATGAAATGGGTAGTGAATATTATTCACTCGTTCAACCATATTATTTTGGTGGTTCTATTCCAATAGAAACAGGATATCATATGTATTGTTATTCATTAAATATGATGGATATGGATCCAATGGGATCCACAAATTACGGACGTTTATCAAACGTTAGTATGAAATTAAAAACCTCAGACAAAGCAGTTGTAAATGCTGGTGGCGGTGGCGGTAATATGTCTGGTTATAAAGATGCACAAAAGTTTGAATTTCTTACTATGGCTATTAATCATAATGTAATTCGTATAAAGAACGGATCAATGGGTTTTCCGGTTTTATAATGAGTATCTTACCACAACTTAAGAGTATAATCAATTTAAAATTATCGATAATTTTAAATTTGTTACTTGTTTAAGCTTAAACGTTGTACTATATTCATATCATTAAAAAATGGTTTGTACTCTAGTGCAATAGATGTAATGTATAAACTCTCTTCAAATGTAATATATAATAACAAGTTTAAATGCTGGTTTAAACAATTGGGGTTATATAAGATTATTGGTGAAATTAATAATTGTAAATTGACAACGCTTCTAATACAGCGTATTAAACACAATAATGGATTTTTAGTAATATCATATTTCACAGGCACGTTAAATCGCTGTAAATTTTCTTGTGTATAAAATGGTTTTAAAAGTTGTTTTAATGTATTTAATTCTAATTGTAATTGCCATAGATATTTAGAAACAATACCATTTAACATAATAGAATTATTTTGTTTTATGATTTGAATCATATATTTAAATTTTAAAATTTTACGGAAAATAGTGTGCTGTAGAAATTGCTCATCTTGTAATGTAAGACATTGAAGACATTGTTTACATGGTTTAAAATAAGTACAACTGGTACAACTAGAACTTGGGAAAAATACCATTTTTTTAAACAAATAAATAAAAATGAATTATTATCAATTGCCGATTATAATTCCGTCGAGGAAAACGTTAATTTTATTATCGGAATGTATTTCTACCACGTTAAAAGCCCAAAATTTAAACGTTATTATTTCAAACGATAAATTATATGACTTGTATACTACTTTAAGTCAAATACCAGCTTTAGGGCAAGATAAAACATTAATTTTTGAAAAAACCGTCGAAATTGCAATTTGTAACGCTTTAAATTATATAACACCCGTCATTAAAACATATTACAAAACAACAATTATCAAGTCAGGTTTAAAATCTATAAAGCTTAATAATTCTTGGAATATTTAAATTGATCGCTCGGCTTAAATTTTAAAATTTAAAAATTAAGCCGATGAATTTAAAATTATTTATATAAATGGAGCAAGTATTCTTTTTGTCTAGTGAGAAACAGGGTAAATATGCTAATATAGCAGAATGTATTTGGGACGGTGTAACAGTTATTTTTAAATCAGCAAAGTACATTGATTATTCACTTGAATGCGATTTAAACGCGTTAGTTAGATTAAAAAATGCTAATTCATTACATTTTTGTAAACCTATTGCAAAAACTGTTTATAATCACATAGAGGGTATTCTTTTAGAAAAAATAAACGGTGTTTTATTTGATGAATTAATAACGTCTGAAACACTAAAAACTGGTTATATATATAATTTCATTTCAATGTTTGAACAAACATTGATGGCTATAATTATTATGCATAAAAATAATATTACACACAATGATTTGCATATGAAAAATATTATCGCTTCTACGTGTGAAACACCGTATTTCATCTATTCGTTTGGAGGCTCTGAATTATTTTGTGTTGAGACATTTGGGACGCAAAGTGTTTTAATTGATTTTGGGTTAGCATCTGTTAAATACGCCAATTATGGAATGGCAGATGATAATTTTACATATTTAGGTTATACATTAAACGGTGAATTAGAATTTAGGCGTGACTTTATACACTTAGGGTATAATGTGTTACGTTATTTAAATAAATATTTAGCAAACGAGCGCGTTTACACACGTAAATTATTAATTTTCAAATACATTAGATTTGTGAAATACATTTTAACAGGTGTTCGAACACCTGTTAACAATGATTTATTTGAATCAAATTATTTCCCGTGTTTCAATTCAATGATTGGGAGAACAATTCCAATACTGTGTTTAAAACATTATACTAACGATGTTTTAATAGATATTGCACACTTATGTAAAACAACTGTGTTAAAACCCTTTAGGTACAAAAACTATACAAAAATAGAAATGACTGAATGCTGGATTGATCTTGTAAAAACTTTACATACAACTGAACCATTAGCGCATATTAAAAGTGTTTTAGAAGGTGAAATAGATGATCCAATACTTATTAAACATTGTAAACAATTGGGCTTGTTCGCAGCATCTATAGCAGCTAAATGTTATGAAATAATTTATACAATGAGAGACACTCATTATAAATATGTTCTTTGGAAAGACGGTATTGACTTGCTTTTACATCTACCTGTTAAAGCGTTCATCAAAAAACCACAATTAAATGACGCAGTTATTGTCCAGGATGTTTTAAAAAAAACAATTGTAAAAACTGTTTTTACACAATCCATGTTAAACGACGTTTATAATTTGCAACGCATTTTTAAATGCATAGAAGTTGCAAAAGCAAATATAGGCCCGGCAGCAAATCATTATTTACTTGAATCTATTATTGTAAAACAGATTATAGTTGAAGAAAAGACTAACGGCTTAATCTATTATAAATATAAGAGTTAAACTTAAATTTAGTATGACTGAATAACGCATCACGTTTGAATTTTTACAATTTAAATTCAAAAGTGATGCGTTATTTTAATTACGTTATTTTAATAGTTATTTAATAAATACATTAAAGTACACGTATTGTATAATTCTGTGATAGACTTTAAATTATTTTCAAACAATATTAAATCTTTATGTTTGAATATTAATATTAATCCTTGTACCGCTTCTTTTAACAATGGTATTGTAGGTTTTTGTTTAGGCATAAAATAAAAATAAAAGTTATTATGTGTTGCAATTGGCTTTAAAAGTATCATTAACGTCTTTATTAAAAACAAACAATCATCATCGTAGGTTCCATATAGATTTAGAAGCGTTAATTCTTTTATTGCTTTATTGATAAACATATTTAAAACAATAGTAAAATTTTTACTATACAAACAGTTTGAACAAATGTACCAAAATCCCTGTTCGCAATAAAAACATTTAAACATATGTGATTTTAATTATATTAATGGGTTGTGTATTCAAACGCTTTAAATTAGAATTAAAAATTTTAAAACAATTATGTTTTAAAATTTATTTAGGCAAGCCGTAACTTAAAACTTAATGAAATAATTACATTCTGTTTCATCCGGTAACTCTTCAAAAAAAGGATCCCAATTAAGATTTTCACTGTCTTCTTGATAATTAAGTGGTAACGGTTTACCTCGCCAAGGAAATTCAAATACGTGTTTTACCAAACAACCAGTTTTAACTAGGTCAGTTCTAATAGGTTGTGTTTTATCAGTCGTTAACAAATTAATTTTTAAATGCATTGAAATATAGTATGTTGTTTGATTTATTTCTTTTAAATAACTGCCAATATGATTCAATATACGAGGACAATGTTTAATTAAAACAATAAATAACTGTCTAACTTCTGTAACTGTTTTAATAGCTTTAGGCCAATTGACTTTAACCGCTTTTATAATAAATTCTGAATTGGTGAATGTTGTATAATCCAAGCGATTTATAAAATATTGTAAATATTTTAACGAATTAACTAATAAATCCATTTCAATATAAAAGTGTTTTATTTCTTCTGTATAATGCTGTATTAGTAAACTACAGCATTTAACATCATCTAATTGTTGTCTTAACAATTGAACAGCGTCGATAATTAATCGGCGTAAGAAATTTCTAGTTTGACTTGTTTTTAAATAGTTTTTTATACACGGTACACAAATATATAACGTATCAAGTTTCAAACATAGCCTACACATAGTACATTATATTATATTATGATATTTATGGTTGTAATCAATTATTTTAAATAGTTAATTCACTGACCGTAATTAAATCTCTGTCTAAAACATAACCTTGTTTTTCCAACAGTTCTAAAACTTTATCTGAACTGTCTTGTTCTCGATCTTTTTTATTTGAACCGTAAACTGTAATCATGAGTTTATCGCCGATATAACAATCAGTTTTATTATTAAAATGCCTGTAAGCTAAAACACCTAATTCAGCTGTATAAATATCCATTAATTCTTTTAATCTAGTTTTAGGATCAAATAAAGCTTTATAGTTAATTTCAATCGTCATAGTATCAAATATATTCTTTAAAAAATTAAAGCAAACCGCAGCACCTACACCTTCTACATTAAAGTGACCATCTAATATTAAACAAACAGCGCCTAAAAACGATTCAAATACATCTTCTAGTAATTTTTTTTGATCACATTTTAAATTTTTAGGTTTTTTAATATAAGGCCAGAAACCTAAAAATTTTGCAATTGTTGCAAAACTTCTTCGTGAAGCGTAATTAATTTTTAACCGTGCAATGGCTTTCACGCCTTTTGCATTTTGTAATTGCGGAAATGTTTTATAAAAGTACATGGGTAAAAAATAAGCAGCAACGCCATCACCCAAAATCTCAAACGATTCATAATTAATAATAGGATCTACTGACGCAGGCGTAAACGCTTGAATTAATTCTTTATCTATACGCGCGATTAATACAGAAATATATTCGGTATTTATTTTAAATTTGTTTTTAAACAATGAAATTAACCATTTTTCCATGTTGTTTTTATATATATAAATAATAGTTCAAGATGTTATTTTCAATTTACTTAAATTTTTAAAGCATAAAATTAATTACTTATGAAACAGCGTTAAAATTTAATGAATTTAAAATATCTTGTGTGCTTTTAACTAACTTATCAAGCGGTAATGTACCGTCTAAAAATATAGCTGGTTTTGACCCAAAATACGAATCCAACGCATTTAAATAATCACGTGTTAGTTTTGATTCAAATTGTCGGCCTCGGTGTCGAATACGATCTAAACACGTTTGTATAGGTGTATTCAAAAATAAATAAACGTCTGGTTCCCAACCAATAACGCCGTACAATTTTTTAAAAACATCTAATTCCTCATATGTTAAAAGCCCAAGTTTCCGAGCCACTTCACTAAAAAACAAACAACATTCAGGTGTTCTTTCAACAATTAAACAACAATCTTCTGGTAGAATACGTTTACCTTTTTTATACTGATCATGCTGTGTTAATAAAATATTAACTTGATTTACAAAATACCATTTATCAGGATTATTTAGACAATTATTAAAAATAGGCTGCCATAAATTTATATCTTCACGTAATATAGGATAACCAACTTTTGATAAAGCATCAAGTAAAGTAGATTTTCCCGCACCAATATTACCGCCGATACAAATAACTTTAGACATAATTACACTTTATTTTTAACATGCGGATAAAAAATTAAATTTTACTTTGGGGTAATGACTGGCTTAAATCTATAATCATAAAATAGAGAATTTTATGATTAACGCTATATAGTTGTAGGACTATACCGTCTTAATTTTTAACTTATTTAGTTGTTGAATCACTAAATTATACTGTATTCTATAAGTATAGATAGAGTGCATGTAGTTTTTAATGTCTAATGATACTTCTAATAACTGATCTAACGGGTTAACCATATTTTTCAAATAATATAGATAATCTAAAGTAAGATACCGAGATCGCGTTTTATAATAATTATAATATTCCATTTTATCACCTAACAAGCCTTTTCCTTTTAAAATGACATATTCAATACGACTTCCATTTTCAATTGGAAGTCCTCTTAGACGCATTTTTTCAGCTACTTTAACTTGCCCTGGACACTGTGCTATTTTTAAAGCGCGTTGTTTCTGAGGGTCAGACTCTTTGATTAACGTTGAATTTCTTATTTTATAAACACCTAATTGAGAGTAGTTTTTTTCAACATCCTGCCAGTCATTAATAGTTTTTGTAGTTATAAAGTCTTGTATTGGTAAATTTCTAGTAAACATATTTTGTACAGCGGTTAAAATAATATCAAATACAGTTTCCTTATACATGATTGCTAAAACAGACTTGTTGTAGAGATTTTTTAAGCAGTTGGGATGATCTCGCCGTGCTAATAAAACACCTTTACTTCCTAACTTGGGATCAACAAGTCCTGCTTTATTGCAAGAAATAAACATATATCGTTTCTTTGAAACAATTAAAAATTTTAAATAGATAATCTGTTCAAACTCTAATTTCATAGGCTCTGGAAATGCTTTAGATACTTCAAGCGCTACAGTTTCTGCTTTGTTCCATAATTCAACTAAATTAGTTATATTTTTAAATTGAACATAATTAGAATCTGTATCACCGTATATAAGCGTACCATTGAATCTTGATTTAATAATTGTAGAAGCTTTTTCAATGGATAAGCGTCCTATTCTAGTAATGCACATGGCACCTGGCATAAATGGTAAATAACCTTTTAATACGCCCATTGCACCATAAATACTATTAGCTGATATTTTACATGCTAATTGTCGTTTATGTAAGACGATTTTTATTGTTGGATCGTCAGTTTGATGATAGCGCTCTTTAATTTGATTTCTATAATTAATTAATTCGGCTGTAATAATTGGTATGATACCTTTTTTGTATTCTGCTTTAACAAAGTAATAGCGCCGTTGAGCACATATTACTTTACCTTTATTTTTATTTAATTCTGCTCGTTTATGACGGATGTTCTTTAATTTAACGTTACATTTTTTAATTAAGCTCTGATCTTCAATGGTTTTTCGTTTTATAGCATTTTTAAACTTAATTATTTTAACTAATTCGTTAATTGTTTTAGTATAGTCTTCTAACTGTAAAATTTTAGCATCATGTTGGCAATTCATGTGATCTTCCCATTCAAATGATTCTGTAAATTCGGTAGGTTCTTGTGAAAATGTAGAATAACAAATGTTTTTTGCAATAATAATACTTGGATATAGACTTGAAAAATCTAACGGTACAACATTTTCATACAGACCAGGTACTGGTTCAACAACATAAGCACCTACATATTGTTCCTCTGTGGCTTTAATACAACTGACAATAATGTGCTGCTGAGTGCAATAGGCATATATTTGTGAATATACTCTAATTTGTTGACCGCGTATAAACAGTGACATAATGTCTACGTTACAAATTTTAGCCAATTCTACCAAACCAATCCATGTATTTGTAATATCCATTAGTTGTAAACATAAATTTGCATCTTTTATACAGTAGTTACCTACTTTTGACATGACACCTGTTTTATGAGCTGTAAAAATCTCTTTGACTGTAACAGGATCTTTACCGGTATTTAAAAAATAATTTGCTACCGTTTCTAATTTATAATTGTCTAATTTATAATCTCGTTCAATAATAGGAAATAAATCCAATAAAACAATACCTTCCCATTCAACAAAAGTATATTCTTGACATTTATAAGCAGAAGAATTCCAAGAAATTACTCGTTCTTTTGCTGGTTTACAGAATTTACTTATTGACTTGAAACTTTCGACTAAAAGTAATCTTTGACATCGTTTTAGAATATAATCCAGATCAAATTTAAGAATATTATAACCGACAATCACATCAAGATCAAAACTAATTAAAAATTTAATTAAGCTCTCTAATAACAGTTGTTCAGTTTTATATTGCAATACTGTAATATCAGAATTTATTTTATTATAATCCTTTCCCGGTAACGATAATAAAATTTTAGAATCTTTATACACCAAAGCAATTTGAAATATTTCATCTTTAGGTCTATTACAAGGAAATTGATCTGTTTCAGATGTAACTTCTATATCTAATGCTAAAATCTTAAGCGCTGGAAGGACATCAGATTCAAACGGATATAAATAATTATATCGAGTAACAATTTCAAGGGCACATGAAGTACATTGTTGTAACATGGAATAACTAGAAACAGTTATCCAGCCTACTGAGGGTAATCTACAACAAGATCTCATTTGAAGAACTGTATCTGCTTTATCTTCGTGTACCGGTATATTTCGTGCCGTTAATAACGAAACAATTTTTTTTTTGGTATAACCGTCTTTAAACTGTATCCACCAAAATTGGTTATTATTGTAAACAGAACACAACTGCATTTTTTCAACGTGTGTGATACTGACTGTATTAAGTGTGATTAATGATTTAACATCGTAAACATCATCCACATAAATATAAGGTTTAAAATTTTTAACCACCACACAGATGGATTTATTATCGCGAGTTTTTCCATACCCACGAATGTCTTGATTGAGATCGTTACACCATTGAAAAATAAAAACTATCATTTATATATCATTTATATATTATAAATGATAATTTCGTTTTTCTATTCCTAATTATAAAAAGAGTTCAAGATGTGCGACGTCAACGCTACTGAAATACAAAAATTGTTTATGGTAAAACCTAGTAAACAAGCGCTAGATTATTATAAATTACCAGAACGAACTGATTATTCAGCTGCTACTTATTGTCCAATGCCTAAGAAAAAAGCTAAATCACCCAAGAGAGCTAAATCACCAAAAAGAGCATCAAGATCTAAATCACCTAAGCGGTCTAAATCACCTAAACGGTCTAAATCACCTAAACGGTCTAAATCACCTAAACGGGTTGTTAAGAATGTTAAAAAAATTAGTTCTCCTATACTTAAAAAACGTGATGCTAAATGTAAATCGCCAACTTATGTTATTACAAAAGAGTGTAATAATAAGTTGTACTGAATTAATTCAAACATCTGTTTGAATAAATATTTGTTATTTTCATCTTTTAAAGCATACTAAACGCTTTAAAAGATAAAATATTTTTAATTAAACCGTAATAAAATGATACACTATTTTTTACCTAAATATCCTTATATTAACGTAGTAGCTGATAATATTAATCCTTATCCAGATATTAATTTTGAAACTGCGTTAAGTTCTAAATTAGAACTTAAAACTACAATAGATCACGATAATCCATTTACACATCAATTATTTCTAGAACGTATATTTTCAGACGGCACCCCTTATACAGAATGTTTAATTTTTCATGCCATGGGTACCGGTAAAACATGTTCCGTTATTAAAATTGCTGAACAAGCTAAATTAGAAGCGCGTTTAAAAGGTGTTTTAATATTAGCTCGGGGAACAACGTTGTTAAAAAATTTTTTGTATGAATTGTTATTTAAATGTACCGACGGACAATACATACCAGATAATTATTTAACACTGACGGCGTTAGAAAAAACTTATCGAATAAAAAAACTAACAGAAACGTTTTATCATTTTAAAACCTTTGAAACATTTGCAAAACAAGTTAATAAATGGACTGATAATCAACTTAGAACAAGGTATAATAATTATTTAATTGTAATAGACGAAGTCCATCATATCAAAACGGGTGATGATAAGGATGTCAACTATGGTGCGTTACTAAGATTTATGAGAACCATTAAAAATTGTAAAAAAATATTATTAAGCGGTACTCCTATGGCTAATTCACCGATAGAAATTTTAGATGTTATGAATTTAATTTTACCAAAAGATAAAGCATTTACGGCTGAAGATGGAATTTTTGATTCTAAGGGTAGACTACAAAACAAAGACAGATTTATAGAAAAAATTAGAGGTCGTGTTTCATATTTAAAAGCAACTAATCCTGGTACAGGTTTAAAATTTATAGGTGAACCGATTGGTGGATTAAAATATTTTTCAGTCGTTCATTTACCAATGAGTTCGTTTCAAAGTAATGTTTATGAACTCGCCCATCAAAAAGATGTACGAGAACGAAACATCTTTATTAATTCTAGACAAGCGTCATTAGCTATTTATCCTAATGGAATGTATGGTGCAGAAGGTTATAAGATGTATATCCATAAAAAAAACAAATATTTCATCAATGAAATGCTTGATAATCTATCAAAATACAGTTGTAAATATCAGTATGTGCTGAACATATTAAAAAAATCAGAAAAGGTATTTATTTATTGTGAATATATTAACGGCAGTGGTTTATATTTATTAACACTTCTTTTAGATAAATTAGGTTGGGTTAGAGCAACCGGTAATGAACAAACTCCTCGACCAAAACGGTATGCGTTATTAACGGCGGAACAAAAAAATATACAGTTAATCATTCAACGATTTAATAAATTAGATAATATTGATGGAGCATTTATCAACGTTATATTAGGTAGCCGTGTAATTTCAGAAGGTATTACGCTTAAAAATGTACGTGATTTAATTATATTAACGCCGCATTGGAATTATACTGAAACGTCTCAAGCAATTGCACGAGGCTGGAGAGCAAATTCTCATCAAGATATAATAAATAGAGGTGAAACGCCTAGTTTACGAATACATCAATTAATAGCAGATTCTGGTGTAAGTATCGGCATTGATTTAACCATGTATAAGATTTCAGAAGAAAAAGATTATGAAATAAAAAAAATTGAATGGCTATTGAAGACAACGGCGTTGGATTGTAATTTTTTCAAGTATAGAAACGTCTATGAGACAAACAAGGATTATTCTAGAGAGTGTGATTATACAATTTGTGATTACAAGTGTTTTAACGTGAACACAATTCCCAATGATTTATATGTAGATATGCTGAACAAAAATAATTTAAAATTAATTTTAAATTATTTTAAACTTAATTCGAAAAGTAAAATAACTGATGTATTTACTGCGTTTCCTACTATACCACAAATTGATATCGTTGGTATATTATGGTGGTTAACCACGAATAATGTTCCAATTCGAGATAAATACAACAACCACGTTTATTTAAGCGAAAATAAAAACGAATTAAATTTAATCGCAGAACCTATTTATCAAGATGCGTCGATGCTAAATTATTATTTTCAAAATTTAGTGACGGTGGTAGAAACAAAATCTAGTGCTATTTTAGAACGTGAAGTTTATAAAACGTTACCTCAAAAATTAGAATTACTTTTTATAAAACCGCAACAAATTGTAGACATATTATCAGAATTACCATTTCCTGTTCAACGAATTGTTCTTATGGGTTGTTTAAAAGCAAAACAGAAAAATTTAACTAAAAATGCAAAAGCCAGGGATTTAATTGTGAATTTCTATAAAGGATTTATTTTACAAACCCCCGATGGTATTGTCACCTGGTTATTTGACGAGCCTGTCTTATTAGATTGTAAAACCCATCGATGGGTTACATTAACACCTTTAAGTAAAACACATTATCAGATGCATAAGGCTAAATTTTTAAACTCACCTATTGGTTATTATGGTTTATTTCATCCTTTTACACGTGATTTCTGTGTTAGAGATGTTACTAAAATTATAAACCCAAATGATTTAAGAAAAATAACGGTTGGTAGACGATGTAATGATTGGGATCAAAATATGTTATTTCATATAGTGACGCGGTTGATGAAAATAAAACCGACGGATAATTTTATGCAAAATAGCAATATTAAATTACTTACAACCATGATCAAGAGTAAACCAAACTTTATCGCGGAAGATTTAGAAAACATTAATTCTATGAAAAGATTTCTGTTTTGGAGTTCTGATCGGTTTAAACGTAAGGACTTATGTCGTGCTATAGAAAAATGGTTTCGTGATAACGATTTGATGGAAGCTAACTTTGATTGTGGTCATCAACGAAAAACTCGTACTAAATTTGCACAGAAATAATGAGCTGTGTAACAGCTGTTAATTTAATTAAATTATAACAGGTGTCGTATTGTAAAATATAAAAATTAAAATTAAAATGCTTAAGGATTCTATTAAAACAAAATCAATGGAAACTATTTTAAAAGATACTAAAGTAGGTAAAGGACAGACATTTACGCATGTTTCTATCGAAGGAGGTAAATATTTATTAGACGCATACAGATATCCATTGTTTTGGCAAACAGTAGTAAATAATAAAGCAATTCATTTGTTAGAAACACGCTATAAAGAGAGTCCAATTACATTAGATTTCGACATTAAAGAAACGCAACAAATTTACACCAAAGAAATATTAAAAAAATTACATAAGCAAATTATAAATTATCTAAAAGAATATTTAAATGTAGCTGATGCTAATTTAATCGGTGTTTTCTTACATAAACCATTTAAACTGACTGAAACTAATTTAATTAAACAAAGTTTTCATTTACATTACCCCAAAATTTTAATGAATGTAGTTGATCTACAACAGTTAATTATAGAATTAAAAGAAGAATGTAAAACAATTTTGAACGGAGATTATTTAGATCTTAATAGTGGAAAAGTTTGCTGGTTTATTTACGGTGCATCAAAAGTAGCAGATGACCCTTACTGTATAAAATACGTGTTTAACGAAGCATGTAAGTCTGTAGATTTTTATACAAGTTTAAAAGGTACACTCTATCCCTCTTGTTTTGGGTCAACAGATGACCCACGTATTTTAGCATGTTTCTACCTTACAATTATGCCCCAAGATAAAGAACCGTATTTAGTTACGTTTAAAACAGTTAAATTAAGTTTAGTTGATAAAATAATAAGTAAAAAAGCCAATCTTTTAATAGAACCGCTTGAAAAACAATCTAAATTGCAAAAATTAATTGATTTACTACCCAACGAATGTTCAAACGATCGTATTATTTGGTTAGAAATAGGATTTTGTCTATGGCAAATTACTGATGGTTCAAATGAAGGTTTTCAGCTTTGGCTTTCGTTCTCAAAAAGATCTGAAAAATTTAATCAAGACGAATGTTTTGACATATGGTTTAAACAAATGAAACCAAACTCATTTACAATTGCGTCGCTATACTGGTTTATAAAGAAATATAATCCTATTGGCTTTATAGATTATATTCGACTGTATAAGTGTTCACCCGCTAAATATTATACAGATGGTAGTCACGTCGGCATTGCGAAAATTATACATCATCATTTTAAGATGGAATTTAAATGTTCTTCTATTAAAAATCATACCTGGTTTAAATACGATGATGTTGTTTGGGCAGAATGTCACGTCGGCGTTAATTTACGCAGAATTATTTCTGATGCTAAAGGGCCTATTTTCCGAGTTTTAAATCAACAAATCATAGTAATTTCTAATCTTATAAATAATGAAGAATTGGATGATGAATATTATATTTGGCAAAGTAAATTAATACATTTATCCACCGAAGAATTGATAAATTTTAGAACACAATTATGCAAAATTAAAAAATCATTACGTATGACTCAATTTAAGAATAGCGTGATGAGAGAATGCGAAGAATTATTTTTTGACCCATTATTTAATCAAAAAATAGATTCAAATCCTTATTTAATGGCGTTTCAAAATGGGGTATTTGATTTTAAACAAAAATTATTCCGTCAAGGACGACCCGACGATTACTGTTCTAAAAAATTAACGATCAATTATGTTGATTACGGCATTTCACAACTTTTATCTTGTAATCCAGAGGATTTTATAAATCAGGGTCTTAAAGAAACACTAATATTTCTCGAGCAAGTCTTTCCAGATATTGAGTTACGAGTGTTTTTTATTCGCCAACTAGCATCTGCATTTATCGGTGGCAATTCTGAAAAAATATGTTTATTCTGGACTGGTTCAGGAAATAACGGTAAAACTATTACGCAAACATTAATGGAACAAATGTTTGGCCCATTTGCTGTAAAATTAAATACTTCTGTTATAACAGGTAAAAAATTACCTACAGGGCAAGCAAATCCTGAATTAGTACGTACCGGTGGTGGTGTAAGATGGGCTGTCATGGAAGAACCTGACTCAGATGAACGAATTAACGCTGGGATTTTAAAAAGTTTAACGGGAAATGATACTTTTTGGGCACGAGACCTTTATTGTACAGGAAAAGATACAAAAGAAATTATTCCTATGTTTAAATTACATGTGATATGTAACAATTTACCAGAAATTAAGTATGCTGATCAAGCTGTTTGGAATCGCGTACGCGTTATACCATTTGAATCTGTTTTTAAATTAGCGGAAGAGTGTCCAGACACTTACAAAGAACGTTTAAATCAAAAAATTTTTCCGGTCGATCTTAAATTTAGTGAAAAATTATCTAAATTAATAGAACCTTTAGCCTATTATTTAATATATTATTGGTTAAATATGGATCGCTTAAATTATAATCCACCTACTAAAGTATTAAATGCTACAAAAGAATATCAAAATGACAATGATATTTATAAACAATTTATCGATAACAATTTAATTAAACAAGATAATATTATTTTAACAGAACGCTTACTTTACATTCGTTATAAAGACTGGTTAGCAGAAACACATCCTTATTACGTAGTTCAATCACGAAATAAAGCTATTAAACGATTTAGTGATATTCTGGGGCCACTTACAAACGGCGCATGGTTTAATTTAAATTTAATCTAAATTACAATATTTTTCTAAATCATCGGTGGTACAACCGGTCGTAGTGCAACACTTTGTGGCAATACCAGTAGTACCATTGCGCGTGCTACGTCGTCTTGTTGGAGGGGGTCTATAAACACCTCTGTTGCCACATACACGTTGTAACGCCGCTACTAAATGAGCACTACATAAAATTTCTGCTGTAATGCTGTATAACAAACAATAGACAAATAAACAAACGATAATGCACTTCATTAATTTTATTAGACTGGAATTTATAAAACTAGTTTTATAAATTCAACTGTATATAGGATATCTAGTCATCTTCAACAACTTCTTTTTCAGAATATTTTTTTATTTCTTCGGCATCTTCGGAGGATATATCACTAAATACTAAATCACGTTCTAAGCTTAAATCTTCAACCAGTAAAACGTTCATTATTTTTAATTGTATACTAACGGTTGTCCCTATATAGATACTTTCTAAAATAATATCGGCTATAACTCTACATCTTCCATGTAGAGGGTCAATTCGTCGATCTTTTCCAGCACATCGTCTATAGAAAAGAGTAACAAATTGTTTGGTTTTATTATTATAAATAATTTTAGGATAAATAGTAGGTGCTTTTGGTGATGTTTCATATAATATAGACATGTCATCTACTAAACTATCCAATTGTCGTTTATTAATAATTTCTTTAACTGATTTATGTTTCAAATGCTGTTTAGATTTATTTAGAATTTCTTGTAAAATATCTATAAACGCTTGTTCTTTTGCTGTTGGTCCATTATCTATGTTATATAAGACTAAAGGAAACGAATAATTTATAGGTGAATCTTCATCAGTTTTATCATAAGATTGAATTCCCCATGAAGCTAAAATAGGTGTTCTAAAATAACATTTTGTAGTATTAGTTTCATCTTGTTTATATTTTAAACTAATACGATGACCGTTATATTTATTTGTTTTTGGTTTATCAAAAATTATATTTTTACTGCAGAAATTTTCATACGGAATGTGCTTGTTCATTATTTAGGGGTTTTAAATAGTACATTAAATTTTTAAAATGAAAATTAAATTTTAATCTCGGTATATTTTTAAATGGCGACGGTACAATCGTTACAGTCTAAAAATTTTAAAAATAAAATTAGTGAGAGCAGCACCAATATCATTGTTATATACTTATATTTGGTAAAGAGTACACTTCCTGTTAATAAAGGTAACCCTAAACAGAAACCACAAACCATTTTTATAAAAATGATAATTTGTTTCCGTAACGGATTGATGATTAACAATGCAGAATATAAAAATTATAAAAACAATCAATCTAAATAACATTTATTATGGCTGTTATATTTTTGTAATTGTAACGCATATGTTACAACAAGAACAATTTGATTATTTAGATAGTTTAACTGCGCATAATAATATTTATTTATGCTGTATAAACACTTGTAGTTGGATTAAATTAAATGATTTTTAAAATAACACTATTTAAAAAATTGTTTATTTTAAGTGCTTATGAATTATTCATAGAACATAAAACTGGATATTTCAGACTTTCCATTACAGATAAAAATTGTACTTTTATCTAAATTACCACAAAAATGTTTATTCTCATTAAAATTACATAATAAATTATTATGGTTAATTTACAGAGAATATAAGCAATCCGTCAAATGGGATGCCGCAATTGACTGGCAGTATAGATTGTTCCCACCACATACTTTTCAAGTACAACAATCGCTTTATATTTATACCTTATCAGATTTAATTCTTCAAAGTTATTGTAAATTTTCAGTCGTTCAACATGAACTATTTACAATCAGCCCGTTTAAAAAAAAAGGGTTTTTTATTAAACCAGTTTATTCTGCAATTAATTGGAAAAACTGGTTTACTGTTTTTCATTCCAAATCAGATCATTTTTTATCGGGTACCGGAGCAAACGGTAAAATTACAAAACCATTTTTATTTCAAACAGAAATATATAATATACTTTCTATTATATTAGAAGCTGCTACGACTGTACCATGGGTTACTGAGGTCATGAAAAAAATTGTAAACACTACAAATTTATTATTAACTAACAATCATAACTTTCCATTGTTGTTTATATCCTCGAGACCACTCATACCAGGATTTTTTTCATTACAACAACAATCACAACTACATGATTTACTCCTTTGGAATATTTATTCGTTGGACCATGAAAGAATCGGCGTTGTTATTTTACAACCCAAATTTCAAACGTTGTACTGGGATACCATGGGTTTAGCTGAATATAAAACTGTAGATAAATTAACATTTGCGTTAGGACAATTTAATTATAAATCAGTTAATTTTTTCCCTCGTTATTTAGATTATCGAATTGCAGCAATTCATAATATTAACCATGAAACATTTACAACCGTAAATAAATGGAAAGACGCTGACTTAATGTTACAATATACATCTAGCGAGTCTGATTCTACAGAGAGTTCAGATTGTTCTAACTTGTGGAGTTTTACAGACGCTGATTTATGGAGTTTTTCAGACACCGAATAATAAAAATATTTGATTCTAATTTATGATAATACATATTAATCAATTAATTATGCAGTACCAAGTAGAGTTGCTAAATCGTTTACTGTTAAAAAATTTTTCTGTATTAATAGGAAATGAATTTAGATGTAGCACGCTTAAAAATTATATTTCGCAAACAAGCAACGTCTGTGAAAAAATATTAGCGTTAATTAATACTCGTCATTATAACTTTCAATTACATACTTCATCAATGTGTTTAGCAGAATTATGTACTAATTATAAATTAAATTTTATATTATTATATGACACATTAACAGCCTTTCACACTGCGTTAGTCCACCATCAATCCAGTACATTATTAATTACCGAACATAGTTTTAAATCAATGACTCAAAAACTTAGATTGTTTTTACAGATACTTTATTTACAACAATAAATTTTTTTTTAAAAATTTCCTGATATAAACAAAAATGATGATTAAACAGTTTAGTTATGCTGCTGTAACAACGGCAGCAGTTATTGCTGCTATAGTATTATTAAGTCAAAATTCTGATCGCTGGAAAGGGTTATTGACAGGCGCTGTGATAGGAGTTTCAGGCGTAGGATTAATAATGGCCACGCTTTATTCTAAAGATTGAAAAATATTACATTTTTTAAATTAAAATTACAACTATGTTTAAACCAATTAAAAGTGATCGACCCCCTGTAATTTTACTTAAAAAAAAGTCAGTTACCTTAGATAATAAAAAATGTTATAATAACGATTATATGGAAATGAATTTTAAACCTGTGCAACAAAAAACTAATATTATTATTTTAAATGCACACGTTAATGCTACAAATTTATGTTATCAATATGATTTACAAGGAGGTGTTTTAAAATTAGATATTAATTATAAAGCGGATTATACTCTTAAAACTGGATTAAACGATTTAAAAATTGTTTTGGATTACAATGATTCTATCCTTAAAATAAATCAAAATACTTATTAAGTATACTTTAAATTTTTTGTGTAATATACTATACAAAAATTTAAAGTAGAGTGCTATATATTATATTTTAGAAATTAACAAATGAAAATACAGTTACGTTAATAAATAAAGTTAAAAATGTTAGTTATTGATATTGCACCAAAACAACTCGTTGTTAAAGAATTAAAAAAAATAAAACAGCTTAAATCTATCACTAGAATAATTTTTGTAACAAATTGTGTTGCTAATGATGACTGGGCTCATAGTTGGTTTAATTTGTATAACACCACGCAAACAGCTCTCATTAACAGTATAACCCCTGAATTAATAATTTTTGATGATTGCGACATTCATTTAAACGAGTATTTTAATTTAGTTTATAAATTTCTGCCCTCAGCCGTTATATTTTGGTTTATTTTTCGATTCGAAGCAATCGAGCAAATCGAACGAGTCGAAAAATTTTTATTAGCCTCTAAATTACATTTCCCTTATTTTATAGCAAGACATTTAAATCGGTTTAAAATTCTTAAATATTCCTTTCATGAACAGGAACTTTATTTATTATACTCTATGTTAGACTGTTTAACATTTAAATACGCAACCGTTAATAAAACATTAGAGTATTTATTAGAACTGTTATTTTTTAATCCGATGTATTGTGTTTGTCAAGAATTAGTAACGGCACACTTTAAATCAAAAATAATGTTTTTACGACACTTACAATATTACTATTTGGGACACCCTAATACTAGAAGCCGTAATAAGTTTATAACATTAGATTATTATAAGGTTAACGGTGATTGTAACTGGTTAAATTTAACAAAATTAAATACGCTTTGTACTCCACAAACCTGTATCTTAACATGGAAACCAGATTTTAAAAAATATTTACGAAAAGCTACAAATTTTATCGTGTATAACTTTACAGAACTTCTTCGGTTAAAGACTATGCCATTTACAACAATTATTCTAATTGCAATGCCTGAAAATTTACAACGGTATCTATTTAACGATGACAAATTTAAAAACGTTATATTTTATATGTATGAAATAACGCGTGTACAAACAGAATGTAAAAAACATAGTTTGTTTAAATTAACAGCCGTTATTGCGAAAATGTTTAAGAAAAATTATGTTATTCCGGGTATACTAAAATAAATCAGCATAAATCAAACAGTTAAATTTGATTTATGATGATTTATTTTATAAATGTAATAAGTTATGACTAAGCAAATAAAAGATTTAGCAACTAAATTGGCAACACATTTAAATAACGATGAAGCGTCAGACACTATTGCAACGTATATTATTACATATTTAAAAAATAAAAATTTATCATTGCGTGGGTCTTTATTAGCAGACTTGTCGTCGTCGTCAGAAAGTGATTCGGAACAAGCTGAAAAATCAAAACTTGTAAAAACCGATTTAGAAACAATGACGATTGCTAATTTACGGGAAATTTGTAAAAAGATGAATCTAAAAACGTCTGGCAATAAAGCAAATTTAGTGGAACGACTGTTAGAAGCAGAATTAACAGCCAATATTATTCCACCTCAAAAATTACCTATTAAAATAAAAACTCCTAAACGACCAGTTGTGTTTGAAAAAATAACTTCAGCTGTTACTTTAGTACCATTAGATGATTATAAAGATCTACTGTATGATATGGAAACAAAATTAGTATTTGAAAAAAGTGACCCCGACGCTGCTATTGGAACGTACGCTGACGGGCATATTTTTGGGTTAACAACATCATCGATGGAAATTTGTAAAAGTAAAGGTTTAAATTATGTTTGGCCTAGTAATATCACAGATAACGCCTAAAAAAATTTTTGATTTTAATATTTTATAAAATATTAAAATTACTTTTTATAAACGTATAGTATTATAATCAAACGTGTAAACAACACAGCTATATTAAAATTTGTTTATCAAACATTGTATAGTTTAAAATAACTGATTGTTGTTAACTATACAATGTTTGATATTAAAACCGGTGGAATTTTGATAGTACCTAATCCTTACCTGTTGAACTTTAACATAATTTCTAATCAAAAAGTATTGCTTTTAACCGAAATAAAAAGTTTAGACTATTGGAAAGTGACATTATTACAACGACCCAATATTTGTATTAAAAGTTATAGATGTAATAAATTAGATACAGAGTGGGACGTTATTATCTTTGATCATTGTGAAAAAAAAATATTTGTCATCAATCGGTATAAAAAACTTTTAACTTGTAACAGCCCATGGTTCATCTTTAGAAATGTTATTTTTAAATCATACGACCGAATTATTACAAATTTTTTACCTGAAAATCATCCTAAAATACAATTTGATCCAGACTTATTAAATCTGAATATTTGTTATCTGGAGCCTATGTTTTCAGAAGAAGAGTTATATCTGATAAAATGGGTTACCTATGCATTGGCGTATAAAAATAAAGTCGCTACAAAAAAAATTTACAATTTAATAGCAGATTTACATTTAGATCCGGTGTTAATATTAACTAAATTATTAGTTGAGTGTAGTTTAAATAAGCGACATAGTCGCTATACAGCCATCATTCAATTTTTAGGGACTGGAAAGTGGATGAACAATAATCCAATTATCGCCAAGTTAAAATTTCATGTTATTTCATATGATTTATCAACTCGAATTAAGGCATTAAAAGATGTGATTCTAAGTTATAAAGCAATTCATGAACACAAAAAATGTTGCGTGATGACGCATACAAAATTACTTCAAAAATATTTAACGTTAAAATTACAAGGTTTAATTGACGTAAAACTTTCTGCTGATTTATTAATAGAACCGTTTGCTTATGATACAGTATTTTCGCCTCAAAAACGACTATTCAATCGATTTGAATTAGGAATTGGACTACATAGCATTATTAAACCTGTAGAATTTATATTTTTCCACGATACTAAATTAGAGCAACTATTGAGACCGTGTATACTTTATAATTCATATGAATTAGTTTATTTTTTAACAACTAATTTATAAAGTAGCGGCGATTGTGCGATACTTAATAATATTATTATTAATAAGTAACAAACTAATTTAAAAATTTACAGGTTTAAAAATGTGTTCTAATTTAATACAATATACATTCGGTGTCACAGAAGACAAGAGAAAAACAGTAATGACTGAAGAACAATTACAAGCTGCTGAAACTGTTTTACTTTCACCCACTTATCCAGAATATAATAAGAAATTAAATGATAAACTTGTTTCAACAGATCCAAAATATGCACTTTTTAGTTTTGTTAAAACACCAGAAATAGATTATAGCGCTGAATTAACAACCGAAGTGACTAAATTAAAAAATTTAACTAAAGAGTTTGATTTCCAAACCCTTGATAAAATCATATGTATTTTAAAAAAAGAAAAAACTATATTTGGTGTTGCTAAAGTACGAGGCGCTTTTAAGACAGAGAAAGCAGCTCGTGAACGAGCATGTAAAATTATAAAAGAATCTGATAGCTTACATAGTATTATGACTTGTAAAATTGGAGTACCGTTTCCTTTGGTTACAAAAGGGTACGCTCGTGAATTAAATAGTATTAATTTAAAGGAAGCACTCACGAATGCGTTTACACAATCAGAACTAACTCATAAAAAAGAATTAGTGAACGAATTAAAAGAGATTGAAAAACGAACTGATGCATTAAAATTAGAAACTGAATCAGCACAGGATCCAATAGATGTTTATATTACAGAACGTGTTAAATCAGCTCATTTACAAGAAAATATATTAAAAAATCTAACAAAATTAATAAACTGTTTTAATAAACTAACGCATATTGAAACAGACTCTATTAAAGAAGTGTATCTGCTGAAATATATTACCGCTTGTCAAGAAGTTGGGTTAAATAATACTGTTCATATCAAATATATGACTATTCCATTGACAACAGGGTTAACAACAGTGACCGAGTGTGTTAAATTACTAAACTATTCTGAAAGTTAACTTGTTTTTTATAATTTTAAAAACTAAAGTTTTTAAAGTTGGGTGTTGAGTTATAATTTAAAGCAGTTTTAGTTTTTCAACCGTATCGTTATACACGGTTATGAAATCATCATTATTTTCTAGTTTTAAACACATATTATTGTAAATGACTGCCGATGTTTTAAATCTTAAATATTTTTTTATAAATGTTTTAGAAAATGTAACCTTTTGAGGTTCTTTTAATAAAACATCTTCTAATTTTTTAAGTTTAAGTCTGTGTTCCTCAGGCAATTTTAAGCGTTCTGAAATTTTATTTTCTTTTGGCGTAATATAAACTTTAAAATCACTTCCATATACTGTTTTTTCTCCTGTTTCATACGAAAAATTAGTTTTACAGATGGCACATGTCATACTATCACAGCGATCAATTTTATAGATTTTAGTTTTACAATTTGGGCATTTAATCATTTTTTGAATCGCATTTAAAGATTCAATATCTTCTGGTTTACATTCATGCGGATCAAATTTTTCCAAATTACAAGTTAAACATAATATTCTATTACATATTTTGCAACGTGTATCAACGATTGTACCCGGGCAATATGCAAACGGACACTTGATATCGTCCACTGTTTCATGGTGTACTTCTTGTTTTGCTTGAGTTTTACATAATAAAGTTAATTTAGCATCAAAAAATTCTTCAATATATTCTTTATAAACTACTGGAATAGAACTTAACCAATCTACTTTTTTCATGATAGCGACAGTTTCAATTTGAGTTGTTTTAATATCTATTGGTTCTCGTAAACGTTCAATAAATTTACGGTAACAAGGCATAAGAATATGCTCTGTTTCTGAAAAATTAAAATGAGCGCCGCAATGACATTGAGGATAAGTTGCATCTTCTACTGCTATGTCAGCCATATTTTGTAAACATTCTTGACAACTTATATTATTACATTTAAGTTGGCAGCTAATAACGGGACTGATATTTTCATCGTAACAATAAGCACAAGACATCATTATATATTAGTGTATATTTATAAAAGAAAATCGTTTTTAAAAAATGAATCGTTATTTAAAAAAATCGCAGACACAAGAGGTTGTTGTTATGCATAGTAAACCTACTCAAAATGCATTTAATCCTATATCATTTGGTCCAAGCCTATGGTATTCGTTGCATACCGCTGCGTCTTCAATATCTGATCCAATTACAGTCACCGATAAAAAGGATTGGGTTAACCTTTTAAAAAGTTTAGCGGTATTATTACCGTGTCACGCATGTAAACAACATTATACAGATATTATCAAACGTACTGATTTAAACCAAGTTACAAACACTAAAAAACAATTATTTTGTTTTTTAGTAGATGTACATAATGTAATTAATTTAAGAACAAACAAACCAGAATTTAGCTATAATAAAGCAAAAAAATTATATGGTTATAACGGTGGTCCCAATTTAATGTTATTTATTAACCCCGATGTAAATATTTTCGATTAATATATTAAATAACTACTAAATTATTTAAAAAGCCTTACATTTATATCTGTATTATTATTTTTGTACCGGCGTAAAAATATTTGAATAACACTATTTAATATTCTTCAAATAAATCATGTGCCTGAAAATAAACATGAATAAATACGAAAAGAAATTTGATTCAGAAATTGATTCAGAAGATTTATTTGATCCTGACAAGTGGGAACTTGAATCTGATGATCAATTTTCTGATGATGAGGAAACTGAATATCAGGCAGAGTTTTATTCTGATGGCGGCTCGGACGCTGATGAAGCCGAGTCTGAATCTGAAGAAGACGCTTTGCCGAAATTTAACAAAGAAGCTCATTTGAAAAAGCTTAATAACCAGTACAAACAAAGTTTGATAGATTGCTATCTTGCTTTGGAAGGAAAACTCAAATGGACTGAATTCAAATTGGCTCCACCGTTACCCTTTAAACCTGAGGAAGTTTGTTACATTAAAAAAATCAGAACAAAGGCACCAAAGGTTAAAAAATGGGTTAAAGCAACAGATGTTACAATCATCATTAATGATGAATTGGGTATTTGTTTTGTATGGAAAATTCCAAAATCAAACAAACCATGCAAATACTTGGTGAACGGACAAATTTGTCCGTTTGGTCCCGAAAAATGTCATCATAATCACGGACCTCCACCAGCCAAAAAGAAACATCAGTTGTGCAAATACATCAAAGAAAACCAACCGTGTCCATTCAAAGCATACTGTTTGTATCAACACGAACAAGTTCAAAAAACACAACTTTGCAAGTACTACAAAAATCAAGAGCCCTGTCCATTCAAAGAGCGCTGCATGTACAAACACGAAACTCTTAAATCAGATGTTAAAACAACAACTGTTTCTGTTTCTGCAGCCGCATCACCAGTGAAATCAGATACCACACCTGAAAAACACTTTTTGAAATACAGACCTGAAGGGACCTCAATCTGTAAACACGCAAACAAATGTAAGATGAATTTGGCTGGAAAATGTAAATTCTTACACATGCGAAAGGACATCAAAAATGCCATGAAACCTTGTCCCAGAGGTAAAGATTGCGACGCCGTTAAAATATGCGCTAAAAAATTAGTCAGCAAAAAAGGCGAGCAAATTTCCTATTACAAGAACATCAATGGTGGTTGTGGGTTTGTTCATCCAAAAGAAGAATTAGATGCATTTGCATACAGAATGACAAAATAATTAACCGGTTAATTAGATAAACGTGCCAAAATTGACTCCCGGCGCGTTTATCTAATTTTAAATTAAAACTGTTGTACTCATTTTATTTAATCTATATAAAATGAGTAGTTCAGCCATTAAAAACAATGATGTAATTCAGCCATTTGCAAAAAGAGAAATACATTTTGAAGAACCTGTTTGTCACATCAATGCAGAATTGGATAGTATGGGTCGTCATAAAACACACCCACAGCCTTTAACAGGATGTCATGGAGTAGGACAATTTTATAATTCTATTAATCAACCGATTGTATTACGACATGGTATAAAATATAAAACATGTACGTGCGCTTGTAAAAAAATTTAATTCTTTAAAATCTAAAGAGGGGAAAAACAGATTTTAAAAAATTATGACATACGTTTATACCTTATCAAAAGTACATTTGTATTCATATTCATATAAGCCAAAATTGTTAGCATCTGGAAATAAATAGGCTGCCATAACATCGGCAAATAAATATTTTGTTGCAGAACCATCTGTATTATATAAGGTCCTAGTTTCATCCATCACAGCGATATTATATTCATAAGGTACAAATATTTTTAAGATATTTAAGATATCTTTATAAAAATCTTGTGATGGATACTGTCTTAAATCTTTTAAATTTATATTTTCCTTATTTTCTTTGACAACTTTATTAAAAGTACTTTTTTGCATATTTGTCCAGTTTATAATAACATTATTAGATTCTAAACGCAATAAGTTATTATCTGAATCAAATATTGGCTTTTTGGATATTTTTAAAGGTACTTGCTTATATTCACGTCCGGCACGATTGCCCCAGCTAGGTTTTAAACCAGTTTTCTCTATTTTAGCATTTTTAATACCGTAATAATTTACAGTGCCGTAATCTGGATGTACGGTATAACTATTCTCAAAATTACTTAATAATGGTATATAACCAATGTTTCTGATGTAAAAATGTCTTTTATCAATGGAGTATTTAATAAATGACGCTCTGATATTAGATCTTCGTAAATATATATTTTCTAATGCAATATTATTATGTATTATACCATATTTACCATGTAAAATAGCTAATGTGCATAACAGTTGCAGAATAATACTTTGTTTTTCTTCAACTGTTAAACCAATTAAAAACATGTCAGTAAGTACCATGGATGGCGCTTCTGTAAAAAAATTATAACATACATAATTTGGTTCGCATATATCACATAGATATTCTGCGCCAATTGACAATAACACATTAGGCGTTTCTTTTTTAAACACAATATCGTTTAAAATTTGTTGAACAGTAATTTCAATAGGTTTAATGATATTTTTAGGCCATTTATCCCAACCAGTAAAATCTTTAAATTTGTTAATATCTTTTGGTTTAAATTTTGTTTGTTTACAACTAAAATAATATATACCAAGATTGAGATTATATGTTTTAAATATAGGTGTATGATTAATTAGCTGTATATAATGTAAATCACAATTATTAATTGTTTTATATCGGTTTTTTAAATGATTATGTACAACATTCATATAATGTATACGAGTATAAGAATTATGGAAATCAGTGACCTCAATATAATCCTTATTTATAGTAGTATTTGATTGCGCTGTAACAATTGATCCTATATTAAAACCTACTGCTTCCGTTGATAAATCAACGGAAGGTGCTAGATTAGATGGTCCCGCCGTTGATAAATCAATAGCAGGTCCCGCCGTTGCTAGATTAGATGGGCCTGCCGTTAAATCAATAGCAGGTCCCGCCGTTGCTAGATTAGATGGTCCCGCCGTTGATAAATCAATAGCAGGTCCCGCCGGTGCTAGATTAGATGGGCCCGCCGGTGCTAGATTAGATGGGCCTGCCGGTGCTAGATTAGATGGGCCTGCCGGTGCTAGATTAGATGGGCCTGCCGTATTAATAGGTACTGTTGTAATATTAATAACAGGTTGTGTAACCGCAGGTTTTATAACTGTAGGCGCTGTAGTAACAGCAGTAAAGGGTGCTGGTGTATTATCAATAACAGGTTGTGTAACTGTGGATTTTATAACGTTAGGCACTGATTGCTTTGGAGTAGGCACAGTTTTTAAAATTACTACTTTATTATCGGGTGCTTTTGGCTGTTTTAAAATTGGTTTTAAACCTGATGTTGATGGTTCAGCATCACCAAAAAGTTCTTCGTCTGAAGATTCATCTTCAGACATATATTGTAGATCTATAATATCCTGTGACACACTTTTAACTTCTTGTTCAGTTACCGCAGGTAATTGTTGAGGCGCTACATAAGGTTGATTCATAGGGAAATAACCTGATTGTGGACCAGGCATTATATATGGTTGATTCATAGGGAAATAGTTTGCTTGTATACCAGGTGCCATATATGGTTGATCCATAGGGAAATAACCTGATTGTGGACCAGGCATTATATATGGCTGAGTCATAGGGAAACCAGTTAGAGGTGCGCGTTCTGTTAATGGAACGTCAGGCGTTGGGTTTTCAGGTGGTATTTCTTCTGGTGATGGAACTTCAGGTGGATTGTAGTTATACGGCACTTGTGGATTGTAGTTATAAGGCACTTGTGGATTGTAGTTATAAGGCACTTGTGGATTGTAGTTATAAGGCACTTGTGGATTGTAGTTATAAGGCACTTGTGGATTATAGCTAAATGGCGTTGCTTGAGCATAATTAAATTGTGTTGGTTGGTTATAACGAAATGGTACCTGTTGAGTAGGTTTTTGACTATGTTTAACCCCCTGTCTACCTCCTTGTTCATTTATTACTACAGCAGGTTGATTATAGTTAAGAGGCATTTGGTTTGGACCTGGTGGCATAAAATTAAAACCATATCTTGGTATTGCTTGATTTTGTATACTGTTTGGTTGGCTATATGGATTATTTGTAATATGTCGTTCTTTACTAGATTTTTTACCATGTTTCACATCTACTTTTCCAAACACAGTAGGACTTTTTATTTTGAGGGTATTGAGCTGAGACATTTTTAAAAAGTTTTTAAATTTTAAAAAGTTTAACGTCTTTATAAGGATTAAATATAATCAATATTAAATAACTATAAAATATTGCTTAGGGCCATTTATACGTATCAACAAATTTTGTTTTAAATTTTAATTCTGGAAATAAGTTTGCAATCAGCACATCGGGAAAGATCATTTCATCGTACAAATTACCTAATGTTGTATAATGTCCTTTATAACCTACAACTTCTAAAGCTTTTTGATACCACAATGGAACGTCCTCTGTATCATCGTCGTATGAAATATAATCCGTTACTAAATTTAAAATAGATTCGATATCTAAAATGTTTTCCCATACTGGAAATTTACACATATTAGTTAAATCAACAGTAATATCTGGTTTTATATCTAAATGACAAAATTTATTATCGGTTGTTTTGTTTAATGTTAAGCCAACTATTTTAGCCCAATTATCAAATATAGGTGTATATTTTGTTTTGAAATTGATTCTGACTGAATTATTGGCAGTTTCTTCACCCCAAACAGCAAGTTTTTGATCATCTATTATTATTTTAGCATTACGTGTACCATAAAAATTAGTATTAGAATATTTAGGATTATAAACACGCGCTTCGCTAAAATTATCCAACAAAAATATGTAACCTAAATTAGGAACGTAAAATTCTCTATTCCGTATTATATACCTAAAAGTGGCAGTTGCGTCTACTTTCTTATAGACTACAGTATATTTATTAATATTTAAATGTACGATACCATATTTACCTTGTAATACAGCTAAACATAACATAAGTTGCTGTATTATATTTATTAATAATTCTTCAGTTAATTCATCTTCTATAGATTCTAAAGTACCATCATAGTTTTCGCGGGAATATGATTTACAAACGCCTTTAAATTCATACTGTTCACATTTCTTAATTATTTTAATATTTTTAAAATAAAGTACGTTGTTAATATAACCACGATCTAATGCTTCTTTTAGTAACATTTCAATGGGTATAATTTTATTAGTGTCAAGTAATTCTTGTCGAGAAGATCGTCTTTCTACTAGTTGTGAATGATAATCTACGGCCAATAATCGATTATATAAATGATCGTTAAATGACATAACATATCGCTGATTTAATCGGTTAATCTTGTGAAGATTTTGAAGGATTCGACGATCTTTTAGTTCTTTACAGCTTCGAACTAAATCTTTGTATATCGCACCAGTTTTGGCAATTTTGCGATTTGTTAACGGGTTATAAGCAGGATTTTTTTCAAACTCATCACATACGTCCATCTTTTTAAAAGTATAATAAAATCAACCTGTTTTAAAACTAAAAAGAATAGTTAGTTTTAAAATAAGTTACTCATTTTGTACCGCATAGGTTGTTTCATCTACATAATTAATTTCTAAATTTTCAGTGAGATTTAACGTAATGGGTGTAGGATAGTCTTGTTCCCATTTAAAATAAGGTTCTAGTTCAAACGTATAGTCGGTAGTTGTATCAACACCTTTAATATTGACGATCGAAACACATTTTTTTAAAAAAATGTGACAAAAGCGTTCGCCGTCATGAAATATTATTTTAATACGACCTGTAACTTGATGTATGTTAATTGGTTTTGTAAACAATTTTTTCCAGATAATAGACAAAATAGTTTTAAATATAATATATTTTTGATGACAATCTTGATAAAATGCTTTATCGATAATTAATTTAATTGTAAAACTCCACGTACAAATTATTGCAAAACATATACCTAACATTTTATATAACTCTGAAAATTCTGGGGCCGACGTCTTCTTCGACTACAATTAAGTCATTTTTTTTAAAATTGTAATACTGACACGCTGGATCTTCTACTAATATTTTAGGATATTTTTTACCGTCTTTACAATTTTGTTTCCATAATTTATGGACCGGTATAATAGAACCGAGATCATAAATAAATCGGGAAACATGAAATATTTGTAAATTAATTTTCTTTTTTGTTTTTTTTAAGACGTCGTATGTGGCAGATTTAAAATATATAATCATATTTAATGAAAGCGATTCATCCAACAGCCTTAAAAAAGACGCTGTGATTTGATCTGTAAAATAAATTTTAATTTGATCTGATATTTGATACAAGTTCTCATTTATTTTAAATAACTCGTCAGATATATTTCTAACTTTAAACATTTGTTTAATATTATTTAATATTTCAATCGTCACCATGATTAATTTATGAATTCATCTTGTCATGAATTTTTAAATTTAAAAGTTACGGCCATTTAAACGCCTCAACTAAATCAAATTGCAACACTTGAAATTCTGGAAATAAAGTTGCTGCCATAATATCTGGTAACACAGACCGAACGTCATCTAAAAGATACTTTTTTGTAATGAAAATTCGTAGTAAATTTTCAATGTCTTGTTTAAAATCTAATGCTGGGTAAGTTCGCATGTCAGTTAAGTCAAGCGTTTCACTGGGACCAGAATTAAAATTCTCAATAAAAATATTTTGCAAAGTGTTATTATATTTATAGCTTTTATATTTATATTGAGCATCTAAAATTGGTAGATATTTAGTTGTTATAGGTGTTATGGTTAATTCATATTTTGCTTTATTTCCCCATAACGGTTCAATATCGCTAGAAATTTTTAAATTTCTAATACCATAATACTGCTCAACAGTATATAAAGGATTTAAAATAACGGCGTCATCAAATTTTAAAAACATTGCTATATAGCCTATGTTGGGTAAATAAAATGTTCGTCCCGCAATAACATATTTAAAATATTTATTATTTTTTTTTATTTTAATTAATCCAATATTAGCCGCCGTTATATTTTTATGCAGTATACCATATTGACCTTGTAATACTGTTAATGTTAGTAATAATTGACAGAGTAGTGTAGATTTTAGGTCAGTTGTTAAATTTGGTAACTCTGTTTCTAACGTTGCGTCTATATTTTCTTGAGCGTGTGCCATAAAATCTTTACATACAATACTGCCTGAACAATACCTGCCATTTGGCATAAAACTTCTATTCATAGCATCATTAATCATAACATAAATATCACTGTTATTATGTGATGGAGTTGATTTAACAAGTGTAAATTTAGTTTCGTTTAACATCACGGCGGTTTTTGAACATAAATCCGTTAATGTAGTTAAAGATCTCAATTCTTGCCGTATTAATAAACTTTTTTGCCGTCGCTCAAATAATTTATAAGGTAGTTCTTCAAATAAATCTTTAATTTTAGATGCTTTTGGTTGAGAAAAATAAAGAATTGGCTCAATGGGTTTTTCAACAAAAAACGATTTGACAAATGACACTATTGTACCATCGGTAACTTTTTTCTCTGGTATTTGCGTCAAAGGATGGTATTTAATAGGGTTTGTAGTAGGATAAAAATCATTTATTTCTATTTCATCGTAAACACGTTTTACAGGTAACTCAGGTGTTACCGTATTTAGATTTAAATCTACTAATGAATAAGGCAGAGTTTTTTGGGCTTGCTGTGTCTTAAAAATTAAGGATGTTGGATTATAAACAGATTTAAGATTAAATAAAAAATAAGACGGATAATAATTTTTTAGTTGATCTGACTCATGATATATGCCTAAAATATGTTTATTAATTTTATATTCATCAGGCGTCATTTTTGATAACGTTGTACTAACATCTTTTACAGCTAATTCTGGATACGGTTCACCACATTTTTCAACTAGGTTTAAATATTCGTTCCTCGACAATGATTTATGAGGATGTATTTTAAAATCTTGACACATTTTTATTATTGATTAAAAACGAATAAAAAGTTTTAGTTTTATATTTTATTAATAAAATGTATATAGCCGTGTGTTTCTGGCAGCATCTAACGCATGTGCCATATCATAATTTACGTCTAATTTCTTTTTAAGTTTTTTCTCTGGTTTTTTACGTAGTAATAATTGTAATATAATCCATAATAAAACGCTTAACAAGCCTAATAATGGATCTTCTCTAAATAATAATAAAGCTATTAGAATATATAACCACAATTCTGTCATTTTCCTTTCTATATAAAATATGGAACCGTCTCTTGAAAAATTTAATTTCATCACCGCCTGTTTTCCTGATACTAACTCTGAATGTATTACGTTTCAAAATTATGAAGAATTTAAAAAATTTTTTAAATTGCAAACGATCGTTACATTTGTTCACAATCTTAAAGATCATATAGAAAACAATAGAAGTTTTAATTTTAATTTTAAAAATTTAACAGTGTTCAAACATGTTGCAAATGCATTTGATCAAATTACAAAAGAAGATCTTTTGGTATTAGTAAACGTTGCAATAGAATATTTTACAGATGAAAATATGATTGAAATTTTTAAAAATGATACAAAATGCGCGCTTTTTATTAAACGACTAGTTCATCCTGTATTGAGAAATATCCCATTAACACTTGAATTTTGGGTCTCTGCTACACTAGATGACGTAAATAAAATTTTTGATGCACATATGACACAAAACTTGTTAAGTTTACAAGAACTTTTTGTTGAAACATCCATTACAAAAGATATTGAAAAAATTCAAGCTTGTCTTACACTTATTATGCAAAAACATGAACTTTTGCTAGATAATCTTCGTTTTCATAAACATGCTGAAGATCAACAGTTGTAAATCATAAACTTTAAAGTGTCATGTTTAACAAGTTAGACAATAGTGCATCTTTTGTAATAAAACCTTCTGTAATATATTTCATGCCTAATGTATTCACAAATACTAACGTAGGTAAATTTATAGTTTTTGAACCTAATAATAATGGCATAATGTTAACTAATGCTCTTTCGGCGGCTGTTGCGCCGTCAAAAGGTTGTGCAATTATAATTTTAATGTTTAACTTAATAAGCGGATCGATGAGTTTATAAATTTCAGGAATTAAATTTCTACAATGTAAACATGAATTAGATCCAATTACTAATAAACATGGCCTTAAGTGTGCTAGTGGCAATCCGTCAGCTGTAAAATCTGTAATTACGGCGTATGAAATTGGAGAAGTAAATTTATTCATTTTTAAAAATGTTAAATATATTTTTAGATTTAGATGAAACATTGATTCATTCATTTCATCAAAGTAAATTGGGTGTTGTTGACTTAACACAAGGAACTTATTGTAAAGGCACAGTACCACCTTTTACCAAAAACAGATATTTAGCAGTTATTATAAGTAAATATGAATGGAGCGTCATTGATAATTATATAGTTTGTCATAGGCCTTATTTAGATATGTTTTTACAAATTATTGCAACTCGTTATAACATTAATGTTTGGACAGCTGCTTCAGCATTTTACGCCACACAAGTTGTAGAAAATTTAAACATACTTAATTTAGGGTTATTATTGTACAATAAACACTGTCCCAAAGATTTACGAAAACTAAAAAATTTAGGTTATTCTTTACAAAATACTTATATCATAGATGACTTAGATGAAGTTAAAAATTTACAATACAATAATTGTATTCAAATTAAGCCATTTACTGCTGCATCATCTCAAGTGGATGATTGTGAATTGTTACAAATTATTGCACAATTAATAGAGTTAGAATAATAATTTAAAGTTTAAATAAAAGTGGTACCAATACTTTAAAAGTTAACGATGCTAAATCTTTAACTTGTTTTAAAAAAAGAAAAACATCGTTAACTTTTAAAGTAATGGTACTACTTTTATTTAATGGAAAAGTTGCACGCCGTAAACTTATTGAGGCCACACATACGTTTCAATTATTTGAACTTGTTGAAACGCTGCTTCAGGAAATAAATATGCTGCCATGACATCCGCTAATAAAAATCGCGATGCCATACCATTCATATTATAAATAAAATCAGGATGGAGTTCTGCTTCTTGATAAATAGAATTTCGTACATAATTATAAGTAAGTTTAATGTGTTTTCCAGGTTGAAAAAATCGGTTACCACCTACAAATGTTCGTAATAAGTCATATATATCACCCATAAATTCCCAAGCAGGATAAGCTCGCATATCACTTAGATCAATTGCAATTTGAACAGTCGCCAAATTTTGAGGCGTTAATTTATTAATTGTGTAATACCCCAACTCATAATCACCGGCTTTCCATAATACAACGTTAGTGTTCTCCTTCATGTCTAAATTTAAAGTACTATTAAACGGATTAATTATAATTTCTGTTCCTGCCATTGAACCCCAACCTAATGGCGCACCAGCTGCTGTTAATGTTGCATTTCGTGTACCATAATAATTTGTTTCATTATTAACGGCGTGATAAATAGTGGCGTACCCAAAATCAGATAAAAAAAATATTACACCGTAATTTGGCACATAGAATGTACGCCCGGCAATTTGATATTCCCAAAAACCACCCGGCCTAACTATTTTAATTAGAATATTAACGGCTTTAATATTTTTATGTACAATACCGTATTGACCGTGTAACACAGCCAACGTTAATAATAATTGTAACAGGCCACTTTCAATTTGTTGCGGGCTTAAATTTAAATTTTTAATAGAGCGATCTAGTAATTCCATTAAAATAATATAACATTTACCGCTTTGGATACCTCTATTTAATGAAACAGTGCAATTATCACAAAATACAGTTTTAAAAGTATAGACAAGATTTGGAATAGAAAGTGATTCTAATAGCTCAGCGACAATTTGTGCGCATGTTACTTCTTCCTCAATATCTTTACGTAATAAGCTTTCTTTCACTACTAAAATATTATCTTTATAAGATACTTTATATACATTACTATATGAACCACGCCCTATAAATTTATAATCTGTTAACAAGCGTTGAAATTTAGAAGCGCTTGTAATACAATGATCCCATTTATCAATCTTATCACTTTGTAATAAATCTTTTACTGTATTAATATACGATATACGATCTTCTAATAGAAAAGCTACTGTTTCTACAGTATCCAGTTTAGTACGATCTGAAGTGATTGATAAATTACTTATAGCAGATACAATATCAGGTTCTTCGACCGGTTCTAAAACAGTATCAGCTTCTGTTTCAGATTGCGATATTAACTCGTCATAATAATTAAATTTATAAGGTTCTTCTACCGGATTTGAAATAGTATTAGCCTCTGTTTCAGCTTGAGAAGATAAATCTTCAAAATATTTAAATTTATAAGGTTCAATCGGTTCGTCTTTATCATAAGTTTCAACTCTTTGAATTTTGGATGCAAATGTTAATTTTGGTCCTCTTTCTTTAGGTTCAATATTTAAAGAATCTATTAATTGTGTTTGACGTTGTGAATTTAAACTCATCTTTTTCAAAATTTAAAAATAAATATAATTACGGCGAATAAGAATTTATTTTACATACATTAATTCTATACACCTTAAACTTAATACTTTATAAAATGTCGTTATTACAAGCGATTGATAAAACTAAAAATGTAACTAAATTTATTAATCCTCATGATTGGAATGGCCCAAACAGAATTTTAAAATTAAAACCGTGTGACACCGTTCTAAAACACGCCGGTTTTAAAGAGATAAATTATACTAAAGTGTTGGGTCAATTTAGACCGGAAGGAATTTTAAAGAAATCTTATTCCTACGACCCGCATAGAATACAAACCGGTTATAAAAAAATCAATGTAGTCTATAATGATTTTGACGATAGCGTTGCCGTCGAGCATAATTCACGCCCGTCTATTTGCGTAGAACATCCACTTTCTGTAAATCGAATAGAAAAAAGCACTGAAAAGTATGAAAATATTTATAAACCTATTCGGTACATTGATTTATTTAAAAATATGTGTTTACATATTTATAATGTGTTTACATATCGGTCAACCTATAAACAGAATACATCGGTGCAGCGATTTATAACACAGAAACCCAGCGTTAAAATAAAATCAAGTGTTTCAAAACCCTCAAAAACAATACATTATCCTGTTGAGCAAGCTAAAAATTCATTAACCATTGCCGTAAAACCACCAATGTTAAATAATTATTATCCTATGGTACAAAATCATGACGTGATGACTACAAAACAAGTCATTACACCTAGTATTACATCGACAAAATCTAATCTTTGCTATAAAGCAGCAAGTATACAACCGCAGTCTATAAAATTATCAACCGATATCATCATATCACAGCAAGCAGTTAAAAAGCTTCCGCTCTATGAATTAACGCGTGTTCCTAGTTTAATATCAAAAAATTTAACGGAACAACTCACTACACAAGGAGCCCCATCTAAAACAATGTTATGTTACAAACCAATCGTTTCAAATGTTCAAACACCATTGAAAAATATTGATTTAAAACCAAAACAGGCATATAATTTAGCTGGAACAGAAAAATCGATTGATGCTGTTCCACACTTGACGGATAAACTAAAAAACATTTTAAAACAAACAGATTTAAAATGTTTTGAAAAACAATCAACCAGAAAAACAGCTATTTCAACTACAATGTGTCATAAAACACAAGATAAAATTAAAATTTTAACTGTTTGTTCTGGTAAAACACTTAATCAAAAACCTATCAAAATTAAATGTAAAAAGTTACCTGCCGCAATTAAAACTGAATATTTCAATGAGTCACTTAAATTTGAAACTCCCGTACAATTGAACGATTCAAAAACAAAAATAAAATATAACTCATTAACAAGTAGCGTACAATTGAACCCTCATAAATTTTAATGTTGTACTTATATTATAAAACAGTATAATGTTGGATTTTTTTAAAATTCAACGCTACACTGTTTTATAACATAAAGTTTTACAGTCTTTAGAATCTATATAGATTCTAAAGACCAAAATAAAACTTAAAAATATAATTATATTTTTAAGTGGTTTATTTTAACTTTTTTAGATAAAATATATGGTTAAACAGATAATAACAATGATTAAATCAGATACAGCTGTATTACTTGATGCAAATAGGGTTTCTGTATTTCCCTTACCGTCACCTTCCTGCCCAGCGAAAAAAAACGGATCGTCTATAGAAATGATTGGTTGTCTAGTGGTACTTTTTGTTGTAGTACTTAGCGTGCTAGCAGATCTTGTTGCGCTAACGGTGCTCGTTTGTACACGTGTTTGGTTAAAAAAAGTTGCAATAGTACTAAGCAGTGTCTCATTAACTCCTATGGAATCAAGTTCAGTAGTAGACCATTTTTGAAATTTACACCAACAATCTGAATAATCATCATCATCATATTCTTCTGTTATATTACTTGACTCAGTTGGTGGTAACGCAGTAACAGACTCTTTGAATGTGGTTTGTGTTAAATTAATGACAGGCGCTTTTGTTGGTGGTTTAACAGTAAGAAGGGAATCTTGTGTCAAATCAATGACAGGAGCTTTTGTCGTCGTTGTGCGACGAGGTACTTCATGTGTCAAAGCAATGGTGGTGGTTGTTAAGTTATTATATACTCTAGTTGTGTAATTAAATTGACTACCGTTTTGACATGCACAATAATCAGTGTAATAATCATCTTCAGGTGGTTCATAACCTGATGAGTCATCGTCAATGTGTTCAGTTATTTCAAAACAACTTATACTATTTAAAGCAAAAAGAATGTATATAAACATGATACATAATTTTAAACTAATTAAACAAAAAAATTATCAATTATACAATCGGGTGTTTATATTGTATAAGAGTGTTATATTTTATAACGTTAATGTTATAAAATATTTTTAATGTGTCACATAAATTATTGTAAAATATGAAACCATGTACCATTAGTGCGAATCCAATCTGCAACAAAATTATCTAACATTTTACTCATATCAATGATCAACGTAATATGATCGTGTCTAAACGTTACTAAAGTAATCATTTCATATGCTAAGTAAATACAGACGATTATTCTACCTTTGTTTATAACCTTGTCGTTAAATACAGCTACTAAAAAACATTTATATAGTAATACAACGTCTATCGGTCTAGTTAGTTGGTGTATTTGGAATATTAATTCTGCAGAAGGCCAACCAGTATTACATAAGATAGTATCGTGATTAAAATTACATTTATTAAGATATTCTGGCCAGGGCATATTTAATTTCCTATTACAAATTGAAAACAGTAAATCTGTTGCCGTATATTTTGTATTAGAATAATGTAAATAGTTTAAAAGTCGGTAAAACATAATTACTAAAGTACTTATATATTTAAAAAGTTTATCATTTTTATTGAATTAAAATTACGTCATATAAATTAATTGATCGTTGCTTAGTGGTTGTACGTTTATTACTGTTATAAGTTGTGCCCTACAACCTCTTAAATTTCGCCAAAAGGATGATAAATCTATTTTTGCAATTAAAATATTATGTTTTAAACAATAAATTACTTCTGTTAAACAATCAATAACATGATCTAATAAGGCTGTGTTATAAGATACATTATATGTAAACATAAACGGTCGCTGGTGTACAGGATAAGAAATGTAATTTTTTTCTGCTAATCTACACAATTGTACCGTTAAAATTTCAAACATTTGACCAATCTGTAGTAATTTTGATTGATCTAATCTTAACGTAATAGTACGTCGTGTTAAAACACTATTTAAAATTCTTAATAAATGTGTATGTTGAGCAATGTCCATAATTAAATTTTAAACTGATGTGGCTTAAAAAATTTAATTATTATTAATTACGCGGCGTTCATTTACAGAGTATGAAATGGAATGCTTAACGGACCTATTATTTCCTGCCAATGAAAATGTTTTGGTTCTTCGGTAAAACTTGGAGTTATTGTTGTAAACCCTAATTTAGCTGCATCTTTAAATATATTATAACGAGGTAGAAATGGCGAATGAACAACGGGTTTACAATTTTGAGTCACGATTGAACAATAATTCATGACATGATTTGCAATATCGGTGGACGTCACTAATAAATGAGGATATTTTTGAAAACAAATGAGAAGAAATTTTCTTAACTTTGTAAGTTCAAATGTAATGGAAAGTAAATCCATATTCCAAATTGTAAATGGAATTGTAATGCTTGTATATTTATTTCCGGCTATAGGTTCTAATACAACCCATAACCCTTCAACACTTTTCAGAAACTTTTGATATTTAAAACACTCCAGGTTTGATAAATTGGTCGTATTAATACGATGAAACATATTAACGATAGAATTTATTTTAACCAACGCATCTTTTAAGAATGTGTAAATAGCTAATCTTAAGGTGTCACGTCCTTGAGGTGTTACATTATAAACGTCAATACAGTGTCCACAAATATACCAAAAACTTTGTTCGCAAAAGGCACAATTCATTTTAATCCGTACTCTTAAAAATATTTATAAGTATTCAAATTATCGTACGGCATTAAATCTTTAAAATACATAATTATATTATTGAATTATTCTAATATTAATTAGAATAAATAGAATAGAACTCATGTGTAAAATATGTAGCGAACCAATTTATTATATTTGTAAAAATTGTACGCTTCGATTAAATAGTTCAGAATTGGGGCAAGCTACTTTACGAACTTTAATATATACTCTTTTACACGATGTTTTAATACGTATTAATAGTTTTAAAAAACATTATGCTAATATGCAAATAAATCAATTTATTTTGTTAGAATTAGAAGAATTAAATTTTGAATGTCAGGGTATACATTTAATTTTGGAAACAATGATATCATCATTGAATTATGTTGAATTAACAACTGCAACACAACAAATAATTTCAATTAAAGATTTATCTTATAATATTCGTGATCTTCGACGAACGCTTCTTTTTTATATTGAAACAAACGTTATGCTGTTAGAAAGTACAGAACCAGATCTAATAGAATTACAATTGATTATAAAAGATTTAATTTTTTTAATAGCGCCCAATTTATCATTAAATACACCAATATTTAATATGATGAAAGAATTAAGATCATTAGCCATTTCACATATTAAAACTAATTTTTCATTTTAAATTAAACAATCACGATTAATTTAAAATGTAGTGTTTGCATACAAGCCTATTATCATTCAGTAAACTTCATATTTTATTTAAATTAACCATCTTTGTTATGAACATTAACATGTTATACAATGTAACAATTAATCAGATCTACTTTAGGAGTTAAACTAAGTTTATATTATTTTACCGTTACGTTTTTAAAAAAAATTTTTTTAAAAATGGGTATGTCAACGTCAAAAAATCTAAGCGATATTATCACAAACGCTTTCACTAATATAAGCTCGGATATTATTAAATCACAAGTCACTGATATTAATAATAGTCAAATTGTTTCAATTTCTAATATTGACGGAGACGTCGATATTTCAGATGTGTTGTTTGTACAAATACTAGACATCAATATGAGAAGTTTAATGAATGTTTTATCAGAGCAAAAAGCACAACAAGAGCTATTAGAACAAATAGCTCAAAATGCAAAAGCAGTTACTTCAGGATTAAATACGCTACAGTTTTCATATGCTGTAAATCAAGTTACCGCAATCACTACAGCGTGTGCACAGATTGCAGTTAGGATAAATGATTCATGTACATTCGCTGATACAATTACGCAAGAAATTACATTACAAAATGTCAAAGGGAATATTAATATAAAAGATTTAAAATTAAATCAGATTGACAAAGTATTTGAAGATTGTGCTCAAGAAGCCATTTCTCAAAATGAGCTTACACAGCATATAACTGAAGAATTAAAACAAAAATCATCTGCAAGTTCAACCGGTGTTTCATTTTTAATTGTACTTGTAGCGCTTGTGGTCACTGTAGCAGTAACTGGAATTAAACTTATTGGACCCATCTGTTTTATGGCTGGAATGGCTGGATTTTATTATTATTATAATTTTCATGAACTTGTTTATAAAGGGTATACCGTTGAACCGAGTAAAGATTTAGTACATAACGTCATTCGTAAACCAGGCTTAAGTTTAATTAATGCGGTAGAACAATTAAACGCTTCTCAATATCAAGCATTATATTGGAAAAATTATGATATTGTAAAGAATTATTATACAAAACTACCGATACCAGAAACAATGTTTTTTTCTGATACCATAGATGAAACTTTAGTAGCGCAAGATACAGGCAATTTTACATTAGCGCCTAACTTTTTACAGAATTACGGTTTACCACATGTTACTGCTATGAAAACAAGTGTTCAAGTTGGTGATTATTATTTAAATCAAGATACAGGTATCTATTATAAATATAGTGTCGATGGCGAGTGGGAAAAATTTAATGAGATATTACATTTAGCAGAGTGGAATATTGCCATGCCTATAGATAAACCTAGAAGTGACAATGATTTATACGGTCGTTTCATTAATCCATTAACATTACAACTGTACAAGTTTAAAGACAATAGTTGGGTTGAATATCAAAAAATAAATACCGGCGTTGAACTTTTTAAAAAATTAAGTACTCCTAATACATTAGTAGTAAAGAAATATTATAAATATATTTTATACGGTTCCATCTGTTTAACAATCGTGGGTATCATAATTAGTATCACAGAGTTTTATAAAAATGAATCTGCCGAGTTATGAAGATTTATATTCTGACGGTACATTATATGTTAGAAAATCTTGGTTTCATTTAAAACTGAAATTATATATCGAAAACTCTAAATTTACAGCAACTGTTTTTAACTTTGGAAAACCGTTTAAAAATTATGAAACGCATATAAAATTATATAAAAATACTGATTATACAAAAAGTACTCATTTTATTATTACGTTTACAGGTACAACAACTACTATTGTATTTTTAAAAGATAACAAGTGTTTAAGTTATGTTGTTGCATCTCAAGGACGAGTGTATAAAAATCCTCAACTTACAGGTTTTTGTACATGGAAACCTATTACATATAAATTAAATGTTGTATTTCTATAAGCATTAAAATATATACAACCGCTAATAGCGTATATATTTTAAAACTCAAACAAGATAGTTCAATTAATAAATGTTAAAGTTGTGAATAAAAAAAGACATTTGATATTTTTTTAAAAAAAATAGATAATCATAATGTATGCAAATATGACAATCATTACATTGATAATATTAAGTTTCATATTTATTAATTGTGAAACAGTTGCACAAGAGCCACAAGAGTGTCCTTATGTAGGCTGCAAAGGTGATCAAGGACTTGCTGGCGAAAACGGTGCTAAGGGCCAAAAAGGCGCAAAAGGACCAGTATGTGTTGGTAAACCTGGACGAACAGGTTCACCTGGTGAACCTGGTGAGCCTGGCCGAGATGGTCACGATGGCAAAAATGGTCTAAGAGGTATAGCTGGCCCAAAAGGTGACAGAGGAATGCGCGGTGTATCATGCAATGACACACGTAGACAACAAAAAGGTGATCCTGGCCTGCCAGGACCACCAGGCAGCCCCGGGCTCCCAGGCCCAAGAGGTGGAGTTGGAGTAAAAGGTGATACTGGCCTGCCAGGATCACTAGGCAGGCCCGGGGGCCTGGGACCAAAAGGTGGATCTGGAGAAAAAGGTGATACTGGCCTGCTAGGACCACCAGGCGCCCCCGGGCCCCCAGGCCTAAGAGGTGAAGTTGGAGAAAAAGGTGATGCTGGTTTCCATGGCCCACCTGGCAAGCCAGGTAATCCTGGCTTGCCAGGACCAACAGGACCACAAGGCGACAATGGGCTCCCAGGTGAACGAGGCGAACGAGGCATCGTAGGTGAGACCGGTCCACAAGGGCCTTGTGGACCACAAGGGCCAGAAGGCACTGAAGGCGCTGATGGACAACCGGGTACCCCTGGTGTCAATGGTTCCACTGGAGGCCCTGGCCCCAGTGGTCCCACTGGCCCTACAGGACCTAGCGGTCCTAAAGGCTCAGCTAGCGAGATTCCTGGACCGACTGGTTTACCTGGTAAACCAGGTAAACCAGGTAAACCTGGTAATTGTAATTGCACTAGCTGCAGTTCTAGAACTAGGGTAAATGCACAATAGTAGGGAAAAGTGCTAAAAATTAAAAAATAAAAATATTTTTTAATTTAAATGATCATTACAGAAATTATAGTGCTTCATCCACGTAACTTAAATTTAGATATAAAAGAAGCGTGTCTTGTTGAATTAATTAAATTAAGACTTTATAAAATATATAAACCGGTAGGTTATATTATTGAAATTGTAGGTGTTATTTCTGTTTCAACCATTTTATGCGAAGAATTATTACATGTTACAGTGACGTATAAAGTAAACGCTATTAAACCAGCTGATTTGATAGACCGGTATCAAATTACAAAATTATTAGACGTTGGAATTTTTATAGAATTAGAATATGCGCATATTTTGATCATCGGCGGCCTGCTAAAAAATACAGTTTATTGTTTTGAGTGTTGCCAATTTTCAGCAACAGATACTGTTTCATTTAAATCAATTACATTTAAGTTAAAAAAATGTAAAGATAAATATATATATGCAATTGTAGCTGAACATCAATGTAAACTACCGCTTTAATATATAATTTTTAAATTTAAGCCGATGTAGCATAATAATTATGTTAATGCTGCTGCGTCATCTTAAATTTAAAAATTAAATGCTAAAGAGTATTAACTTTTTTATTGCATTATAAAACAATACATGTTAGTCATTAGAATATTTTTATTCGGTATAAATATTTTATTCAGTGTACTGAATAGTGTTACCATGAGCATTTTTATTTGGTTGTTAACCGAGTATACAGAACGGCTTTTCATCTTTATATTATGTTTCACTGTTTGTGTGATGATCGTTAATGTTTTTATGTTAAATACAATTGCGTTACTTCGTAAACAAGAAGTCATTGTGGCAATCATTTTATCATGGATATTACTTGTAATTTATGGTTTCTTGGCAATTTATATCGTTGCAATAAAACACATTATTATCAATAATGTATACGTTCAATTAACTTCAGATAGTTTATTTGTAAAACCAATTACTTGTTTAAATCTAACTTCGTGTACTACAGGTCAAAGAATTATTTTGAGTTTTATCTTAATTTATAACTTTATGTTTTTAGCTCAATTTATGTTATTGTGTAATATATTTTGTATTTTGCAAAATAGACAACAAGTATTTCATATTTCAGATATTATCGCGACGTAATATGTCACACACAATACGCTTTATATTCTTCACAACCAAATAATTCATCGATATTTTCAAGCGATGCTTTATAATATTTAACACAATCGCTCCAATGAGCAGGATTAATTATTGTATTATCAATATATAACGCCGTATGATCCTGAGTTATTTTTTCCATTAATATGAAAAATTCTTTTTTTGGAATAATACTTGCAAAATTTAACCACATTTTTTCTTTATACGTCATATTTGGCTCTCGTAATAAAAAGACACCGTCGATTGTTGCGCGAATAACAGGCTTTAAATCCATAACATATTGACTTGCAACAACTACTAAAATATTCCAATGTCTACCATTTTTAAATAAATCCATGACAGTTTTTTCACAGAATAATTTTGAATCGTCCATGCAATCGTCTATGATTAATAATAACCAAGATGTTTTTCCTAATATATTTTTAGCTGTAATTTGACGTTTATGGATCTTCTCAATGATTGATATATTGAATTTATTATAAATAAAACAGGAAGGAAATATGGTTTTATAAAAATGATTTGCCTCTTCAGAACCCGAAATTACAATTGCCGCAGGTATTAAATATCTTTTTGATGCTATTAAAGATTTAATAATGACGGATTTTCCAGAACCAGGACGACCTATAATGATCAGTTTCATACCACCAATATCCGTTTCCATACTTTCTGTATTGGGTCTAATTAAATCTAAATCCAATTCATTAATGTTTACAGAATCCATTTTATTTAAAAAATTTTTACTATAATATTGAATTGCTTATAGCATAGGAGACAATACATCAAGTCCTACTAATGTAAGCGAGCCGTTAACGGTAATCTGTGTAATATCACCGACACCATGATCTCGGTATAAAAATTCTAGGCACGGGATCTCATTTACCGTCACAACAAATTTAGTTTGCGTGCAATGGAAGTGCGTAATATAAAATTCTTTATCGGTAACATAAGGAAATTCATTTAATAAAGCACGTTCTTCAGTTTGCCAATTTGATGTAAAACTATTTCTAGCAATAATATTATGGATATAACGGGGATTAAAATGGAAAACAATGTGACCCAAATTATTATAAAAATCTACTGAAAAACTTTGAGACTCTTGATTCCGCGCAAACATTTTCATAGAAATGATTGATTTTTCAAGTAGCGGTGTGGTAAGTTTTAAAGTATGAGGCAATTCTGTAAGAATTGCTTTATATCTATTTTGTAAATAATCAGTCAAATTATTGCTATGTGGCAACTCAAACCATGTTTTTACTTTATCTTTAAAAGTACTGTTAGCTAAAATTTTTTCAGACAATTCCACAATATCAACGGTCTTATTGAGAATCATTTGTTCTAGCTCTGCTGATTCTAAAATAGCTTTCTCGATAGTTTCAGTTGCATTTAGTTTAATTGTATTGTCATTAACATTAGTTAATACATTATTCACTGTAGTTGCGGAGTCTGTTAACGACTTGAGAAGATAATTAATCAAAGAGTCATATTTATAAAATATAAATTTAAAATCTGTTGAGTCTGTAACCATTTTATTATGATAGTGTAAATTTTAATTTTATTTACATTTATTTATATATATAAAAATGATTAAAAATGTGTTAACAATTATAATTTGGCAAGTTATAGGCATAGTGCTTTCACACTATTTAATTGCAAATGCAACCAAAACAAACATACTTTTTTTTATTGGATTACAAACTATCATTTCGATGTTATTATTTGAATATGGCTCTAAATACATTCAATTAGGCTACTTTAGTACAACTACGTTGTTACTGACACAATATCTACAAACGTATTTAAATCAATAAAAATAATCGAAAACATAAATAACTAAATAAAATAAGTAGTCCTATAAATCCTAAAAATAAAGCAAATAATACTAATACTAAAGATGTTTGTGTTAATCCAACATAAAATGCAGAAACACAATGTAACATTGAAATAAAAATTAACTTTTCAATCATTTTTTAAAAAAAACTTTTTTAAAAAATATGTTTCTAGGGTTTATTTACTACAATCAAACAATCATCACATTATTTGTAGCTACACCATCGGTAATTAAACAACTTGCCTTTCCACCAGATTTAAAATTAGTTCATCGATATAAATTTAAAACAACGACATTATTTATGGTTGAAAGTAACGAATGTACTATTGAGTGTATCAGAGAATATGATTTAAATGAATTCAATCCATTTCAATACAATCTTCAAAATATAATTTTACAAACTTCCGTCGTAAAAATTTATCTTGACAATTTGGATTTTTTTCATCGCAAAAATATATTATTTTATCTTGATGTTATCAACGGTTGTTCTTTAAAGATCATTTTAACGGTTGTTTATTTATTAACAACCTTTTTACTGGTTTGCCTTTGTACGTTTGCAATGTTAAACTTTTACACATACCTCTATAAAAAACATAACGCTGCAATACCCCGTGATAATATAATTATCTTATCAGATTTACCACCCAATTATCAAGAACTTCAAGCTTAAATAAATACCTTCAATGGCTTTTTTAATTGTAAAGCAATTGATTGTAAATCGACATCCATCAATGCTTTAATTCGGAAAACATTATGTCGATGATTAGCATCAGGTTGCCCCGTCACTAATAAATTGAAAAATGAATTAAATTGTAGCGTACTACCAATCATTCGATGTAAAATATGAGCGTTTTCAGAAATAAGTTGTGTTGTTTCAGACGAAGTTGTTTGCACATATGCTATTTTCCACAGTTTTAATGCATATTGAATTGCATCAGACAATGATTTACCACTAAAATCAGAATTATATTCTTCAATAATAAGAGCCCATTGAATAGTATTATCTGTTTGAATATAGCTTAATTCTGCAATAGATGCTTTTCGAACGGCTTTAACATTTCTTCTATTATGATAGTAAGTAGTCCAATTATTTAATATCGTATAATCTGTATTATACTGTTTAATTTTAAATTTAAACCATTCTATAAAAAACATATTTTCTATAATATTCTGACTATTTACAACGCTGTCATAATGATATAATACTATTTCTGGTACAATAATTTCGTAGAGACGTGTTAATTCTAACCCTAAGATAATATCACGCGTATCAGACCAGACAAGCTGATATTCTTTACTATGATAAAACATTATATTAATAATTGGATGGTTTTTGAGCAATTTTAGTAATTCTGTTTTTGAATTTGTGATTAATGTGTCTGTAATCCATTTTTCAGCCATTTCTTTGTATATATACGGTAATTTTGCAAGTGGTTCAGCTATTAAAGCGTCTGATTTAAATCTAGGATACATTCGCTGTATCACTTTAAAATAAGCATAATGTATACAACTTGGAAAAGAATGGTTGTCTATTTCAAATGAAGGTCCCATGACTTCAAACATTAATGCTTGTGGTACGCTTATTTTTAATTCTTCTGTTTGAACCTCTTGCCAGTTTTTCATAAAACCTGATGTTTGCGCAAATTGCAAATTAACATCGGGTTTCATTGTTTGTACATTTGCCACCACGTCTAAATCCAGTAAATTATTTTCATACGCCATATAAATTCTATTTAATAAATCAATACCAGACCAATCGGTTGAAAACGCTTGTGTTATTGCAAACTCATATTTATCTTCGGGTAAATCGTAATATTCTTGTAATAAAACTCTGCATTGTGCATGTAACAAACTTAATTTAAATTCGTACAATTGTTTTTGATAAACGTCAATGGCATAAAGTTGCGTGATGTAACCGGGCATACTTTTAGGGTGCATTAAAATATAATATGGGATGGCCGGTAAATTATAACTTTTAATTTTACTATAGTACGGCATGGCAACACGACGTAATTCTGTTAACGACGTACCATCGGGTGGTAACAGTCGCGAATCAGTAAAAAACAATTCTTTTAAAGCTAAAAATAATTGTTTTAAATCAGCCGGCGACATAAATTCATTTGATTCAATTGGTATAACAGAATTTCTTTCTTGCGTTAATAGACCTACTAACGCTTTATCAGAATGTACTAACGTATACGAGCCTGTTATATTTAGAATTCGAGCTAACTCGGGATTTGTTCGAATTTTAATCCGCATCGCAATTAGTTTCTGCTCGTGAAAATATGCATCATCTTCTTGCCCTTTTAACGCAAGTATTAATGGTTTATCATTGATGTTAATAGCCATTCGACTTTTAAAATGAGCTGTTTTAAATAAATAACTATAAATGTGCTCTATCAATGATAAATCTGTTAATTTAGTAATACCTTTTTCTTCTTGTTTAGGTGTTAAATAAGCATAATATGGTGTAAATGACGGACTTATTATCTTCCATGGATATAAATTGGTTTTATATAAATCAATCGTTTGCATTTTTGTTTTTGTTTTAAAATTTATGAATCTCAATTTCAAAAACCGATGTTAATAATTAACCGGCTTTATGGATTCTCACTCGTTCAAAACAACTCAAAAATTCTATTCACCAGCTTATTATAATAAAATAGGCTACAAACATATTGATTCACAAGCTGATTTAAGATTATTTTGTGCTCCAAAAACTAGTGAAAATAAGGAATTACGAGGTGTAGTTTACAAAAAAGATAAACTTGTTTTTGCAAGTTTACCTTATAACAAACAAACGAACGATATTCCAACAGAGTTTGAATCAACGGGAAAATTTTTTTCATTGACGGAGGGTACCGTCGTTAATATGTTTTACATTAATAATCAATGGTTTATTGCCGGTAATAAAAATTTTAATATTTTTAATTTAAAATGGGCTTCTAAAACAACCACGTTTGGAGATACTGCATTTGAAGCAATTCTTCATCTATGGAAGGAAATAAAAAGGCCAACAGAAACTAAATTACATTATATTCAAAGATTTGCATTACGACATTTAAATCCTAAATATGGGTATATTTTTTTACTTTCATGTACTGTAGAAGAAAAATTAGTGTGTCATTCACCAAAAATACCTTATATTAAATTATTAGCATTGTATCACAAAGGCATACATACGTTTGAACATTTTATTAAAGTTGACAACGGTTTAATAATTCGAACGGCAAAAGCATTAAAATTTAATACCACGGTTCAACTAGAATGTTATTTAGAAGGTTGTGATCCATATGAAATTCCAGGAGTTTTGTATATAGATCCAAAAAAAGGCCATTTAAAAATATATACTGCTGGTTATTCTACTTTATTAGCCATTAGAGGAAATAACCCAAATGTTAAAGAAACATACATTTCATTTTTCTTAAGTAGAGATGAATTTGCGCAAGATTGTTTAATCAACATACATCCGTATTTAAAATCATTAAACCAAACTATTATAGCACATTTAGAGCGAATTGCACTTTGTTATATAGATTTAGTAGAGTCTGCTGATTGGAAACCTCAATATTGGATGAGTTCTATGCTATTAAATTTTGTAAAAGACTTAAATTTAAAGACGAGTAAACCATTAACAGACGTAGTTAATTTTTTGTTAATGTTGCAACCAGATAATTTTATATGGTTGACAAAAACACATATGCATTTAGCATCTAAAGTTCTGTAACGTCGCTAGAACAATTAAGTTTTAAAATATAAATATAAATATAAATATTTTAAAACGTCATACCATATAATATAACACACTAATGAGAATGCTACCTAATAATAATTTATTAGAGGTTGTTTTAATGGGTTCGCTAACTTGATAAAATTCTTTCGCTTTAGTTAATTTAAGTTTATTTAATTCTTGTACAGACATACCTTCAGAATTTATTATTCTAAGAGGCAACGTTGCTCTTATCATTAAAATAGAACCGATGGTAGTAAAGGGATCGTCTGGTAATGGTACTTCCATATCAAATTGACTTATTTTATTTATTGGATACGCTGCTATTTTAAAAAACCCATTTTGATAACCCCATTCTGTACCCCAAGTATTTCGGCAATGCCAATAATAAACAGTATTTAAATTTTTCCCACGATACATTATATTTTTTTCTACGCCCCAACCAACCACACTAACGGCATGCATACCAATAACAGCAAACGAATGATGTTCATTATACGCATGTTCAATATGATTACGACCATATACTATGTTTTCAAAATAAATACCTTTTGTTTGATTTACCGGATTAGTATGTTCACCGTTCATGAAATTTGTTAATACTGCAAAGCCGCCTAAAACAGGACCGTATTCTAGTATATGTGTTTGTACTATGGTTCGAAACGTTAATAATTTTTTATCTGGAGATAATAAATTTAAACTTGCATGATTTAACATAAATACATGGCTGTCGGGATTTAATTTATAAATAAATTTTTTAATTGAACCGTAATAACATTTCCCAAAAGGAGGAATTTTTTTATTAAAACTAAGCGCTGCTTTCTTAGCATTAAAATGATTTAAAGAGTTTGCGTTACATAAAGAGTTTTCAGTACACCATGAATAATCAACACATGTTTGATCCATGACACCTCGCTGTTCTATTATTTTAACAGCTTCTGCTGGATTACCACCTAGACAACCCTTTTGAGTAAGATTTTCTGCCATAATATAAGTAGCAGAAATCATAGGTTTACGCTTTACAACCACATTTCCAACAACCAAGCAATCTGATATAATTTGAGCCAATGATATTGCCCAACAAGAACCACATAGATATTGTTTTCTAATTTTTTCAATATATGGTTTTTTGTCTTTTGTATGTGGCGGATCAAATTTTGAATGATAGGGTAATGCCCATGAAAAGACAACGGGATTCTGTTTTGATTGAATGAGTGCCGCTGAATATACAAATTTATTGTGTTTTGATAAGTTTATGATAGAATGTGTTTTATTTGTAATATGTTGAGGATAATATTCAACATATTTATGAAATCGGACGTCAGAAGCTAATCGAGGCGTATACATGTTTTATATTAAAAAATTAAATTATTTAAAATGGTAAGTCGATCTATAGACGCTTTTTTATCAATTAAACAAAAAATTAAAAACCATAATGAAGCGGGAAAAATTTTAAAACAAGAAGAACACTTATTATTACATGAAATAATAAATTTAATGACTTCCGCTAATGAAACTCTAATCAAAGTTGCCGAAGATATTTATATTTATAAGGAAGATAAATTAAGTTATAAAACAGTATCAAAAAAGAAATTCAATACTGCTTTAAAACAGTTATCGGAAGAAGAGCATATTTCTGATGCCGCGATTAAAAAAATTTTAAATTTAAAACTTGGTGAACGTGTTTGTAAAGCTAGACTTAAAATTTTAAATGAACGACCGGTTTTACCGTGATTAATTTTATGACGGTAAGCAATAAATTATTCTTCAGCGTTTAATAAACAATTAGCACCGCAATAGTAAACAATTTCTACATTATCCATTGTTTTCAATGCATCCTTAATGTCAATAACAGCGTCGCAATTTTTACACGTTTTCTGAGCCGTTAAATTATTTAAATATCTGCGTAATTTATTCATTAAATTAGGGGCTAAATATTTTGCGGGGATTTGCTTTAACAATGGTGGAGTAGTTCCAGTTAGATAAAAGCCGGTATACTTTAGTGCTATGGTTTGATCTTCTTCAATCGGTTTAATTTTATGCTGCGGATCTTTAATTGTTTTAATAAATCGTAAATGAAGAGCGTTTGTTTCTGTGTGTAAATTTGGTTCGCTTAAAAAGGTTTTTCGATCCATAAAAATTCTTACTTTTTCTCTAGTATTAAACACCACATAATCGTTAGATGGTAAGTCAGTAGGAAATACATTAACTGGTGGTAATCTATAGTCAATTGTTGCTTTAGTAGTTCGATAGGTTGGGTTGATTAATAATTTATACTCAGCTCTCATAGAATCTATTCGCGCTGCTAATACTTGATCCAAACGCTCTTTTAAATTATGCTGGGGGTCTGTATACACTTCAGCAAACGCTTGTTCTTTAGTAATATTAGCAACAGTTGAATAGTCATATTGTTCTCTAGAAAATCTAGTTTGATGAATCGGTTGTCTATTTTTAAAAAAGATTGGTAGTAAATAGGTTACGGTAGTAATGCCTTTGTTTTCAAATTCAATAGGTTGATCTTTGTACCGCGTTGCCAAATAATTAATTAAATCGTTAGTGTATTTTTCTGACAGGTCAGAATAAAAATTAAATAGCGCTTTTAAAGCAAATTTATTAATGACGGCTTTAACTGTTGAATTTTTCTCAAAAAATGATAATTCATATTTTTGTAATGCGTTAAAGACGTCTGAGTTTTCTATTAAAACAGATTTATCTTTTAAATAATATGCCACATAATCAGGTCTAAATTTTCTACCGTTTGTCCATGATTCTCTATACCACCTAGCAGTTGCAAAATGCCATTCTTTACCCTTTTCATCTTTTATTGTTCGATCAATAGTATCTCTTGAGGGTGCGTCTTTAGCTAACAAAATAGCCTTTACTGGTTTATTAGTGAACGCAATTAACCAAGGTGCAGCGCGATAAAGCGCAACAGATTGCTCTGCCGTCATAAATTTTTGTGGTCTACCTTTAAAAATAGATAACACATTCATTCGCGCAGCTAATTCATCTTGTAATATTTTTTCTTTCTGCGAAATGGAACCCGTTTTAGCCATTTTCCTTAAAAACTCTATTTGTTTTATTGGTTTAATTTTAAATTTTGCAGGTACGGCTTTACGTGAAGAAATAAACAATTGCGCTTCTTTTATAATATCGATATGTTTGGGTTCAAAAATATTTTTAAAATACGTCCACGGTTTAAAGATAAATTTTTGACTGTTATATTCTTTAAAGAATGCATCGGTTAGCTGTGCAGGTATGAATCTATTCAAATGGAAAAATAATCTTGTTAAATCGGCATCTTCATTAATTCGCAACGGAACTTGTAATAAGCCCTCCTTCATTTCTGTAAAATTAAATTGTGAAAATGCTGCTAATACATTTTTACTTTTATCTAATGCGATAGAAACTTTTTGATACAGATTCTCATTTATTCTCCTAATTGCTTTAGGTTTTTTAGTTTTTAAATGATGTTTTTTCTTACCTTTACCTAAAACATCAATTGTAACGGACATTTCTTTTATTCTAATTTTAGAATAAAAAATTTTATATCTTCAACTTTCAGTTACAGGCATAGCATTAAAATTTGACGTATGATTTTAGACTCCGGTCTAAAATTAATTGGGGATGATCTTAAATATGACGTTCGATTTAATTTTTAACAATTAATAAAAAATTAAACCATGGATAATAAGACATCATTACTACATGAGAGTATAAGTGAATTAACTGAAATACAGTTTAACTTTTTTAAAATTAATTTACAAATCATTACGCCGACGATATATATCCCAGTAACAATTCTTCGATTATCTAAACTTGAATTAATTGTACTATTTATTACACATGTTAAAGAGGATACGTTTCAATATTTTCTAACAGCATTAAAATTAAGCGGGTTTTTATATCAATACGATCGACTATCAAAAAATTATTGTAATGCGTTATTATGTAGAGAATAAAATGATGCTTAACAATATAATAGAAATTTGTTATCAAAAAATACTTTATTACTTAACACACGCTAAGCTGGATACTGATTTTTTAACACCAATTCATTATTGTTTAGATTGTATTTTAGCAATGACAGGCGGCATTAACAATATTAATATTTCTAATTTAATACAATTAAATGAGTGTTCCGATTTAATTAATTATGATTTGTTGTGTGACAATATCATGGATTTAGATGATATACGAAAACTTGTTTGTCATTGGAAACTTAACACCATTGTGCTCGATCCTCTATTAATACAAAAAATTAAAATTTATAATAATATTTGTCGCAAACTGATACACACAAAATACATTTTAACACCAAATACAGCTGAAGAATTACTAATCTATAATAAAGATATTTATTTTATGCCGCAATCCAAGATTGAAAGTTATGTGATTCATAACTTAATATAAAGAAGTAATTAAACTTATCCATAACCGCGTATATCGTATTATATCTCCTAATGAAACCGGGTATTCTAAATGATCTAATTTAGAATTAATTTTTATTAATTTCTTTTGATCAATCGCAATTCCACCGTTTGAAATATAATAACCTAAAACAGCTGCTGTTGGATTTTTATATTTAGGCTCTTTAATTTTATAAACATCTTTATTTAAATTACTATGTTTAATTCCGGGTGCTATACCAGCATCATCTATTGAATTAGAAACAATGCTGACAAACATATAGAATCGCTGTGTTAAATCATATTCACCCGGTTTAAAATTTGTTTCTATAGCACCTCCTAATCGTTGATAAGCATTAAATTCAGCACGATAATCTTCCATATATTTTTAATACCGTTGTATAAAGTATTAAAAATATAATGCGCTGTAAAATAAAATATCGCTGGTGTTTATAGAAGGATATTTTATTTTCCCCGCTGTGAAAAAAATATGAGTGTTTGTGTAGGATCTAAAAAAGATGGTTATGTAAAACTTTCAGATATGAATAAAATAAAATTAACGCAATTAACAGCGCCGCAACTTGCGTGTATTCCTGAAATGGAAGACGATGATATTGATGAAACAGGTGGTTATACCGCAACTGCTGATCCAGCATGTGAATGTGATTCACTTTGGACAACCATTACTAAAAGTTTAAATATGAGTTATATTGAAATGTTACTCGCCGGCGCAATTGTTATTATTGCCATTATGATTGCGTATAAACTCTTTAATAAACAAAGTATTTCAAGTTAAAAATTTAAATAAGATTTAAATTCGTCTGAATTCATGTAGCCTCCATATTGTCTAAGTACATATGGCCCAAGCGCCGGTTGTATTGTTATAGTATTAAATAATTGTAGTAATCGTACTGAGTCAGCATAAACAGGATCTATATAGGATTCTTTAATGGCAAATGATTTTACGCAAGATAAACTGCAAAAGTTTCCAATCGCAATTAAATTATTATTTTCTTGCCTGATAGGACATTTTACAACAGGCGTTATAATTTCTAAAGTACACCACCAACATCTTAACATTTTATAAAATAAAATAAATTAATTACCAATCACCTTCTAAACTACAAATATCGTATTCTGTAACGCGATTTTCAAAAAAATTTGTTATATTTCGACCTGCGATTAACCATGAAATCCAATCGATTGGATTTGTGAGGAGGACTTCTGTTGACTCAAGTAAACCAAGTTGTTCGGTTCTACGTTGTAAAATATATTTAACATAGTTAATCATGCATAATTTTGTTAAACCCTTAATTTCAGTAATGTTGGTAAACAATAATATAATAAAATCAGTTTCTAATTGTAATACTTCCGCTTGTATTTTGCGCACTGCGCTGAAAAATTCTTCGGTGAGGATAAACGAATATTCAGAAATAAATGTTTTAAATAATTTACATAAGCCTTCAACGTGAATATTTTCATCTCTAATACTCCATTCTATTACTTTACCCATTCCTTTCATGGTTCCAAACCGTTGAAAATTTAATAACATGGCAAAAGACGCAAATAAAACAACACCCTCATTATAAACAGCTTTTATTAAACTAAGTGCTATTTCACTTAAATTATCAGTTTTCATATCATTCATATAAATTGTTTTATTTGTCATCTCCTTATAGTTTAAAAAAGTAGAATATTCAGTTTCAGGCAAACCCAGCGTATCATTTAGTAACGCATATGCTTGTTGATGAGTTCCTTCTCTACATGCAAAACTACATAACATATTTCGTAATTCATTATTTTTAAAAATAGGAATAAAAATATTATGGTATATGTGTCCAACAGAAACATCAAGTTGTGTAAATAATCTAAGTATTTGTATAATAAAATCTTTTTCAAACAGTGTTAATTTTCCTGTTTTCCAATCAGAAACATCATCTGCTAAACTAAGTTCTTTTTCTGTCCAGTGTATATTTTCATGAAGCGCTCTTATTTCAACGGCCCAAGAATAGTGGAACGGTTTAAAAACAGTATCACAATAAAACATATGTTGTTTCAAACCCGGTTTAAATTGTAATACATCATTCAACGTACCGATACGAATTTCGTTAAAATAAACTAATGGATTAACATGATCTAAATCATGAATAATAACCGGGTTTAAATGCTGTGTCATAGAAAAAATTTCTTTAAATACATCACCACACTCAGTGCTAGAAAAAATTGTAACCGTGAACATTTTATTTTAAAAAAATTAACGTAATAATATTCATATGCTATAAACAATTTATTTGCATGTAAGTATAATTCATGAATTATAAAGTGTAATAAAGCCAGCGATAATAGAAATTCGCTTACAGTATTGCACTTTATAATTCACAGCTATTGAATTACGTTTAAAATAAAAAATTATAATGAAAATACAATGATAATTTCTTGAAATATAAGCTCTGGATGAGTTATCACATTGACGCAAAACATGGATTGAAGCGGTTCAAAATAAATATCAGGGTTTACGATTTTATAAACGCCGTGAAAATCAGTTTTATAATTGAAGCAACCCATAAACTGTACCCGGTGATCCCGATCAAATTGAAATACTTGATGTGTGTTCATATTAGTTTTAAGCAGCACAAGTGAAGGATAAAATCCATCGACGGTTCTTAATAAAATTTTTTCTACTTTTAAATGACCTGCGTGATAAGAAGAAAAACATGCTGTTTCTACATTAAAATTATTGGTTTCGGCACGAGCTACAAATAGTTTCATTGTTTTTAAATTAGATTTTTTTATGGACGAACTACTTATAAATTTAAATGTTAAAATACTTAACCGCACATCATATTGAATCATATGATAGATTTTTATTTATAGATATTCCTAAAATTATAGCTGCTAACAATACAATTAAAACAGCTCAACACACTATTATTTTTAAAGAAATTAATTATTGCATTCCTAAAATAACTCCGTTAGAAGCTAAACAAAAAGATTTAACGTATAACATTTCAATTGAATATAAACTTGAAATTAATACTAAAATAGTTGTATTAGAAATTTTTACAATTCCGCTTATGCTACGGAGTCATTTATGTATTACAAATGATTCTTATTATAATTTAAGTTTAGAAACAGCTCAATTTAAATTATGTCCTAATGATCCAGGCGGCTATTTTATTGTTAAAGGTAAAGAACGTGTATTAATTCCGCATATAAGGCCGTGTTATAATTTACCAATGGTTAAATTTGAAGACGGTTTTTATTTATGTGAATTTAGAAGCGCTTCAGAAGCAGGTAATTCTACATTAATACAAATTAAAACAGACGGGAAAATTTTTATAGAATTTTCTTTGCCTTATATTAAACAATTTATTCCCGCTGGTGCAGTATTTAAAACATTAAACGTAGAATTTAAAGATGTTTTAAGCATATGTGGGTTAGGAATTTATGAAGATGGTAATTTAACATGTTTATCTGGTTATCATAAAGCTTTAATTGATATATTATTTAAACAGTATTCAGATTCTAAAACTATAGCAGATTATGTACCGGCAGATGTTAAATGTAAATGTAAAGAAACTTATGTTAAAACTATTTTAGAAAAAGAAATTTTTAATCATTTAGAAGATCATTCAGGAAAAAATGTTGCGCTACATTTAGGCTACATGATAGAACGCCTAATTGCAGTAGTTTCAGGAGAAGCACAACTTACAGATAAAGATGATCTAGCCTATAAAAGAGTAGATACTAGCGGTGTATTAATAGAATTTCTATTTAGGGGCTTATTTAAACAATATATACGGCTGATTAAAAATAATTTAGAAATATTAAAAAATCCAGATCCTATTAATATTATTAAATCGATTAACGTGATTACAAACGGTTTAAATTTATGTTTTGCAACAGGTAACTGGAGTGTTAAAAAAACAGGTCCGCCGTCTTATATGCGAGTAGGTGTTTCACAAGTATTATGTAATCATAATTATGGCTCGCGCTTAAGTCATTTGAGACGTTTAATGCACGCGGTAGGATTTAAAGGAAAAAACTTTAAAATTCGAAGATTACACGCATCTCATTATGGCTTTATATGTCCGTATGAAACACCTGAAGGTGAACGTGTAGGAGTTGTATTAAATACAGCATTATCTGTTAGATTTACACTAGGTATTGATAAAGCTGAAATTAAGCCTTTAATACAACCTTATTTAGACAATTCTAAAAAATTTAAAGTAATTTTAAATGGTGAAATAATAGGCTTTACACAAGATTTAGATAAATTTATTACCGCTTTAAAACTTATCTTACCACAAGAAACATCTATTTTTAAATATTATTTTACACCTTACATTAAAGAATGTCATATCTTATCGGATCAAGGTCGATTTACTAGAAAAGTATTTTTAAAAGAAAATGTTCTCGACTATGTTTGTGCAGCGGCAATACATCATACAGAATATAAAGATTTACCCGCATCGTTGATGTTTACTGACGTTATGGCTTCTGTGATCCCATTTTATAATCATACACAATCTCCTCGTATAGCATATCAATCTAATATGGGAAAACAAGCCGTCGGTATTACAACGTTAACAAATGGTAAAGATCGATACGATCCTACATTTTATATTTTAGATTATCCTCAAAAAGCATTAACTTATACAACATGTTATAAAAAATTTAAATTTGATGTGATGTGTCACGGCGCCATGCCTATTGTGGCTGTAGCTACAATGGATGGTTATAATCAAGAAGATAGTATTATTTTAAATAAAAGTTCTATCGATCGAGGGTTATTTGTAATCACGTGTTATAAAACGTTTGCAGAAACAGAAAAATATAAATCTAAACACGATAGTGAAATGATTGCGTATCCTAAATTTACAATAAGAAATAGAGATTTAGATTATAGCTTATTAGGTAAAACAGGTGTTTTAGATCCTAAGTTAGGGAAAAATAATAAAAAATACACCGGTAAAATTTGTAATGTGTTATGGATTCCGGCGGGTACGGTACTGGTTGGTAAAATATCAAAAAAATTAATTAGCGGCGTTGTTGTTTATAAAGACGTTTCATTAGCGATTAAAGTAGACGAAGAAGGTTATTTAGATGAATTACTCGATTACTATACGGTTGAAACAGGGCGTATTGTTAAAATTAAATTACGATCTCCAAAAATACCTGAAATAGGAGATAAATTTGCTTCTTTTACCGCACAAAAAGGTACCTGTGGTATGATTTATGCCCAAGAAAACATGCCTTTCACTAAAGATGGCATAGTACCTGATTTAATCATTAACCCACATGCCTTTCCTAGTCGCATGACCATTAATTATATTTTACAAATGTGTTATAATTTAGCCGCTTGTTTACAAGGTAAAACTTATGATGCAACAGCATTTAAACGTTATAATACAACAGAAGACTTAAATTCCATTTTACAAGAATTAAATCTAACGTCTTGGGAAACAGAAATGTATTGTGGTTTTACAGGAAAAAAATTTCCTTCAAAAATCTTTATTGCACCTTGTGATTATCAACGGTTACGACATTTAGTTGTAAATAAGATACATTCTAGAATATCTGGTCCGATTGATAATTTAACTCATCAACCTGTGGCAGGTAGAAGTAGATATGGTGGTATTAAAGTAGGTGAAATGGAACAATGGTGTAAATTAAGTCACGGTGTTTCAACCGTTTTAAAAGAATCGTTGTTTGATATGAGTGATAAGTATCAAATCCCAGTCTGTAAATTATGTAAAACAATAAGCGATGATTTTGAATATTGTCGAAAATGTGATGACATTGAAATAGAACTCAAAAATTGTCCTTATACGTCTAAATTATTATTCCAAGAATTAATGGCCATCGGAATTAATATAAAATTTAATTAAAATAAAAAATTTTTTAACAAATTTTTCACGTTTGCGGTAATAGCCGTACGATTACAAACTTGTAAACAAGTGAGTGCCACTATTCCAATTCCTAAAACATCTGTTTTAGCCATGTCAAAGGGTAAAAATGTATTAAAGTCCACGTCCTTCACAATGAAATACATTACATTATTACATTTTATTACTTTATATGGGTTTGGTAACTTACACGCTTCTATACCGGTTTCTTCTAATAATTCTCGATCCGCGCAATCTTTAAATGACTCACCATCCTCAAGGCTACCTTTAGGAAATCCCCACTTATTAGAACATGATTTAACAACAATGACTTGTTGTTCAGTGTTTATTAAAATATAACCGGCCTTTTGTTGTTTATAATTTACAAGTGTGTTTATATCGTTTGTATTCTTTAAATAAAATTTGCAACAATTGCATAACATTTTTATTATAACTAAATTTGATTTGGAATATGTTATAACTGTATGGTACAATAACCTTTAAAACTTAGATCTAAGTTTTAAAGGTTTTGACGTATTATTACAATCAACGGTAATAAATATATACTATATAGTTTTACATTTATTAATGCTAAAGCAACTCTATAGGTTTATCGTCAACTCATTTGTATTATCTAAATCAATGTTTCCGTAAGTTGCATGCTTAATTTCATGTAATTTTTATCTTCTAAATTAACAATTGGTAGTTCTGTAAGTTGTTCGCTTATATCCATATTCGTTATTGTTTTTTATAATGTACCTTTTTAAATATATTGTCTAGCTCGCCGCACATATATGTGCGTATGTTTCTGTTGTATGCCATATGGCATATTTGTTAATTCTTATATGGTAACTGCAGTTTAGCGTGTGGTTCTTGAGATAAAATCTCTGTTATAATTGTTTGAAATGTTTCATTTACATTCTCTAAATGATGTTCTACATTTAAATTTGTTATTTCAACAAGTTTGATCAACCGTGTTAATTCGTGTATCAATTCAGAGTCTATAATGGCTGGTAATTGTAATTTTATATCTGTAATTTGAGAACTAAGCAAATTTACAGAAGTTTTTAGTGACATAAGTGCCATAGTCACGATATTGTCAATTTTAGTTGTTGTATCTTCGGCAAGAAGCAAATCAAACGTTTCTACGTCATTATTGTTTACATTATCCACATGCGTAGGATGATGATTCATTAAATTTTTTATATCTTCTTTCATACTCATGACAATAGGTGAAGAGTTTATTGATTTGGTTATATTTCTTAACACTTCTGAAGCAAAGTTATCTATCTTTAGAAGTGTTTGATCACCAATTTTATTAGTTTTATGTTTAATATTATTTATAAATTCATCGTGTGTAATTTGTTCTTTTATTTTAGCTACTTGAAGTTCTAAATCTTTAAGTTTACTCACGATTGCGTTATTTAAATACGTAGATGTGTCTGATGAAATAATTTGAAAGCTCATTTTATTACGCATAAAAATTTTTTCTTTCTTTACGTACGTAACATATGAACCGGAATTTTTTCTTTTAAAAACGATTCCATATTTTGTACGTTATACGGTACAATGATTAATGTTACACCTGTTTCATTACACAATGTTTGTTTTAATGCGTCGCGATACTGTAACGCATGAAATTCATGAATATGTTTATGGAAAAATGTATTATGTTTGTAATGTTGTTCGCCATTATACTCAATTGCTAATTTCAATTCTGCGTTATAGCAATCTAATTCTAAATTTTTACCGGTTATTTTATTTTGTAAAAACGACGGTCGTATTTTAACAAAGGATTTACCGGTTAATTTTTCAACAAGCAGTTTACATTTCAATTCACCGCGACTTAATACTTCTGGCTTGAAAGCTAATTTGGATAATTTATTGAAATAATAAATAAACGTAAATGCTGCACTAAAACCTGTTATAAATTCTACCCAGTAACAATTAATACTTTGTTTCATTAAATATATACACGTGGACATTTTTAAATCATCGTGTAAACAATAAAAACTATAACCAATACCTTTCTGCTGAAGTTGATTTAAAATAATAGATCGTTAACGATTTTTGCTTATTCAGGAACAACCATTTTACTTCAGAAAAACTTCTACCGCGGTCTTTTTCAGCAAAAATTACTGTATCGTAATTAAAAGGTCCGACGATCACGTCATCGACAATTTTTATGCGGCACGTAAGGTATCGTTGTAAAAGCGTTTTTATTTGTTTAGTATAGACCAAAACACAAAATCTAGGACTGCCGGCTGTTTGTAAATATGTAAGGTAAATAGAGGAGATTATTGCTACTCTAGTTGGTATAGTTGTAAGAGTGTCAAACGGGATAAAATTTTCACATTCGTGTTTATATAAATCATTTATAATTAGACCTGTCAAATAGTAATGTAATACTGTATAAGTTCTTTCACTGTAATAATGAAAACAATATTCTAATACTGTGTATAATGGGAAAAAATGACTTCTTAACAGGTAAAGATGCATCAATTGATTATCAGGACATAATTTTACCATGAGTTTTAAAAAATAACGTTCATCCGCCGTATACGTTGACTCTAGTTCAATACATTTTACATTCGTCAAAATAAATTTCGGAATTATTTTTGGTATAATACGTACTTCGGTATTATTTTGTAGTATTATTTTATTTATTTTATAAGTGGGGATGACTGCTCGCGGTGATCGAATGACAAACCAAAATAATTTACTGTGCAATAAACTTAAATATTTTAAGTTTACAAGTGATTCAGCATAGTCTACTATTATTACATTATAATAATTTTCTCTTATATCTTGTAAATAATTAATAACAACGGTTTTTGTATTATTTTGTACGTTATAATATTTTAATACTTCTGCCCAGTGATATTTTTTATTTGGATTTGTGATAATTAAAACATAATTATGTTTTGCTGTTCTAATATAGTTTGCAATAATAAAATAGGGATTTGGAAGTACAGCAATACCACCGTAATACTCGTGATGCATTGTGTTAATAATTTCCATACTCATCAAGATTATAACTCATTGTACAGTAAGAATTTTAAATTTAAAATTCATTGTTATTCTCATATAGCAAAAGTTTGATTTTTATTTAATTAACTGTTTATTAAATAAGACACTTAATGGACTTAACAAGTTTTAATTTTAGTTTATCGTCAGATGATATCATATTAAAAAACTCTGTCACTGAAATTAACAAATGTTGTTTAAAACAAGAAAAACAATCTATTTATGATCCTTATTTAGGTGGAATAGAAGGTTTATGTCCAACTTGTACTAAAGATAGTTATCAATGCCCCGGTCATTTTGGGCATATTAATCTAGCAATACCAATTTTAATTTTTTACAAAGAAGCCGTAAATATTTTAAAAAAACATTGTTTAAATTGTGGGTTAAATACATTGTCTAGCCCATGTGAAAATTGTAGCGTGGTTCATCCATCTATTAAGTTAACAGAGAATGAAATAGGCTTATCAAAAATACAACTTAAGCATAAAGATAAAAAAATTGAACTGTTAGAACCTGATAAAATTAAGTTAATATTTGAAAAAATAACCGCTCCCGCTCACATTCATCCTACAAATTTAATATTAACTAAATTTCCAGTATTACCACCCTGTTGTAGACCGCAAACACCATTAGTAGATGATGATTTAAGTGTGTTTTTATCTCAAATTGTTAAACTTAATAATAAATTAAAACTTAATTATTGCCCGCAAGTGGCAGATCAACTTCGTTTAAAAATATTATGTTATGTTGATAACACCAAGGGTAAAGCAACACATAACACAAACCATAAAGCAATGACAGGTATCAAAGAACGTTTATCTAAAAAAACCGGTATATTAAGGCAAAATATGATGGGTAAACGACGTAATCAAACAGCGCGTTCAGTTGTAGGGCCTGATACAACATTAAAATTAGATGAAGTTGCTATACCCTATGAAATTGCAAATAATTTAACCATTCCTATTAAAATTACACCGTTTAATTATAAGCTGATATCATCTTATAAAATAGCAGCGGTTATTAAAGCTAACGGAGCAAAATATTGTATTCCAACCGATCGTCAAAAATATGTATTAATACATGGAGATTCTATCGCCTGTTCAAAAAACGGTCAAGAATTTATGGTTACAGATTGTAATGCGGTTGTACCAGATAATTTTGAGCCTATTAAAAAACTTGTACCCTTCCCTTTACCAACAATAGAAATAGGTGATACAATTGAACGATTTTTAGAAGACGGTGATCCGGTCATATTAAACAGACAACCTACTTTACATAGAAATTCTATGTTAGGAATGAAAATTGTTAAAAAATTAGGTAAAACAATAAGAGTTAATTTAGCTGTTACACATGGCTTTAATATGGATTTTGATGGTGATGAAGGTAATTTATACCTTCCACAAAGTGAAGAAGCACGCTTTGAAGTGGCAGAATTAATGAACCCAAAAAAATTAATTATTTCTAACAAATACCCTCAAGCAGAAATATTTCCGGTACAAGATGCTGTATTAGGTGCGTATTTAATGACAAAATATCCTAATATGACACAAGAAGAATATTTTGATTGTTTAACGGCTTTAGATTTATTTTACAAACCTGTTAAACAATATACTACTATAAACTTAATTAAACTATTATTACCCAATGATTTTTGCTTAGATTTAACATCGTTAACCATTGTCAACGGTCAAATTATAACTGGTTTTTTAACAGGAAAAACTTTAAAAATTATAGTACAATATTTAGCATTGGAATATCCTTGTGAGCAAGTTGTTTATTTTATCGATCAAATACAATCGTTAACTAATAAATGGTTATTAAATCATCCATTTTCTGTCGGAATAAAAGATTGCGTAGAATTAAAATGTGAAACACATACCATCATTAAAAATTATTATATTAAAGCAAATAAGGCTTATAACGAGGCACCATTTTTTTACAAAGAAACCGCTGTTGGGATTGTATTAAATTCTGTTAAAGATGCAGCAACTAAAATTATTAAAACAGACGAAAATAATGCATTTGTTGTCATGGCAAATGCAGGAAGTAAAGGCGACTGTTTTAATTTAGTTCAAATTGGAGGATTATTAGGACAACAATATGTAAATGGTCAACGGCCTGGGTATGAAACCGACGACGATCGTAAAACATTAGCGTGCTATCCTAGAATAGTTACCGACTTAATTGATAAGTACGAAAGTCGAGGCTTTGTATCATCGTGTTTCATCAACGGGTTGAATCCTAGAGAATGTTTTTTTCATGCTAAGTCAGGTCGAGAGGGTATGATTAATACATCTCAAACAACCGGTGTTACAGGGTATGCTGAACGTCGGATGGTTAAATTAACTGAAAATATTATTATCGCGTACGATGGTTCGGTGAGAGATGCAAAAAATAATATCGTTCAATTTATTTACGGTAACCACGGCATGAATCCTGCAAAATGTTTTAAAACAGGTATTCCGTTATGTTTCAAACGGTTAGCTTACAAATTAAATTTAAATTACACAGGCCCTCTAACTATACCAAATTATAATAATATACTAGAATTAATTTTTTTTAAACAATTACCAGAACCCATTCAAGAATATGTGTTACAATTTCACAGAAATAATATTAAAGCAGGTGCTGTTTTAATTCCAAAAAGCGCTTGTCAAATTTGGACTGAGACTGTTAGAAAAGCTTATGTGGCAGCAATTATTGATCCTGGAGAAGCAGTCGGTATTATTTGTGCACAAGCAATTGGTGCAAAACAAACACAGCAAACATTAAATACATTTCATAAAGCAGGTACTTTATCAGAAGCGGGTCATCGACAATTTGGAGAAATATTAAGCTTGACTCAAAAACCAAAAAAAAGAAGTTGTTATTTAAAATTAAAAAATGTTCCCTCTAATCCCACTGAAATCCGGGATCTATTGGGTTGCTCATTAATATGTAAACCGTTAACTGATTGTTCAGAACCAGGCGCATTTAAAGTGACGTATTTAAAAACTAAAACCATATTAGAAATTAAGTTAAATATCGATGTTTGTTTTAAACATCGAATTTCACCCGACGATATTATTTCCGCCGCCGTACAAAAATTTGAGGCGCCTTATTTCTGTTTAGCTAGTACGTTTGATTCTATTTTATTGAGTTGGTCAACTCATTGTTGTATCGATAAAATATTTAAAGATGTTTTAAAACTTAAAATAGGTCCTGTACAAGGTGTTACAGGGTATGATTTATATCCTATACCACATACTAAGCCAATCGAGTATGCCATTGTAACTAAAGGCAGTAATTTACAAAAATTATTATCCCATCCACATATTAAGACCGAAGGTGCTATTTGTGATGATGTCTGGGATATCTATAAAACATTAGGTTTAGCAGCGGTTAGAAAAAGACTAAGAGAAATGATTAAAACATGTGTCGGCGAGGAAATTTATCCTGAACACATTCAATTGTTAGTGGATCAAATGACTTATAAAGGTAAACCTATGCCGATTGATCGGTATACAATGCGCACTCATCAAGTAGGCCCTTTAAGTAGAGCAGCGTTTGAGGAAAGTCTAGACATTTTAGTAAATTCTGCAGTAATAGGTGAAACAGATACTTTAAATGGTGTAAGTGCGTGTGTTATTGCTGGTAAAAAAACTTTTATTGGCACTGGATTTCCTAAATTAATTTATGATCCTACTTATTTAAAATCAGCTACTTTGGTTTAAACTTTAAGTGTTCTAATATAGCAACAACAATTTAGATTGGTACATAATAAAAAATAGCTTACTGTAAATTTTGTAATACCTTTAAAATTAATGCATTACAGGATAGTGGATTTACTACACGATCTTATAATGCATCAATTTTAAAGGATTTAAAGTAAAATTTTAAAATAATCCATAGCATTTACTTTAGGGTTTTTAAGTTTTAAAGCATTAAAATAAACGTATTTATATAAATTTACTTTTGCATCTTTGATATTTCTATTCACGTACTTCCCCTTTTGCGTTTTTAAAAAAATTATTATATTTTTTGCTAAAAAATAAGAAAATTTAAACAGAAAAGGATCTTTAATCCAATACCGCAAACGTTGTTTGGAAAATTTCCAAACATACATTGTTTTTCGGTCTTCAAATATAAAAAATGGTTCTGTTCCAGGAATGATTGAAAATAAATGTGTATTAATAATATCTTTTAATGGGTGAACGGTTAATAAAATACTACAGCATCTTGTAATATAAGTATCTGCTTGAAATTTTTTGACTTCTAAGTTGTATGTATTATAAATTTGTAACGGATGTAACACGTTGGTTAAAAATACAAGGTCGTTCATCGGTCGTTTAAATAATTTTTTATAATTTGCAGGATGAAGACACCATCCAACCGTATTTTTTATTTGGTTTAACACAAAGTTTAATTCTTTTTTCTCAAGGTCATCCGTGACTTCTATTAATTGGTCGGTAAAATCCTGAATGGTAAAGATAATTTCTTTTAAAAATTCATTAAAGTTTGTACGCTGGCTAATAGATATAATATCATTCAAGTTTTTAGCATCGGTTTTAAGTTTTCCAATTATAAATTCGTTTAATTTTTTTCCAAACGTATGATCTAACAAGTCAGCGATATTTAATTTTTCAGCAGAAATAAAACCTTTCAGCGGTTCAACGTTAAAATATTCAGAAAATAATTTTTGTATAAAATTAGGTTTACCGTTATTAAAAAATCCTAAAAAATCTATAATTCTAAATAAATTCACATCAATAATATCAATGCTTTTCATTTGTAATTTAATTGCCAACGCTTGTTTTTTTAAATCGTGAACATTAGGTTTTTGAGTTAAATCGATCATTTTTAAGAGTCGTAAAATAAAAATAACTCAAACGCAGCATTAGAATTACTATATTGTTTGAAGGTTACCTTATACTATTTAAAATGAACAAAGATTGCGAAACGTTTTTTAAAAATTCTACCGTTAATCCAAAAACAAATAGAAAAATATTAAAAAATAAAAAAACTTATAATAAATTAGTAAAAGAATGCGGTGATCCCGATGCAGTAGAAGATATTAAAATACCATATCGGTATGCTGGTATAGCTGCCTATAGAAAAATATATGACTTACCTACGTCGCAACTAAAATTTAATCACCCTAGTATTATTTCACAAATTTTTAATCCAGACGTTTATACATTGAAAAGCCGCAAGGCAAATCGATTTCAGATTAAAAATATAATAAAAAAGTTAGATTTAGATAAAATTGCACATTGTATGTCCGGTACAGATACACAATTTATTGAAAAATTGGATGCGTTTTGGCCTATAGGTGCTGGTTCTTTTGGTAACGTATACTTGATAAAATTAAAAAACATTTATTTTATCATAAAAGAAGCGCTGTTAGCCTGGTGTGATAAATCTGTGATAGAATCATGTGGAAAGTTTGATGATTGGGGTGTCGGAGAAGTACCTTATGAATTAGGAATTCAAACAATGATCAATAAAGCATTGGATTCTGGTATAACACAGAATTTTATCTATACCATTGGCGCTGGTATATGTAAAGAATGTATTATTGAGATTTTTGGTAAAGCAAAACTAGGTAAATGTTATACTATAGTTATGGAAGCTGCTGCCTATTCATTAGCAGAAATTTTAGATGTTTTAACATGGGCTGAATCTATAAATGCGATTCAACAGTTACTGATGGGTTTGACAATTTTACATGGAGAATATGGCATATTACATAGGGATATTAAAGCACATAATATTCTGGTGTTACCAGGTCCTACCAGCGGATATTTTAAATACGTCGTAGAAGATCGAACATTCTTTATACCGTGCATGGGTAAAATTTATACTATCGCTGATTTTGGTGTATCGCAAATTTTAAACCCGAAATATAAACAATCAAATTCATTATTAGGTACACGTAATTTTAAAGCAATTAGAAATGCTAATCCCGTTGGTTGGGGTGCTACCGCTGGTTTAGAGTATACGTTAGAACCATTTTCTACAAAACTTAGACCAAATTTTTATAAAAACAAAGTATCTTTAAAGAGAAATACTTTTTATAAAAAATGGTGGAAAACACCGCAAAAACCTCATGGGTTATACACTGTAAACCACTTTACTAAAGATGAAGATGTTAAACCGTCTATTAAGGTAGATTTAAATAACATGAGAACATTTCCAGCTCAAGAATTTATAGGTGATATACAAGATGTCTTACGTATTTTTGTGGGGGGGGCACAATATTTTCAAAAACATCGTCACTATGGTAAATTTGTAAATGACCCACTTTTTAATAAACTTAAATATATGACGTTACACGATCCAGTTTTTACATTAGTTTTATTATATTTAAACCCTGTTAAATATATATTTCCAGATGTTTTAACAGCATTTTTATTTCCTGAACTGAAATCCATACAAACTAAAATTGAAGAAACGTTTGTTTGGAAAACTAACTCTTCAGATGCTACAGATTAATAAAATTCCGCTTGAGCATAAACAATATTTCCCAGATGCTAATTTTGAACCCATCACTGATTTATACTTAGACATGATTACTAATTCAATTGATGCAATTAAAGATTATAGAACATCAAATAAACTATTCTTTGATGGTTCTGATGTAACAGTAGACGAGTTAAAAGAACAAGTCAATGCTATTGCAACATATAATATAAATAATTGGAAAAAATATCTTATTATATTTACATGTTTAACAGAACTTCTATTAACCAAATTTAATATTAAAGCACAAGGATTCGCACAATATCAAATAAAAAATATTTCTACTTATAATGATCTTTTAGCAGAATTAGCAGAAAAATATAATTTACCGGAAACTAAATTACCAATTGAAATAAGGCTATTGTTAACAATATGTATGAACGTTGTACTATTTACGTTAGGTTCTTTTATACCAGAAAAAGAAATACTATTAGACTTGCTACAGAATTTATAATCGCAGCTGTATATATAAGTTTTTAAATCCAATTTTAGATTAAAAAACTTATTGATAATGTAATCTCAATTGCAACGAGTTAAAAATGAAAATACTAGATTTATTTAGCGGTACACATTCTGTTAATAGAACACGTATGTTATATAACAAAAACTGGAATATTATTTCGGTAGATCTCATAAACTCTGACTATAACGTAGACATATTGAATTGGAATTATAAAAAAGCATTTAAACCTAAATTTTTTGATGTTATCTGGGCTTCACCACCTTGTAGATATTTTAGTATATTAAGATCATCAAACATAGGTAAAAAAGGATTTTCACTCGAAAGTATTTTAAAAGATCGTGAAGAAAAAGGTTTACCGTTATTAAATAAAACATTAGAACTTATTGATTATTTACAGCCAAAGTGGTATTTTATAGAAAATCCTGATTCAGGTGCGATGAAAAACTATATTTGTAATCGCCCATCTTATGTGATTGACTACTGTCAATACTCTAACTGGGGTTATAGAAAACGTACTCGTATATGGACAAATTTAATAAATTTTAATCCTAAATTATGTAATAAAGCACAATGTAAAAATGTTATTCTAAATACAATGACAAATAAAAAAATACATAAATTAAGAACCGATGGTGGAGGACGCGGTCAAAAAGGAACAACTCGAAACGAACGTTATAGAGTACCAGAATTACTTATTAAGGAATTAATTGACATGTGTGATGTTGAATTAATTTTAGAAGACATAAAATTATTATTTATATAACCGGGTAATGACGTTAAAACTTATTGGTGTAAACTTACACCAATGTTTTAATATAAAGTGTGTTACACACTTTAACTATTAATTAAAATTTTAATTAAAATGTTTACCGCTATTGTTTCTCAAGCCGCTAAATTTAAAAATTTAATAGAATTGCTGTTTAATAATTTAGACACAATCGTGTTACAAATAGATAAATCAGGTATTTCTATCAATGAAAGTGTTGGGTGCATTGATATTAACGTTCAACTACCAAATAATTACTTTTTAGAATACAAATTTACAGCTACAAATGCAATTTATTTAGGCTTAAGTACTAATGTAGCATATGATTTTAAAACCATAAAAAATAAAGCGAAAGTTAAATTTTCTATTGTTCAATTAGCAACCGAAATCGAACCATTAATTTTAAAAATTGAGACGTTTCCTCCTGAAGGTGAATTACAAACCGCTATTATTTTAACCGTTGAAGCTGTAGTACAAGATAAAATATATAAAAAAATTCCTTCTGATTATACCACTAACGATGAAATTAAAATTTTAGCAAAAGATTTTGCATCAACATGTAAATCATTTAAATCAGGTTTAATTTCAGTTAGCAAAATAGACGGTCGTTTAATTATGTCTACAAGTATAGACGGGCTTAAAACAAAAGAATTTGTCTTTGGAAAAGAACTCATCTCATGTGAAGGCATTGTACATTTCATGGTACCTGTGGAAAAAATGTTAAAATTAACTAAATTAGCAGCGTTTGCAGATAAATATATTAGCGTTATTGTCAAATCTACTTATTTAATATTTAAAGCTGTTAATGATTTAGGAATTATTACTATAAAATGTAATTCCTAATCTACCATGCTAATACGTGTTAACCTATAATTAGTTTGGTAATTTGCAAATAAATAATGTAGAGTCCATGGGTCTAATTGTATAAGTTCAGCTTTCACTTCTTTAATTAATAAATTTTTAACACAACAGTTGAAAAGGATATCGATAAAATCTGGAATCGGTCCAACAATATGATAGCCTAAACTTGGTTCAAAATAATTAACCGGCTGAGGAACTAAACATTTAATATCCTGATATTTTGGAAAACCTATTTGTTCAGGTCCTAAATCAGATAAACTCGGCCAAACTAATTCTGGAAACCCTGTAATGGCTTGTGGTTGTTTTGTTAAAAAATTATAAATTTTTGTATGATTCATACCAAATTTAATAGTCCACGCAAACCGTGTACTAATGATATTATGGATAAAACTTTGTAAAAAAGCATTGTTAGATCTAGGAGGCGGCTTTTTAATAATGTTTTGCAAAACAGCATCTATAGCTAAATTATGTTGTCCTTTTTCTGCTAAAGCATAAACATAATATGGTAATGGTCCAAACGCCGTTAAACTTTTATACGGTCCTACTAAATATTTAATAACGTGTGTTAATTTATATTTAGCAGCTAATTTAATAGGATCC